CTACCCAGGGTGATCGCTCTTATCCCATTTCTGAGATGTTTTGTAGGCTGTTTGGAACTTGTCACCACAGCCAAGGCTTGTTTTCCGGTTCAAGTCAGTCTGCAAAAAGATGGCCGTCGATTCGCTTCATTTCTCAAACTTTCCAACTTTTGTGAATTGACCCTCACCAAGGCTTGCTTCTGTTTTCCAAATTGCTCCACTTAGCTGGCCGGCTTCATTTTGCTTTTCGTACTAGCTTTCAGCATTTCAGCTTTATTACCAAGTAGTGCTTATCCTCTTTCCCTTTTTTTCAGTAGAGAGCGCTGTTCTGTTCTTGTTATGTAAAGGCGCTGAACCCGGTTCTTTTATTGCTTCTCGGTGAACCTTACCCCCAGCAGTTTGGGATATTCATTACTCTTGTCCCCACCCGTTATACACAGGAAACGGTGTTAATCCCTGCACTTGCTCCAGAGGGTCTTTCCGATTAAGGCGACTAGTCTGAAGTAGTTGCTGGTTTATGGCTCTAAAGCCCCTGCCAACCGTCAGAGTAGTATATCTCATCCAGCATTCTGAAAGCCGCAGCTTAAAGCGCTTAATTACCAAGAGAGTGGCGTTAGGTTTGAAGGGTCTGCTTGAGTCTTCGCCACCTACGGCATATCTGAAATCGCTCACTCGGAGGGTACTTAATTTCCACCTCTGCCACTCACTTATCAGATACAGCTAATATAAATCATTTATTTTACTCTTGTCAACTGTTTTACTTGAATTTCTGATATTATTTGAGATATAACGAGATGGTTGATATAGTAGCGCTCAGGAAAGGACAGCCAAAACCCGGTTCAGAGATAATCCTAGACGATCGCGTGTCTCTCGACAGTCACCAGCCTGTTGATGCTGGTTTAGATCCACTCGCTGTTGAATGTCTGAAGCACTATTATGGTATAGGTACGTCGACATTGAGTTTACGTGGTGTGGGTGCAAAAGTAGGTAGAAGCCATGAGCGAGTGAGCCAGATAATTGCTAACGCGATCACCAAATACAAAGAGTATATAATTTTACAAAGTTTGGAATTATGAAATTAAAGTCTGGACATAATATCATTTTCCATCCTGATCTAACACCTAGAATAATTGCTCAGGTCGTAGGTGAGGATATTTGGTTGTGTCTGAAATATTATTATGGGGTTGGTACTGTAGCATTACCATCAAGGTTAATAAGTGAGAAGTTGGATATTGCCCAGGTTACAGTAGTCAGACGTGTTGGTAAAGGTTTGCTGACTTTAAAAAATTATTTGCAGTCATTAGAAAAGTTGAGGACATATAGTAGTGATAAAACAAAAAGCAGGGTTTGAGACTATTTTCGATCCTCGCGTTCAACTCACACCACAATTAGCTTTTGCATTAGGGATTGGCGATAATGCCCTGCAATCATTAATCCTTTACTATGGTGTAGGTTGTGAACCCTTATCAGCCAGGGCTACTGCTGAGAAATTAGGGATACGAGAAGACCAGGAGCGATCGCTCGTGTACTAATACATAAAATATATAAACCACAATCAAACAAAAAAGAACCCTGATAAGTAACTTATCAAGGTTCTTCATTTATTTAAGATTCGTGTGCTAATTCTGCGACCTTACCCATCCCAGTGTAGTGTTAGCAGCAATCCAGAAATTCTTACCAGTACACTCCATCCTTACCGCTTGCATGAATAATTCTGTATTCCATTCTTCCCTAGTAAATCCTTCTTGTTTAGGGCAACTATCTAGTCTATTTCTCAAATAATCTCGTACCTGCTTTTCTGTCGTGGGTACACCGTACTCTTTCATGTCCTCCATAGTTTTTACTTTAGAGAAGTTTCTCAGTATGTTCTCAATACAGGTAACTTTTTCTGGACTACCTTTTATGATTATTGGGCTTCCTTCCGTGGTCGGTGTAATATCTCCAGTTGTGTTATCAACTGTTGCACACACCTCTTGAGCATCCTTCTCAGCAGATTCTCGCATTTCTTCATACACCTGCTTGTCTATTTCTTCCCAGGCTAATTCCGTCAGCACTTTGACTTGGCTGTTAAGCTCTGCAACCTGAGAGAAAATCGAGCCTAGACCATTACTAGCGTCTTGTCCGTTTTCCAAAGCTAACAATTCTCTGGAAACAACCTTCTGCAATTCAAGTAAGGCTTTCGTGTATTGGCGTTTTTTAATGGTTAGAATCTCTTGAGCGTTCATCTGTTTTACCTTCTCTCTGTGGTTCATATAACTACTATCTCAAATCTACAATAATGCGACAACCGTAATTCTACTGAATTTAATCATACACCATACATCAGTAATCTGAATACCAATAATCTAACCATTACTTAAATTCTCCCTCAACCCAATCAATACAATCCCCTACACACGATCGCCCCTCAGCCTTTACTAACCTTCGCCTACTACGTGATTTATACCTGTGGTGAATCTTTACATCAAAATTGCACTGATGTACACACTTATTGAATCTGTTGCCTTTCATCGCCTAGAACCTCTCGCCGTACCTATCAATCAGATCGTAGAACTCGCCCGGCTCACCAGCCTCAAACTTAACAGGTCTTACCCCAGCACACAATTCCAGCATTAACCCCTTAAGTAAAATCTTGAGGCACATTTGAGAACTACCCGCTTGCAGCGAAACCTTTGGAAACTTTATTACCCTTCTACCAGCCTGCAATGAGTAGAACAGGTCATCAATATTTTGACGCTCTATCTCATTTTCTTTCTCAAAATTCAACTCCCCTCGGACGATCGCGCCTAAGACAGCTTTCAAAGGCTCATGAATGTTACACCACACAGGTAGCTTATACCCTCTCAATACTGCTGCAACTTGATCTACTGGTGCATTAGTGAAAGATTGTTCACTGTGAATAACTAAGGTGCGATCGCTTGTCACCCCTCCTACGAGTATATGGCTTGATCTAAATGAGTAATAGCAGGCGATGATTTCTTTAGTAAAATTTGTAGGATTAAGCATTTTTTCTAAAAGTTCCTATATATTGCTGTGGTAGCAGTACCTCGTAAGTTCTACAGTGTGGGTTTAGAATCACTATTATTCCCGGTACTTTCTTTCCTTTATCGTCTAGTGTGTTGAACGGCATCCAATCATTCACCTGATTAAATACCTTGGTATAAACATCTTGCACAAATTTATCCCATGTTGTTTTACTACCATTCTACCGTGCTTAGGTAGTGGTCATTGGTGATATGTTTCATAGTCATGAAAAAACTACTTAAAATAATTAAGTAGTTTTTCTGGTTATTTATTTTTGCATAGGCTAATCACTATTGACCTTTAAGTGTTGCTCTATATAGTTTCTATCCTGCCCCAACGGAGTGTTGATTAAAGACTTAGGTAGCGGTTTGAATTACAAGAAGAAAGGACTTACCCAACTCATATCTTTACTAGTTCAAGGAAATATAGCAGAACTGGTAATTACTTATAAGGATCGATTACTAAGATTTGGGAGTTAGTTAATCTTTGCATTTTGTGAACAGTATGGAACTAAGGCTACGATCCTGAACCAACCTACAGACTGCACTTTTGAACAAGAACTAGCGTCAGACGTGCTGGAAGTCATTACGGTCTTCTCTGCTAGATTATATGGATCTAGGAGTAGAAAAAATCTAAAGCTAATACAAGAACTACATAAAGTTACATCAGAAAATCTATAGAACTGACTATCAATATGTAAAAATCTAGTGTATAATTAGTGTAAGGTCGAAAAACACTAAATTTATGCAATTAGTAGAGAAGCACGTAATTAGGAAAAACCATATATTCTGGAAAGAGTGTGACCACTTATCTTTGCAGTCTAAGCACCTCTATAATTCTGCTACCTACATACAACGTCACTACTTCTTTGAAACAGGTAAGTATTATAACTCGATTGATGTTTACCATCAAACCAAAGATTTAGAAGCCTACAGATACCTACCTACAAAAGTTAGTAAACAGATTGTCCGTAGGGTTTCAGAAGCTTGGAAAGGTTGGCAGGCTGCTTTAAGAGATTGGTTTAAGCATCCTGAGAAGTATTTAAGTAAGCCGAAAATGCCTGGGTATAAGCACAAGGAACGTGGTAGAAACGTTGTAGTATACCCTATAGATTCTCTATCAAAACCAGCTTTAACCAAAGGTACTATCAAACTTTCTCAGACTAATATTGAGTTTCCCACTAAGGCTAGAAACATAAATCAAGCACGTATCGTTCCGAAGCTCGATCACTACGTTATTGAGGTTGTCTATACAGTAGATGATCCTGTATCTAGTACAGGTAAATACTCTGCTGGAATAGACCTTGGCTTAAGCAATTTAATGGCTATAACATCAAATCATCCCGGTATAAGACCGCTTTTGATTAATGGTAGACCTTTAAAAAGTATTAACCAATTTTTCAATAAAAGAGTGGCTAAAGCACAATCCTTAGAAGCCTCGAAACAAGTTAAAGCACTTAATGGTAAGCGTGACAGAAGAATTGATAATTATCTCCATACTGCCAGTCGTAGAGTCGTTGATTGGTGTCAGTTAAATGAGATAAGTCAGTTGATAATCGGCAATAATGCAGGCTGGAAACAAGATATCAACATTGGTAAGAATAATAATCAATCCTTCACCAAAATTCCTCATGCTAAATTGATTCATCTTTTAACTTACAAAGCGGAGTTATCCGGTATTGAGGTTATAGTTACTGAGGAAAGCTATACTTCTAAGGCAAGTGCTTTAGATAACGATCCCTTACCAACTTATAAAGCTAAATCAGAATTTAAGCCTGTGTTTAGTGGTAAGAGGGTTAAAAGAAGGTTGTATAAAACTTCAGCAGGTCAGATCATTAACGCTGATACTAATGGAAGTTTGAATATAGCTAGAAAAGTAATTCCTAACTTTATGGAAGGAATAGAGGGATTGCCGTTTATCCCTGTAGTTTTAGGACTTTGGACTAAGATTACAAACTTAAATCACTAGATTTATTTAGTTTTTTATGAACGGTTTGATCAAGTGCCTTTGGATTACTGCATTTAACCAAAATATCCTTGCGTACGTCACCACCGTCAATCATATCTACCTCTACATCTTCACTACCCACGTCAGGAATAGTTGATAAATCCCAGCCACCCTCATACTTATCAGCCACACTCACACCAAAAGCTAATGCCATAACCGTATCATCATTTTTACCATTGGCAGCTTCCAATTTCTTACCTTGCCTACGGAAGTTTAATAATTCATCCACAATAGGACAATCTTCTGGGAAGTCTAATTCTTGTTTCTCCAACTTCAACAACAGTCCAGAAACCAGGACAGGTTTAGTGTCACCACCAGTTCTAATTGCTGTAATATCTAAACCTGGATACTCCTGAGTCAATTTCTCTAAATAAAGTTGACCTACTCCACCCGTGGTTTCAATTCCCACAACAGCAGGTTTATACTTATCGATTAACTCGCCTACCTGATATAGATGATACTCTGATGTCTGTTGACGCTTCCTATATAATGCAACAACTGATAATTTTTTACCAACCCTTTTCAATACAACAGCTACAAAATAATCAGATCCAATAGTGGAAGTATCAATACCAATAAAATAATCAGCCCCAATATCACGCGCATCTTCCCAACAACCGATCGCAGCTTCCCGCACTACACTACTCAGGAATATCGAAACAGCACTATCAACAAACTCAAGATTATATTCCCGCAGCACAGTTTCCCTATCTGTACCATCTTGCTTCATCCTGTATTCTAGATAATCGTCGCGCTGTGAATATACAGGGTGACAAGTCCAATGCAGAATTAATTTAACCGTGCCAATTTCATCTACCCACCAGTAAACACCGGGAATATCTTTATACAGTTCACCGTTGGCGACAGCTTTGCATAGCTGCTCAACATCTTTATCCCCGTTGTTTTCAGTCAACTTTGACCAGTACCAACCTGATTTAGCAGAAGGTGTGGATACTATCAACTTAGTGATACTGTCCCCAGCCAACGCACCTGATGGTGACGATGCACTAAAAATCTGGTCGATACCTTCAACGAATGCAGCTTCATCAAATAGGAAGTCTAAAACGGAATCATACGATCTAGAACCTTCCTTACTTGAGTTCTTAAAGTAAATTTCCCCCAGACCCTTTAGCTTGAGGTGTCCTACGTTATCATTACTTGGTTGAACGTACTCTTTCAGACCTTCAAGCATTTGTCTAGCACGACGGGATAATGCACCAGCATCATCGGCATTTCTCATAAACGCCATACTTGAGTAAGCCGGATTTAGGCAAGCGCGATGTAAGAATTTGGATGCGATCGCTTGTGTCGTTCCCAACTGTCTGGATTTTACGATAACCACGTTATTGTACTGATCCATCAGGCGACTGAGTAGAACCTGATAGTCATAGGGGATGAATTGTTTCATCTCACCACCAGACCTGATAGTACAGAGATTTACAAAATTATCCCAATTACTAGGTACTGGTTTGGTGATGATGCTGCGGTTGTCTATGTCCTTCTTGAACTGTTCTAGTTGTTGAAAGACATCACTAATTTCAAACCTAAAATCTGACCCGTAGTTACTCAGTTTTCCCATCAGTCTCGCCAGATTCAATACGAGTTAACTTTTCGCCAAGGTTATTAAAGGTTCTGTCTTGCGCTGCGTCGAGCGATCGTCCTTGCAGCTTCACCTGGTTATTTTTTAGGTAGGCTATGAACTTATTTATGGTGTCCCTCATTCACTCACCTCAGCAGGTACTGTGATAGCAGCATAGTTGCCGAAACCACCAAGTTTTTGAATTTCTTCCATACTTTTTTGTAACTTAGCAAGCCCTAGCACTTGATCATTGAGGCTGATTGCTTTTTCAGCTACTTCTGCTGACATCTTGGCAAATTGAGCTTTTTGCATTGGAGATAATGCTTCAATTTCGTCATCAGTAATTGTAGTTATTGCTGAATGAGATTTACCCAGCATCTCAATTGAGAGATCCATCAGCACGTTACGCAGTTCTCGCGTCTTCTCTCGGCTGTATTGGATATCTTCAAATATGTTCTGCTGCGTGGCTTGTTGAATACTTGCCATATAGTTTTTACGGCAAGTATCAACTTGATCAACAAACTCTTGACGTTTAAATAATCCTTCTAACCATCCCTTAGATTTACCAAAATGTCTAATTACTTCCTCACGGCTTCTACCACGGGCGATCATGTCAGCCGCCTGGAGGTCAATAAGTTCTAAATGTATCTTTTTAGGCATTTTATCTATATCAGTGTAATATTACTTATTCTATCAAATTACGCACTATATAACTATGTAGTTATAGCTATAATTGAGATATTCTACTCAAAATAAATATGCAAGTTTTTAATATAGCCACGCTTTTCAACAACCTGAATCATTACGTCGCAGCGCGATCGCCCCTAGAGTTTGATGAGGGTAACGAGTTATTATCTAGCGTTGAAAAGCTTACAGAGTTAGCTATCCAAGGTTATGAACAACCAATTAGAGACATACTTCAGACTAGATATGCTGGTAAAATATCTGGTTTTAACCGGATTACAGTAGGTGAGAAGAGTGTGAGTGGTGAGTTCTATGATATGTACTCGCCTTTCCGCACCACTCGCAACACATTTTATATTTCTCCCACAAGAATTGATATTAATGTGATTGGTGGGAGTATGCCAGTTTACTCTGAAGTAGACTTCGCCGCAGCCGTAAGCAAAACCTGTGGTGATGGGAAAAAACCATGTAAGGTTAAGCGTGGATCAACAGAGTATTTCCGTTGTGTACCTAAAACTTGGAAACGTGCTGATGAAAAAGCAGCTTTAAAGGGTGCTATTAAGGAAGAAACCAAACGAGCTAAATCAACAGGTAGCTCTAAGCCGTCACCTAAAGAAGCCAAAGTAATCGAAGGGATTATTGCTAAGAGAATTGAAGCACAGCAGGAAGGTACTCGGAAGTCTAAAAATAAATATGGGGTTAAGCCAGACGCTACGGCTAAGAAACAGGCTAAACCAGAGCAGAGATCATTGTTGGAGGGTATGTTCCCACAGTCGCGTAATGTTCCAGGTGCTGATAAGTTGAATGATGCTTTGGGTGAGATTAATTCTAGACCTAGCAAAGTAGCCGAGTTAGCAGGTAAGCAAAGCACCAAGCGCAAAAAAGAGCGCAAAGGTAAATCTGATAAAGTTACTGACCTGTTTCAGAGAAAACTTGAGGAAGGCGATATTGTAGGGGCGATCGACCAAAGTCTACTTTTAGCTGATCAAGGTAAGAAAATAGCTAAAGAAGGCTTAGATAATATTCGCCGTAATCAGCAGGAAATAGATCAGGAGGTTGAAGACGCTTTAAAACGGTTCCCTAAGTTAGGTGATGATAAACCCGCAACACCCACACCTGATATTAAAGAACAAATAAATAACTCATTCAAAACCAAAGGCGAAAGGCTAGTTAATCAATCTCTGAACATACTTCTAGACAGGGGCAAGTTTAATCTCAATGACCCCTCTCAGTTAAAAATACTGGACGACGCAAGAGCTAAGGTTGAGGAACACGCAGAAGCTACGAAGTCCTATTTAGACAAGATTAAGGGTGTTGAAGGTTTAGCTGCTGAGTCTAGGAGAGAAAAGAAACAAAAGAGACTAGATGTTATCAATTCAGTCTTAAAGCAGTACGATGAGTCGGCAAAACCCAGTAAAGATAAGCAGAACTTATCTAACTACACCAAATCATCAGAAACTATAAACAGGGTAGCCGAAAGCTAAAATTCCATTTGTTGCTGTTGTCATATCTTTTATTAGTTGTACTGATTATTTACAAGGTAGACGGTGAAAACTCCTAGCCCATAAAAGACTAGGAGTTTGATTCACTTAATTATGGGCTTTAACGCTTCTCTGGTAGTGTTGGCTTGATACCAAAAAATGTACAGTAACGTTCTACTGCTTCTATAGGCTCAATGTCTTGGTTATCGATTAAAGAGCAGATTGCATTCTCAGCAGCGTCTATTTTCTTCAGACATTTAGCTGTCAAGTTATCACGGGATTTATTGCGTTCACAGCCTAACTTAGCCTCTAGGGCTACTGCTTCCATACCAAACACGCTTAAATACATCATGTTAGTAGCTCTCGCATAAACCCATTTTCTTGTAGTTATCAGACACGTTAGGGTGACGGAGTAGGTAATCTTTGATTGCATCTGTAAGCTCTCGTCTTGTGCCAATTCCTTTACTCCTAATGTCATCCCATAGCTTTTGTAACTTTTCTTGTGCTTCTAATGCTTCAGAGGTTAAGGCTTTAAACTCACCATTTATAATCCTCATCAGCGCATCAGTAGCCCAAAGAGCGAAGTCGTCAGACAACCATATTGCTAGGTGTATAGCTACTTTAAAATGAACCCAAGTACCTTGTAAGTTCTTATCGTTACCACCTTCGATACTAATCGTGGCCGGTCTTCCGATCAGAAGTGCGGTAGAAACGCTACTAGCAAAGGATTTAGAAGATTTTAGTTTCCAATAGTTAGACCAAGTTTTCCCGTTAACCTTACACATTGCCGTAGCATTCACCCAACCTTTAGGGATTAAGTGGCCAGCAATCATTGTGTCTTCAGAAGTCTGATTGATTTGGATTCCATCGAAATTGTGTGCAATAATAGTCATGTGACCTAGATTCCTTAAATTAGTTAGGTGACACCAGCGATAAGTAACAACACGGGACGCTTCGACCCGTTCCGTGATTGTGCTGGTTTATACCATCATATCATTTGTTTTAATTATTTTACCTACCTGTGGTTGTGCCATAAGCGATACTTAACATAAGCATCTCAATCACCCATAACTATGAACAGTAGTGACACAGCACACAATGACGATCGCACCTAACACCTAGATATAACCGCATAGTCATACATTTATACAGTCATATCGCCTACAATGAAATAATTGAAACATATTATTTAAATTCTGATATGGTACTATCTGAAGCTTTACGCAGAGAAATAGCATCAGCCGAGCAAGATCCGAAATATATTTTATTCGACGGTGTACCGCAAACACCTGATGATACCCTGCGGTTTTTACTTGGTGGTGACTTTGATAAGTATGATTTAATCCTCAAAGACTCCAAAGCTAAAGCACTTCTAGAAGTCAGGGACAGAAACGTAAGTTGCCGTGAGTGGTATGTTGATCCAGCATCACAGTCACGCAAGGATAGAAAAGCTGCTGACGTTGTAAAAAATATTCTGCTAGGCTTTGACTTCGATCAAATGTGCAGTGACTTGAACTCCAACTCACTGTTGAAGGGTAATGCTTTCATAGAGTTGAAGTGGGGTATAGATGGGCAAACCACATATATAGAAGATGCGATCGCCAAGCCTAACCACAGATTTAGGTTTGTGTTGCATAAAGGTGATGGTAATAAAGGCGCAAACGGCGAACCTATTGGGATTTTTAAAGGGTATCAGGTAAGGGTTCTATCACAGGGTAACTTTTATTTAGGTGCTGAAGTGCCTGATAAAAGGATATTATGTCACGCTTACGAAAGACGATCTGATAATCCTTGGGGTATTGGCTTGGGGCGTGTTCTTTACTGGATGGCTGTAATCTTCAAAAAAGAACTGTGGAAACAGCGCATGATTTTCCTAGACAAACACGCACAGCCCACAGCACTTGGTAAAGCCCCACAGTCTGAAACTCAGGTTACTGATGTAGCACAACGTAATGAGTTTCGTGAAGCAATGGAACGTATTCTTGCTGGTAAGTCAGGAGTGTTACCCCCTGGTTGGGAGCTAGACTTTTTACAGCCCTCTAGTTTAGGGTCTGATCTATTCCAAAGTGCGATCGACGCTATCAACGAAGAGATGTCGATGCTTGTGTTGGGTGAAACTTTATCAATGAGTTTACCCGGTGGTGGTAGCCGTGCTGCTGCTCAAACTCATGCTGAAGGTAGTAGGGTTTATCTTGCTAAGTATGACTCAGATAGACTATCAACAGGGGCTTTGAGGGAATTAGCTAAATGGATTACTGAGCTAAATGTTGAGGGTGCAACTCCTCCACAAATCTGGCGCAAGTTCCCTGAGTTTGATGAAACCGAAGACCCAGCAAATCGCATTAGCAGAGATAGCCAGCTTAACTCCTTGGGCTACAAAATATCACCTGAAAAAGTACAGGAAGTTTATGGAGATGGTTACATCGATTTGGAAGAAGCTAAAGCACAGCAGGAAGCTGAAAACCCACCTGCCCCCAATGCTTTCAATATCGGATTTAGCGAGATTGATCCTGTTAACCACGAGTATCTGACTGCAAAAGCTATGGCATTTCAGCGTAGCATGAGTAAAAAGCTTATTTTACCCAATAAACGTTTACTGGTTCCATCTAGGTAGCCGTTTTGGTTTAAATAACAAAAAGATCCATGAGTTTTTAGGAGGAGTAAAAGATAAAGAAGGTAGAGCATCATTAGCAGCAGAAGAGGCAATAGTAAATGTAGTCGAACACTTATCTAGAGGAGATAGTTTTGAAGCAAGCATAACTAATGGTATGCAATTAGCTAGAGTTATAGCTAGGGCTGGTGCGGATGCGGAAGGGGCTGAATACTTGAGATCAGATGAGTTTAAATCTAAGTTAGAGGATTTAACTAGAAAAATCTTTACCAATGATAATTACAATGAGTATATGAAGTTGGTTAGAGACGCTAATAAAGTATCTGGGACAGTAAGAAGTTCTGGGAATGACTTTACAAATACAGCAAGTGGCGGTTAATTAAATGAATGAGTACGTAAAAAAGTTTTTAGAAGAGTGCCATGCTGATGGAGAACCATTAAGTAAAATACCTTTTTTATTGCAGGGTTTTGTGAAAGCTCTAGCAGCAATTCAGGATAGTGGTGAACTATATCGTAATTCTCAAGATCCAGAATGGTTACAAGAACAGATAAAGGAATCTGGGTTGAAATTCAAAGACAAGTAATATACAACCACATAACCAACAGGTTATACTTGAGACATATCACAAAAAGCCATATATGCCTCATCCTACACAAACACTTATTACCGACAACCTAGACTTCCGCAGGTCGATCGCCTCTGCATTCGATCCATCAACCGATTACTCAGAAGTACCACAGGCTGAGATTGATGGAACGTTTGAGGCGATCGTCTTTCAATTGCTATCTCATTATCAGACTTCCCAAGCATCCCCTGAGTTTACAGAATCTAAAACAAACCAATTACCTGAAACAGGTGATACAGTTACTTGGAAATGGGGTAAAGGTCGGGGTGTAGGAACTGTTACCAAAGTCTACACTGAACCCACGACTATTACTATTGAGAAATCTAAAATAACTCGCAATGGTACAGAAGAAAACCCAGCTTTACTGATTGCACAGGATAACGGATCAAAAGTTTTGAAACTTGCATCTGAAGTTACTGTTACAAGAGATGCTGATCCTTCGGACACAGCGATCGCATTTAGCTTTGATTTTGATGGTAGATATGACGATATTGATCTGACCCCTACCAAGGGAATGGTGCAAGCAGCTAAGAAAGCACTTGATTATATAAACGAAGGGTATGGTGGTGATGGTTTAGAGGACTCAACTATACGATGGGTACGGAAAGTTGCCAAAGGTGAGCCATTATCGATTGAGAAAGCCAAGAAAGGGTACAAGTTTTTTCAACGTCATAATTATTTCAAGCAGAACAAAAATAAAGGAGATACAAACCCTAATTCACCTGCGCCTTGGTACGTAGCAAGAATGGCTTGGTTTGGTGACGATGGGGAAAGATTCTTTAACCGTGTTTGGCGACAGATTAAAGCTGCTGATTCTGAGTTTAACGAACCAACTCCTTACGGTAATGCTCCTGAATTTGGAGAATTTGAACCAGAATTTGGCTGTGTAATTCATAAAGTAATCCCCTGGAATGGTTTAAAGTTAGGTGTAGAATATCGCCCCGGTGACATCAGATTTAAAGGAAGTAAGCACGAGCGCAAACTTAAATCTGGTTACGGACACATCAGAGGTTACAAAGGCAATGACAAGGAAGCGCTAGACTGCTATCTTGCACCAGGATTTTTTGATGGTTCACTAATAACCAAAAATATGTTTCTGGTTGAACAGTTAAAAGCCGATACAGGTGAGTTTGATGAGGAGAAGATTCTAATAGGCTATAACGATATTGATCACGCCAAAGAATGCTATCTTACAGAGATGTCACCTCAACACTTTGGTAGCATTAAGCTAATTAGTTTAGTTGAAATAGATAAATACCACAAACGTCACTGCAATAAAAACTTAGAGAAACTAATTAAGAGTTTGAGCGATCGCTTGTCGCAGTTAGAATTTGAGCAACGATCGTTTGAAGAAGTACCTAAGTCACGGCGTAAAGCCAGAAAAGTCAATATTGCTGAAGATTTAGATGTAGATAACAGTGATGAGGCTGTATTTGAAGCAGCCAAGAAAATGTTTGAAGCCGCTAGAGAAGCAGAAGAACTACAAGGTGAGGTAGGTAATGTTTGAGCTATTTAGTAATTTACGTGGTTATATTCAAGAGTCAAGAGGTGATGAGGCTGCTGAACTAATCTCACCTGTGAGTAAACTTAGCCAACTCAAACCGAGTGGTTGCGGTTGTCACACCTGTAAACAATCAAAAGGGAAATCTCTAAAGTGTCATTGCTAACATTATTTACCAACCTAGAACATAAAATACAGGGTGATACTTTAGATTTTCATGAATATCCCCTTGAGTTTCAAGAATTACTAGACAGCTTCACTATTCTGAACTTTCAAGAAACTGGCTTAATCCTGAAGGATTTAATTGAATCAGTCTACACTACAGGTATTCACAGCCTGGATGATGTGGATGAGAAAGATGGTGTGATTACAGGTGTATTTCAAGATAAATCAGATTCAAAAAAACCACGTAAATTTAAATTCACTATTGATGAAAATAAGATAGTTTATAAAGAAATATTAGATCCTGAGTTTAGTGAGCTAGATGTAGAATTTAGTGATTTCTTAAACGGCATTGTAGACTTCAAAGCCCCTAAAACACCCCCAGCAGCTAAAAAAGGGGAGAAAACGAAAGCGGATAAGTTAGGACGGGTTCAAGTTTGTGATCCCTCAAAATCCTTCGTATGCGGTGCTTCTTGCCAGAAAAACGGACGTAACTGCGCTTCTAAAGTGTCAACACCAGAGCAGAAACAGCAGTATCGGCAGGTTGTAGAGCGATCGCAGCAGATGAAGTCTGAGGACTTGGGGCAGTATCTGACTAGCAAAAAAACACCCAACAAGAAGGAGAAGGTTTTATATAAAAAAGAACTAGAAGCTACGGACGAGACTCCCGCACCATCTGTAAAGGAAGTAACCACACCGAAACCTGAAAAAAGAGCTTCCAACTTGTCACAGTACATGACTACTAAAGGGAGCGTAGCAACATCTAAAACACGTTTAACTAAAAGTGATAGTAGCTTAGGTGCTACATTAAAAAAAGTCTTTGATAGATTTAAGGATAGGGTCGGTAAGGTCATAGACTCATCGGCTGCTAAAGTCGAACAAATGTTGTTTGGTGGTACTTCTGATAAACCTGAGAAGGAGAAGCCCAGTAGTCCCCCTAAAATCAATAAACCTGCTGTACAGCCTGAAAAACCTAAAGAGTACCTTGAGATTAAGCCTAAGAACCCGCAGATAAAAGTTAACAGTAATGAGTTACAGGAAAAACGTGAGTCTTTAGTAGCTAAGTTTGGGGAAAAATTGGTAACTGATGCTGAAAACAATGTTTCAAAAATTATAAATGATAAGGACACTAATGTTTATATTCGTGTTGGCTCATCTGAGACGCTAGGTTTTATATTAGGCGATAGGTTTAAACCCGCTCATGAGTTAGGTGGTAGACCAGGGGGTGCTGATGATTATCTAGCTAAACGAGCAAGAGTAGAGGAAAAAACTTTAGGATATTCTAAGGACACAGAGCCGAGCGATCGCCCTATATACGGTTACTTGGGAGGGTCTGATTTAAAGGGGACTGCACACCAAGACGCTGGTAAGGCTTATGGGTCTATTTCCGTTAAGTTAAAGCCAGATATTAAAGATAGGGCAACGTTTACGGGTGCTGATTCATTTAAATCCGGTATTGCCTCTGAGATTAGGCCAGGGGAAACACCACCACCCCCAAGTGCCGCTTCTTTAGTACCATCTACGAGGGGTGGTAAAGATATAACTGAGGAAAAGCGTAGAAATGATAAGAAATACTTAGACCATGCGGCTAAGTCAGAAAATATTGATGATCTGGTTTCTGGTTTAGCCTCATCCGGTAACAGATATATGGAAGCTCAGTTACATGGTAAAGTAGGCTTAACAGATATTGCAGAGCTACACTTCAATCCTGAAAGCGATCGTGACTCGCCTAACGAGAGTATATTTGATATTGCCGAGCAGCATAATATAAGTGTGTTTGTGAGCGGTGAGAAAGTCACTAGAGATTTTTTAAAGCGAGCAGCCCCAGAAACTACAGAACAACTAAAAGAAAATGAAAGTAATAAATAGTGACAGATTTGACGATGTGGAGTTTTTACCAGAAGGGGAATTTAAAATTATAGGTACAGCCGGAGGTGTGGATTTGTACCTAGTTGGCAAAGATGAGGATGGTGAGGAAATAGTTGCTAAGGAACTTCCCAACTCAGAGTTATTTGCTATACCAATGTACGAACTCTTATCTCATTCTCAGGACAAAATCGTGCTGTATGATCAGCCATCTACAGCCACTGAAATGAGTGATGCGGATAGGGAATCTGCCAATGAATCAATAAGTAAATTACAGGATGCTATAAAAAAGGCTACTAAGAAACCTAAGAAAGATAGTTGAAGCTTGACAAGAGCGATCGCCCCTGCGGATTTAAAACTGTAGGGGTTATACTTAAATAAATATCTATAATCTAATATGTATCTTTCAATACTGTTTCGTAACCTCCAAATATACAGACCTACCAGCACAGATTTAGACTTTTGTGAGTTTATCAAGCCACTGGACGATTATTTTTACAGCTTCCTAGAATTTGTTGCACCTGCAGTAGTGGATAAAGACGGGGCAACTGCTGGTAGGTGGCGAGATGCAAATGGTAAGTTTATCACTATGCCCGACATCTTACAGGAGGATGTGCGTGGTGGTATCAAAAAAATGGTGCAAGATGGTAATAGAAACACTGCACGGAGATTGCTACAGGATATCAGTAAGTCTAAATTACTCCAACTGACTGGTAAAGATGCCTATAAAGCTACTGTTGAGAAAATAAAGAGGAAGTATAGGGGTAAATCTTTTGAACTGGGCTTGATATCAGCTTTGCAGATTGAAAGTAGGGTAAAAAAAAAGGCTATTTCTGATAAGCTTATTGAATTACAAAAAATACTGAAGGAGACTAAGGAAGACCCTAAAGCCGAACCAGCTAACCAGATAAAGCTAAAGTTGGCAAACGTTGAGATTGAGACAGTTAAACTGAACAAGCTAGATATATTTGATAATTTAGACAGAGACAGTAAAGACCTGAAAGTTGATGATAAGAGAGCTATTGAAGTTATTGACGAGTACAAGAAACAGGTTAAGAGGTACAATTCTATAGCTGAGAAATTGAAAAACTCAGATAACATAAGCGCTTCAGAGTATGACGACTTATTTAATGAGCGTGAGAGTCTATGGAAAAGTATGGTGGGTAGCAAATCATCACCGGGGACAATAGGTAAAGCCAGAAAACTCAAGAATAAATTTCTGAGTGAACCAATTTTAGATGAGTTTATAGAAGCAATCGCTAGTGTTTCAAAGGAATCCCCTGGTGGTGTGAGGTTAGAGATCCCAAAAAATATGGATGCTATTAAAGCGAAGATAGCACCCGATCCTTGTTAATTATTTGGTTGCAGGTCTTAAGTGTAGGCTAGACTATACCTTTCAGAATTTAGCTGTAGCTTCTGGTAAAGCATCGAACGCACGTCTTCATCCATATCGTCAAGCTGATCTACACCTAGAGATACTGTTTCTAGTTCATCTAGATCGCCGTAAACAGGATAGTCAAATCTTAGTCCGCATTCACGCCCATCTATTGTACTGTAGTAGATCCTACCTTTGATCATTAAAGAGAGGATTATCTTTAATGCTTCCCCATCATGCCTTACCCAAAAATGACTCATATAAGACTACCTTTCAACTTGTCCTGAAGCGTGATCATACTGTACTGCATATTTGCTTTCCTGTTACTGTCTGCTAATTTGTTTAACTTATCAATCGCATCATCCCCATAAGCAGATTCTAAGTGTTCCACAGCTTGTCTTGCATTATACTTGTGGATCTGTCCGTTCATGGTCGGGCGAGAATCACTGTAATCCTCACTCTCAGTGTAACCTTTATCCAGACTAAAGAAGCCGTTGGAATCTTCGTATAGTTTTAAAGCTTTGCTAATACCAATATCAGCTACAGCTTTAGCCTCTATGAGCTTTGCATTGTAGCTTTTTATCTCTGCTTCCAGATCACTAGATTCTTTTATAAAGAGTAGTCCGTCCCCCTTCAGCAGCCTAATGGCATCTGCATTATCTATTAATGACTGTTTAAATTTTTGGGACTCCTTTTTTGCTAGTTTTTTGAGATCACCTTGCAAAGCATCCACGTCTATATCTCCAGTAGAAGTAATAGGGAAGAGAGTCACTATCTGACCAGAGCTAGACGTAATTCGTAATGCTTTGAGGTGATTAAGCACGTCCTTATTACCTAACCAACCATTATCACTATTAAATTTTATCTTATCTGTTATTTTTTCTGAATCTTCTATCTCACGTGACCATCTTTCAACTTCTTGCTTGATACTAATCACCTTCTTATGCAGATTCAGTTTATCCTCTAGTTTATCCTTTTCTTTGATAAACTCTCCCCTCGCGTCCTTGGCATACTTGTATTTCAACTTCTCATCATCAGTTAACCCACTCTTCTGTATCATCCTGCCATTCTTATCGGGTTTCTGATAGTTTTTAACATCTGCATCTAAGACGCTTATCTGATTATTAAGCACCCCGATTTGATCAGTCAGATCCTTCTCATACTCCTTTGGTGTCTTTATCCTTTTCTCTAATTCAATGATCTCGGCTTCATACCTTGGAATGTCACGCTTTGCCTTTGCTACTAATTCAGGAACTTTATCAGCTATCTTTTGTCTCAGAAACTTATCATCTTCACCATCAAACCTGTAGTAATGTAAGTGTGTAGCAGCATCGTCTCCACTATGCGCCCCATCCATCAGTTCAATAAATTGAGTATTTGAGCCGTGTTTAGCTGAGTTCCAATATTCGGGAATCACTTTCAGACCTAGCTTACTGGTGTTTCTGTCCCAAATTAACTGTATTGAGTTTGGCTTGACTCTACCATTCTCATCCACATACACATTATTAAATATGTGATGATGCTCAATACCGTCTGATAGCGATTTTTTAACTTCTAACCCATCTATGTCAATGTAATCATTAGGGTTGCGGGTTAGCTGTTCTGATGACATAGCCCTGGATATCGACCGTAAAATAAGATCCTCAGCTACTTTAGTCTCTCCCGTGTCAAGTAATTTTTTTACAGTAGGCGCTCCGAAAATAGAAGCAAGTCTTTGTTTTGGTTTACCTTCTGAATCCTTGGCGAATACAGTATCCTTGAAAACTAGCTGTTCACGACTTGTGTAAAGTGACTCCATGACTTTTACCCTTTCCTCAGCCACAACCAGATCCGGATCTTTTAACAGATCTGCATCAGAATTTTTGAGCAAATCTTTAAGTTTGGTTAATCGTTCTGGTTTAAGTCCTGACTTGGCTAATTGACCAGCCTCAATCTCTAGGAGCGATCGCCTGACGTTACCATTTAAGTGATATTCCAGATCGTATATAGCCTTTTCGTGTTCAGCTAGTCGAAATGGATCGGCATCTGGGTTCTGCTTTAATTTTTCGTAGTCAGTGTTTATATCACTTAGACGTGTTCTAAGATTTTTAACTACTGATTGCTGTGCTGTTATGTGTTTCTTAGCTAATTCTGATAAATCCTGTGATTCTAAGCAAGCCATGATGTTTCACTATATATATATCAACTATATCTATAGTATCAGCATTATATTAATACTCAGAATGTCATTATAATCACGTTTATAAATAGTTCTACGATTAGGTATAATTACGGTTGTTTTAAATTGATATTCTTGAGATAGTAGTTACATCGAGGGAAAGGAAACACCTCAAGAACATTCAAAATAAAGGTAAAACAAATGTCTAACTCCACATTCACAGCAGCTTTCGTTACCAGTTCTGCAATCGAGTTCATCGCATTTAATTCTAACACTGGTGTCCTTCGTGTTATGTTCACTTCAGGTGTAATGTATGATTACTCTGGCTGCACAATGTCCGACTTTGAAAACTTAGCTACTGCTGAATCAGTAGGACGTGAGTTCCAATGGATTAGAAACACTTGCAACTATCTAAGAGTAGAGGCTGCACAAGCAGCTAGGTTCCTAACAGCATTAGCTAGAGCAAGAACATCTGGATTTATTTCAGTAGAAGCCTGATTACTAACAAATAAAATAACCCAAACCGTAGGACTAATAATCAGTCCTACGGTGTTTTAGTGGGCTAAGGCGTGTAAAGAAAAAAAATTAGATATACTTAAAACATATCTACTGTTTAAATGAGATAAATATGACCAGTGTTATTGCAGAATTATTTTGGAATCTACACACTTTCCAACCACTACTAACTGCCGTCGAGTTCGGAGAAGTGATCGCACCTCTGGAATCTGTAGAGTTTTCAGCGCCTACGGTTAACGCTGATTTTGACGAAACGGGCTTACTGCTGAAAGAACTGATTGAGGAGACTTTCACCGACGGTGTAGATAAATTTGAAGGTGTGACTATAACTGGACGTGGGATTACAGGTGCTTTCTACTCGGATAACGTTAAGTATAACTTTAAAGTTACACGTAATGCTGTCCAGTATAAGCAAGCCGCTACTGCTGATATGCGAGAACGTAGTAGGTTAGCTGTTACATTCTCAGATATGATTGAGTTTGCTAAGGCTAAAAAACCTGTAGCTGTGGGTAAGAAGTCAGGTGTTGACAAATTAGGGCGCACTAAAAACTGTAACCCTGAGAAATCATTCCCCTGTGGTGCGGCTTGTGTGAGAAATGGATTTGGATGTAAAACAGCCCCTAGCACCAATCAGAAAGCACTGTTTGATCAAGTTGTACAACGTGCCAAAACTGGTAATAAGTATGGCATGAGTAAAGGAGAGACAGCCACTAAGATGACCAACACTAGAAAGAAGCTACCTAAAGTTGAGGCAACCAGACCTACAACAGGAGCAGCAGCTAAGTGGCGATCGGATGTAATGAACGGGCTGAATAAACGACTAGCTGGCAAGAAGCCCGACTACGGGGATACGCAAGTTAATGATCTTAAAGACAAAGAGATACAGTGGACTAAACACCCACTAGCTAAAGGACGTGTACTTGAGGTAAAGGTAGCTGACTTAGAAAAAGCTTGGAATGATAAAGAAAATAGGGTTGAAGCCGACGGTAAGGGTGGTATTGGTAAAAGATATGAAGATGCTAAAAACTTCATGTTGAATAACCCTAAAGTCAACATGATTGAAGTAGTAGCCAAACCTGATGGTAGTGTAGTGTTCAAGGACGGTCGCCATAGGTTTGCAGCATTACGTGATTCAGGTAGGGAAACTATAAAGGTGGTGGTTCAGGACAGTAAAAACTGGAAACCAAAAAGTGATAAAAAACAGGAACAACCTGACAGTAATGAGCAGGTTACACAGAATGATAATCTATCTAAATGGAAAGGTTCTAAAGAATTACCGTCAGAACTTAATGAGAAATTAAAAACCTTTGTACCTCAAAAACCATTGACTGATGAAGAAGTTCAAAAAGCCACTACAGACTGGGTTACTAAGCAAGGATTTATGGATTTCAGTGGTCATGATAGAACACACATTGTAATGCAAAGAATGATAGGTTTAGAATCAAAGGATATAGCTATGGCGACTAATGTGGATACAGAGGGTGTCACTGAGCTAGAAGAGTTCATTCTTATTGCTGCTTATGATTTAGTTAAGCAACCAGACATCACGTTTAAAAAGCTGGTAGAAGGTACTAAAAGTAAAACAGAAGCTCTAGCAAATAGAGACGGACATCCTAATGTGGATAAACTTATGACAGAGCTAGTACAGAGAATGTATGACCACCCTTATAAGACTGATTATCTAAAGCAGTTTAGGAGTGTGTGGCCTGATAGTTTATTTTACGTTTAAAGCAGATTCAGATATACCACATAAATAGGAAGATACTAGAATGACAGTCGTGGAAAAGTTTAAGAAAGAAGCTAGAGAGTATATAAAAGCAATAAGAGAGGACTTGGAGGTAAACGGTACTGATATAGATTACTTCTTATTCATCTGTAAGAGTTTTCAGAATACTAAAGCGCTGATGTATAGCAGTAAAGAGCTTAGAAAAGCAGACCTTACTGAGTTCTTTAAAACGTTTTACTAATTCAGTATAATTACTGTTGTTTTTTACCTCTAATCTTTGAGATAGTAGTTACATAAGCAAAACGAGCAGCAAACAGAGGTAAAACAAATGAAATTAGCTAAAGTTGAGAACAGTCAGGAAACCATAGGACAGAATGCAGATAGACTATTACACAAACTCGCTGTTAAAAGAGGTTTCAGTGCTAATGAGTCTACTGAATTAGTCAACAGAGTTAGAGCCTATATTAGATCTGATAACTACCCGGAGGCATATAAAATATTGAATAGACTCTCAGATTCCTGAACAATCACATAGCTCTATAGACAGAAGCCGCCATTAGATAAGCTAATGGCGGCTTCTGTCTCTTGCCCATAAATGTATCCTATCTATTATGAGTAGATATAATTGCATAAAGATAGCAAGATGATATACGTGTCAAATAATCTTTTATTAATTCAGTATAATTACTGTTGTTTTAACCTATAAATCCTTATATAGTAGTTGCATAAGGTAAAACAAGTAAGACAAGGCGAAACAAATGCTCTACATCAATTTCTTAGACAGCAACGAAACAGTAAAATCCATAGAGATTAATGAAAAAGACTATAAAACTCTCAGACCCTTTGGCATGGAGTGCCTAGTTTCTAATGCAGTAGGTGATGATTATGTGGATTATTTTGACAGATCATCCAAAAAACCCAAAGGCGAGGTAATCACTCATAACTGGCAGAGTTTCAAAAACGAAGTAAGGGCGGAGAACGTAACCCTGAAAAGGAAAGCAACGGCTGGGTACAAAGGAAGAAACATACTTTGGCTTATCAAAGACGCTGAAGCCATGAACAGCACCAGACCAGGAACGCCAGCTATGTGGGATCAGGTTTTAACAGAACAATAGTATACAACAACAGGTTCATAAAAAACCCTTTACTCGGCAATCAGTAAGGGGTTTTTTACAATTACCCCAAATGATCGCCCATCTCAGGAAACAACGCGCTCTGATCCATATTAAAAATTTTACACATAAGCTCGATCGCACTGCGCCACGGTTTTTGTCTGCCTTTCTCAAACTTACATATTATTGAGGGACTGATATTTGTATAACCTATTTCCTGCATTTTTATAGCTAATTCAGTCTGACTCCATCCCCTAAGTGTGCGCTCCTTTCTAAGGACTTGACATGGCGGGTATAGGGTATTTTTTTTGACTATTGTTTCATCTATGCTTAAACCAATCATATTCCTAATTCCTCATATAGTCAGTCAGTCAGTCATACCTATTTTAACTTAAGTATATAAAAATAGTGATATATCTTACGCGTTTCAAATAGTGATTAAGAAAGTTGACTAATCAAACTTACGAGATAGAAATATTCAAAGCAGGGGAGCATACAGCTAGTAATGGTGCAACTCTAGACTTCCCTAGACATAAATTAAGGGAAGCAGTCACCACCTACAACCCTCAAATATTTCGCGCACCAGCAATTATTTCCCACGATACAGGCGGGATATCTGACAATTCCATTGCAGATAAAGAGCTTTGCTATGGTGTGCCTCACAAGTTGAGATTAGATGGCGACAGTCTAAGAGCTATTTTTACAAAACTTTCCCCCAAACTTGTTCAATGGCTGCGCGACGGTGCTTTGCATAGCCTCAGCCCAAGTTTTTACCTACCTAATAGCCCAAACAATCCCTATCCTGGGAAATTGTCTCTGAGGCACATTGCTTTTCTAGGTAAAACTCCTCCAGCAGTTAAAGGGCTTGCACCAATACCGCAACCCCCTGTTGATTGGAGTGAGGCTGAGTTTGAAGAGTTTGGGTATTGTGAATTTAATGTTTTTGCTCCAGAAGAAGGAGTAGTTGATTTTTCTATAGGTATTACTAATATGCAAGTAAATCCACACATGATCGCTGCTGACTTGTTTCAGCGCTATCGTGAAAATCTGATTGCTACTGAGGATCTTGAAACTGCTGAAAGCGTTCTCCCAGGAGAAACGATAGCAGCCCTGCGAGAACAAGCTGTGCAGGAACAGCAAAAAGACCGTCAAATTCTTGACCTCCAAATGGAAGTCCAAGAATTGCGTAACAAATGCTCTGAGTTTGAATCTCAACTAGAGAACTACTCTAACTGGGATGAGGACGAGGATGAGATGGATTACGGTCAGATGAAGCTTGAGTACGGTCAGATGAAGCTTGAGTACGGTCAGATGAAATCCCGCATTGCCGAACTTGAGGAAATGATGGATGAAGAATCTGAGTACGGTGAGGGTTACTACAAGCGGAAGTGCGGCGATAAAGATAAACAAATCGCCGAATTAACTGAGCAATTAAAGCTCAAGAAACCCGCAGAAACAACAATGTCTCCAATGAGCTATTCAGAAATGACCGATTATAAAGGGTTAATGAAAACCCTAAAAATGACAGCTAGCGCCGTGGCGGAAGCCACTGGAATCGACATTGACGAGCTAACTGATTATGTTAATGGCGATGGTGAGCTAACTAAGAAAGAAATTGAAAAACTCAATTCTATCCTGAACACAGAAATGTCTGATAAACAGGAAGAAATTGAGTACGCCGAATCTCAATTAGCCGCCAAAATCGCTGAACTAGCAGAACGAGAAGATGCTCTTGCACAACGCGAAGCTGAATTAGCTGATAAGGAGCAAAAAGCCGAGTTTAGCGAAGTTTCCAAGAAGGTTGACGAGCTAATTAACGCTGGTAAAGTCAACGCTCAAAGACGCGATCGCACCATCAAACTATTACTCAATGCTTCCAACGATAGCTTAATTGAGTTCTCTGAGGATGAAATGCTAACACCCCGTCAAGAGTTAATTGCTCAATTAGAATCAGTCAAACCTTGGAACTTCGGCGAAACCATTGTTAAGGGTGATGAAATTCCAGCTACTGACAACTCTATAGCTGTTACCCCTGGTGCAACTCAAGAATCTGTACAAGGTTTAGCTGCTGTTAACGCTTGGTGTATTGCTAATAAGAAAGACTTCAACAGCGATGCTGACTTCAATGAAGCGTTGAAAGCACTAAACATTGAGTTTTAGTTTTTTCATTTACCTAAACCATAACTAGATGGTTATATAACTACGGAGAAATTTAAGAATGTCATCTCAACAACGTGCCACTCGCACAATCACTGTTAATTCAGCCGCAGACATTGCAGCTAAAAGGGCTGTAACCTTCGCCCACGCTCAAGCGGAAGCAAATGCAACTGCAATCCTTGGTATTGCTAACGAAAAGATAGTTGCTGGTTTTCCAGGGCTAGTGATTCGTGGTGAAACTGCGATCGCCGAAGCTGGAGCAGCGATCAACGGCTCAGTTCCCGACCTAATGACTGATTCTGTTGGTCGTTTAGTTGTCTGGACTACAGGTAACACCGTTGTTGCTCGTCTGGTTCCCGGTCAAACGGCTGCTGCTGCTGGTGATTACATCGAAGTTTACCCCGTTCAGTTCTAGATTTAACAAACTTTTTAAGGAAGAAATTGAAATATGACTACTCCATATAGAGAGAGTAATTTAGGCGTAAACCAGATTCTGACCAACATTGCACAGCGCTATGTTCAGCCAGAACACGTTATGCGCCTGCTGTACCCCTTAGTTGAGGTTGGATCTATCTCCGGTCAAATTCTTAGCTTCGGTGATGAAGACTACAACAACGTAAATGATGACGTTGCTGATGGTGATAACTACGCTGAGATCGAAGACACCTTTAGTGGTCAGCCTTTTGTACTCAACTCTAAAGGGTTGATGTATAAATTACCAGATCGCAAACGTCGCCAATTAGAGTTCCAAGGGTACAACTGGGGACAACACGCAGCTACTAAGTTGATGGAGCGGGCTTCTTTACTGCATGAAGCTGAGTCAGCAACTAAAGCTACTAATGCTGCTAACTATGCTACTGACAACAAAATCACCCTAACAAGTGGTTCTCAGTTTAACGAAGCGGCTGTAGACCCAGAACCCTTTATCCGCCAAGGTACAACAGCCATTATCAAGCAGATTGGCGCAAAACCCAATGTGATGATATTAGGACGTGAGGTATTTGATACTTTGGCAACCAAGTTTAGTCGTACCTTTACTTCTACAGTTGTAGGTGGTATGCGTCAACAACTAACTGAAGATGTTTTAGCTGCTACCTACGGGTTTGCTAGAGTCCGAGTCTGTGATGCGATCGTCAAAAACGGTCAAACCAAAACCAACCCATTCGGTAAAAACATTGTGATTGCACGTGTTAACCCTGCCGCTCTGAATGCAGATCGTATCCCCTACAGAATTGATGGTTCTATCATGCCTCAAGAGTACAGCTTCGGTTACACATACGTTTACAAAGGTAATCCTTTAATGTATGACAGAGGTCGCAACGATGAGAAGAACTACGACTACTTCAAACTAGATTTTGATCGCTCAGTAGTTCACACAGGTGTTAACAAAACATCTGGATTAATCGAATCTGGATACTTGATCAAAGACGCAGTGGCTTAGGGGGCTAAATGGCAAACTCAATCTACAGAGTTACGCCCCTTGGCGAACCTATCTCAGCAAACGGTGAAAGATTTCTTGCTGGTCAGGAGTATGAAGGTGATACAGAGATTAATCAGCGTTTGGTTGATTCTGGATATGTGGAACTTATTCGTGCTGTGCCAGAAAGAAAAAGATCCTCCATGCCTCCTGAACCTACAGCGTCTACACCTGTTGTAACTAAAGAAACTCAAGAAACAAAAGTAACTACTGAAGAAGCTGAGACTGAGCCTAAGACAACCACTGAAACCGTTGAAACGCCTGAAACAGTTAAACCCACAAGAACATCTCGCAGAGGTAGCAGTTAGTTATGGGATACGCAACTGCTGAGGAGTTTGAACTACGTGTTACAGCAAACCTAGCTATTGACTTAACTAATCTAGACGACCCAAGTGCCACAACAGTTAATTTAACCAGACTGACATCCGTACTTGACGACGCTAGTGGTGAAATAAATGGTTTTTTAGCTACACGCTACCAAGTACCTTTAACAGTTGTCCCAAGCTTCCTAAAGACCTACTGCATTGATATTGCTGTATATCTTCTTTCACGTAATCGTAAGGATGAGGATGCTGTCAGTAGGTACGACAAGATAATTGAGCGACTAAAGGATATAGAGAAGGGTCGAATGCTGCTAATTGATGACGCTACAGGGCTACCTATACCTAAACGTGATCCACTCAACCTACTGGTTGATGAGCGCGGTCAAACACTTAATGACTTCACGGCAAGCTCTAATATAGCCGCCACAAGGTTATTCACTGAAGAATCCCTCTCTCTGTTCTGACTATGATTACTGAATTAAGACAAGCAATAATCGAGAGATTAGAACAGAGATTCAGCAGTCGAGCCAAGATCATCTCTGACGATACAGATGGTGATACTACAGCTAAGTTACAGCATCGAGGCGATCAGATAATCCGAGTAACCTACGCAGGTACATCTTTTGAGCCTCCTACCAGCCCTGATGATGTAGCTATCCAAATAGCTAATCGCTCATATCAAATTTCTGTTGAAATTAGAGACTTGAGAACTGAAGACAAAACAGTTCAACTACTTGAAGATATCCAAGCCAGAATGATGGGATTTTGCCCAAAAGTTGATGGAGTGACAGGACAATTCTACCTGCAAAATAACAACTTTAAGCAAAACGACAGTGGTACATATTTTTACACGATAAACATAGCAATACCTTCAAGGGTATTAAAATCATATGTCTGATGCAAAGTATGGTCTTCGTACCATTACCAGAAGTTTAATTTATCGCCAAGTCGAAGTATCTGACGGTCTAGGTGGTTTTGTTACCGCTTCCCTACCTATTCCTGAAATCGTTGGTGCAGTCTCCTTGGTTATTGACCCAGGTATTCAGCTTCTTGAATTACCAGGTGTGAATTGCAAAGGTGAAGAAGTCATTGAACTAACTGTACCTAAATCACGACTACCAACAATGCAGATAGAATACTCTGTTGGTGCGCCAGAAATGGATTCTTTGATCCACGGTAAAATCATCAGCAGTCAGGCTGACTTTGTAGGTGATGTGTATTTCGAGGCTGTTGCTGATACAGCCAGCATACCTGCAAGAATTAGTGGTCAAGCTGGTTTCAGTGTGACCCCGCAAGCTGCTGCAACTAGCACAGCACAAGTGTATTACGTCGATCCCGTTACGCACCTAGCCAAGAAGCTTGAGATTGCAGACGGTACACCCGCAGGCGATCAAATCACTATAGGTGCGGCTTTAGCTATCACACTAAGTCCTGAGTTGGTTGCTACAGGTGCTATCATCCGTGGCTGGGTTCCCTGTACCTTTACTGCGGCTACAGCCATCACAAATAGTGATGTGAGATTGGTTGGTGTGAAAGCTATGGGTGTTGATTTCGGTGGTAAGTTTGCTGGATTCTCTGCTCGTAATTGCTCTCTCCTTTACGGTGCTGCTTTGGGATCTGACCCCAAAAAATCAATCAAACTACGTATTCTCCCAGACCAAAATGATGGCACTGGTTTAGGTTTCCAAATGTTCTACACCAACGAAGACTTAGTGTGCTAGTTAATGAGCATTACTGGTTACTAGAATTTCTATCGGGTGATTTCTTGCTTGTAAATCAACCAAGTTTAAAAATCGCCCGTGAAATTCGAGCATACCATGATATTTTACTTTCACGGTTTAAGAATTTAACACAGTCGCCTGATTTCCATAACCTAGCATTTGATAGGCTACATGAAGGGTTAGCGAATTACTATAGCAAAATAGTAGATAGGCTAAACCCTTCTTTTGATTTTCTTAGTCTTACAAGTGAGTCACGTCATAGGTTCTTTATTGCATCGGAAGTGAGGCATGGTCACTGGATATCTGGTCTTGAGTTACTTATGGGTTTAGACTACGAAAATCCTGATAATAAGACCAAAGGTGTATCCAAACTAACTCTCACAAGCGGCGACTTAGAGATAGATATTATGGCAGGTCTATTACTACAGGAAAACATAGGTAATGTGGAATGGTTACACGAGTCTAAGTCCCCACAATACTTGGTCAAGCTACTAACGCAGATGAATAACTGTCGCAGAGGTCAGGGAGCGATAGAGGAGCTTCAGAGAGAAAGAGATTTAGAGATAGTAAAGCAAAAGAATATGGAAAACGCGCTTGCTAATTCGGGGTTTAATTTTTAATTATGGCAAAACTGAATAGATTAGCTCAAACCATAGCGGGTATTAACCCAAACACAGATAGTGAAGAGGTGGTTTCCGTTATAGGTGGTGTGTTACAGACTTCTGTAGATATTTCAGGAAATGTAACTATAGACACAAGCCTATTAAGTAAAGAGGCAACACTAGCAGAGGTACGCGATCGCCTACCTCTGACACTAGGGATAAAAACAGCAGATGCAAGCTTGCCTGTGGTATTAGCATCTGACCAACAATTATCCTTGATCAATGATGTCAATAATAGAGTTTTTGTTGATAGCGAACCGTCTGGATTGCAAAACATTCTTGTATCACGCAATACAACTACGGGAGATGCTTTAATAGCTGCACCCGCTACAGGATTTAAAACTGTCGTGCGTGGATTTTTAGTATCAAATCTTTCTACTACCAATAAACAGCTTGTAGCGTTTCGTGCTGGCGATCCTCAAGTAAATGTTTATCCTCAATTTACTTTACAAACTGAAGAAGTGTTTGGGGACAAATCAGCAATTCCATCCATGTCTTTAACAGGAGCTTTGTTTATAGTTTTGTCAAATGCTAGTCTTTGTGATATTCAAATTCAGTACACAATAGAAGCTGTCTAAAACTATTATGACAACTCAATCATTAAGCCAACTTTTAATCACAGATCCTGAGATACAAACACTATTAGAATCTTCTCTATGGAAAGAAGTAGCTGATTTCATTAACGCCATTCCAGTGATTGCCAACCCGGAGCCACAGCAAGATATTCCAGTATCGGCTACTTTACAAGATGTACTGGGGTTGGTGACTCCACAGGAAAGATTTGCTATTGGCGAAACGCAAGCCTATAGACGAATTTTAGATGCTGTTAATCAGAGTAGGTTTGATTGGGTTGTAGATAATTTAACAACATTATTGGGGGGGGTGGAATTATCTCTCAATCAAGCTATGACGCAATATTATCTGCTTTAGACAGCCCTCAGATGATTCCTGACCCCAACTACCAAGCGCAAATATCAGGACAATCTTTGTCACAGCAGAATGGGTTGGGTTTTGTTGATGAAAGACAGATTATGCTGGTTTGGTTAAATTAATATGGCAAATATTGTGGTAGGGGCGATCGCTCCCATAAACCCGGAAAATATCTTGTTTATAGCCAAGATTTCTACGGATTTGTAAAACTTACTCAAAACTACAGATATGTAGTGAAATATCTAGCATATTTCACTACATATCTGATACTATATAACCATAAGGTGATATAGAAGACAGTTATATGATAAAGGCTAGATATGCGGGTATTGGCACTAATTGCCCTTTGTTTGATGTTTTGGTTCTAGGTGCTGGTAATCTCACGTCTAGTGGAACCTTATATTTTTCTTTCCAATTACAAAACCGTGCTGGATATAATATTCCGTCTGTTTCAAGCGCAATATCTTACACGGCGGGGCAACAAATACAGATAACCATACCAGAAACCGTAAAACAACCGGGATGGGATATTCATTACTATATAGTGAGTGCTGGAACTACAAGTAATCCAAGTACCCACGTACAAATAGCGAGATACCCCGGTTTTGAGTATGAAATAGGTTTTGATCCTCAAGCAACCCGTACAACTCTACCTGCTACCATAACCTTGAGTAGAGATGAGCATATAGGGCTTGCCCCATCTGTAGCTGACTTGAATAGTTTGCCCACTGGGTTAAATAGATTAGATGGTCAAGTACGCTGGGTAGCTAGTGAGTCTAAGTGGTTCACTTACCGCGCAGATTCAAACCTACCGTTAAGCGTAGATGTGATTGCGGCTGATATTGGTCAATGGGTGCGAATGGGAACTGCTGGGGTATATGTATCAGATACTCGTAGTGGTGCTGGGAGTGATCGCATAGTGACTGCTGTAAACCCAGTAACAGCCATACCAACACCACCATACCCAGGAAATAATATTGGAAAGGTATTACCACAATGGGAAGCTCAGTATTGGCTCTACAACAACGGTACAAATGTGCTTCCTGCTGGAACTGAGTTCGGCATAGCCTTAGAGTATAACAATAGGCGATCGCCTGACTTGCTTGATGGTCTATTCCTGGTTAAATTTATAGGGTTTATCAGAAGTGATGGGACAGTAAGGACACAGACAAGTGCTGGATTAGAGTTTCCGAACTTAGGTGCATTCATAACGTGGACACCTAAAAAAACTGCACCGTTTTTAACTATAGATGACTTACAACCGGGAGAGGCGATCGCACTTGCAGTCAAACCGTTCTTTAGCTCTGCTGAGTTAAACAACCAAGTAACACCTAAATCAGTAATAGGTGTAATACCTGTAATAAGGACGCAATCAGGTGACTACAACTCACTGGGTAAAGTGATGGGTAGTAACGTAGTTTACGACATAGGTGACAAATACAGGATAGTACCGAACACATTACTCTCTTATGACATCCTATCGGGAATAGCACTTGTTGGTGGTTACGATTTCCCTAAAAAGGAAAGGCGCACATTCGGTAATTTACAAGCTGGTATACCCGGACAGAAAGTGATAATAAATGGCAATGGAGGTGTATACTCAGAATTAGATAGCTATGTACCTTCTAGTAGTGAAGATATTAGAGCGATAGTCGGAACCGCAGCAGGTGAAAGTTCAGTAGGTAACTTCACTACATACACGGCAGGTAGTGGTTTTAATATTTCTTTCACTCATCCGACTCTCATACGCAGTGACTATCCTGATGTGATTGCTGGTAGTGATAAGGGTAAGTTTAACGCTATCTATATCAATTTCTACATCCAGAGGGAGGACACATTAGAGATTCGTAAGTTTACGGGTTATATGACCCTACCAGATGGTGTGCAAGAATATACCATTTCTAATTGGGACTCAGGGACTGTAGCCGCACTACCAACACCTAACGCTGACTTCTCTTTATTTACACCTAGTAATGTAACCATTACCTCTATCACAGGTAACTTCCCTGCTACAAATTTTAGGGTGGCATATTCGTTTCAATACGACGGATACCAAATAACATCTATATCGCATTCTACACCGCCGTGTATTAAAGAAATAGTTGGAGATTTGAAGCCACCAACTGTGCAGGTAAACCCTACCATAACAACTGTAGCCCACGGAGAACCTGCCACAGTAACAAACACGGGTACGACCAGTGACTTAAATCTGACATTTACACTACCAGCAGGGGAACCAGGCTTACCAGGGGAAAATGGGATTAATGCGTTCACTCAAATTACAGCAGATTTTACTATTCCGGCTATAGGTACAACAGTAACTATTGCTGTAGGGAGTTCAGAGTGGATGTCTCCTGGGCAACTGATTTATATAGAAAACACAGGAAGTTTCACCGTAATCAGCAAACCAGACCCCATCTCTGCGATTATCCAAAATGACGGCTACCAGGGCAACTTGAACCCCGGTGTAATTGTAATTGCGCCAAAAGGTGTATCTCCTGCTGGTGCTGCGGGATTGAGTGGTAAATCTGGCTATACAACAACAACTGCTGCTTTCTTGCAACCAGCTACAGGACTAACTGTAGAAGTAGCAGTAATTGACAGTAATTGGATGCCTGTGGGTCTGATTACCTTTATTTCAGTAGGGGGATATTACAGGGTTCAGTCAAAACCAAGTAGTACAGCAGTTATCCTTGAAAATCTTGGATATTCTGTAAATGCTGCGGAAGGAGCAACTATAGCAATTTCGCAAACTGTCTCTAGTGGTGGTGTAAGAGGCATTGGTGGGATAGACGGTATTGACGGAATTAATGCTTACACGACAACGACGGCTGATTTTGTACAACCGTCGGTAGGGATCGCAGTAACTATATCTGTTGGCAGATCAGATTGGATGTCAATTGGTCAGGTGGTTTTCGTCGAGGACGCTGGTAGTTACCAAGTGGCGGTAATTCCAGATAGTATCTCGGCAACTTTAGTGAATTTAGGGTATTCCCACAACGTCGCTTCAGGGACTTCTGTGGTTGCTCCTAAGAAAGTCACACCAGCAGGATTGAATGGTGATACTGGTATTGGTACACCTGGTCAACCCGCTTACACTTCCACTACTTCCAGTTTTGTGCAACCTGCTAGTGGGGCAAACGTAATAATTGAAGTGGGCAGTTCTGATTGGGCTGGTGTTGGTGCGAGAGTATTTGTTGTTTCCGGTGGTACTTATCAGGTAATTTCCAAGCCTTCTGCAATCTCTCTAGAAATACAGAATCTAGCGACCTATTCAACTAATACCGCAGCAGGTGCAACTATAAATAGTGGTGTGTTGGTAGCTCCCACAGGTACTAAAGGCGAGCAAGGCGCGACGGGTACAGTCACAGGATCTAGTGGGTTAATTCTAAATCCTGCAAGTTCAATTACTACTGGAGTTAATGAGTATGGTGTGTACTTCGATAGTATTACTGGGTTCCCCAAATACAGATTCCCTGAAAACGGCGCGACAGCAATTGTGGGTAATTATCAAAATGCCATCTATTTACTACCGTTGACAACACCCTCTACACCATCAACTGCTCATGCTTTCTTTGTTGATAGCGCTGATGGTAGAATTAAAAAAAGGGGGAGCAGTGATGGTGCTGTAAATCCATTTGCTTTCATCAATCTTCCACAGCAATACAGTAACTTCCAAGGTTCTGTACGTGTAACTCAGAATATATCAGGGAGTGTAACTTTAGATGGTTCTTTAGCCAACATTTATGACCTAACTGTAACTGCTGAAGTCACTAATTTAACTGTAAATAATCTACAGTCAGGGTTTTATATTTTTAATATAATTCAAGGCACAACACCTTATCCTGTGACATTAGATGGGGATGTATTTAAGATACAAGATGATGATATTTCTGTTATTTCAATCACCACTAATAAAAAGAGTAAGATAACAGGCGAATGTAACGGTACAACTATTGAATACGCAATTGGCGTGTGGAGTATATAATGTTTAATCTAATTGGTTCTGGTTTGATTAATAGTAAGAAAAAAGCAATAATAACACCCTCTGATCCTACAGTGAAAGCGCTATTTCACTTCGATAGTGATTTCAGTGATGTAAAAGGTAATACTGTGAATCTAATCGGAAGTCCAACCCTCTCTACTGCTCAAAGTAAATTTGGAGGTTCATCTTTCTACGCAGACCCCCCCTATTCCCATAGAATAGAAATACCTTCAACAGAGAATTTAGCGCTAGGAACAGAAAACTTTATCTTTGAATTTTTCTGCTACGCAGTTACGACGGCTCAAAAAAACTTTAATGTTCTAGATACTAATAATCTATCATCAGATATATTTTTCTATACACGTGACAATAATATCAGCCTTTTTTATGGCGGAACTAAGATAACTACACCTTGCCCTTCTGGGCAACAGAATTACGTTGCCTTAACTCGTGAAGGTGGTCTGATAAAGCTTTACGTGAATGGGGTTAAAGCGTCTACTGATTATAATTTTGGTACGGGTTCTTTAGGAACAGCTACAAAATTAACAATAGGTACGACTTTTGGAAATAATATCTATATAGATGAGCTTCGATTAAGTATCGGCTCTATTCAGACACCTACCGTAGTCCCAACAGCACCGTTTCCCGATTAAAGCACGAATAACGAACAAGAGATAAAACAACTATTTTCAAACCTGCAAAACATCTAGGCAGGTACTACGGTTAGACAGCTATTCCCCAGACCTTTAAGCAATCGGAGTAATTGAATGAGCCAGCTAAAAATAGTTGAAGATAACCTGTTTGTATTTGTACTCAACTTTTCTGATACTGTAGTTGACTTATATGAAGTATTGAAGGTCTATAATCAGTATGCGTTCTTAAGTGATGACTTTTTCCCGGATATTTACGAAAATCTTTGTGTGAATGCTTATAACGCAAGAAATATGGAAGATTTGCGTATTTAGGCAAATCATTATAGCTTAATACCTCCAAACAAAATACTCGCATACTTTGAAGGAAAAGTTATTGATTTTTCACAAGCATATAAAATATCTAAACTTCTTGAGTGCGGTGAAGACTATTACTTGATGGATGAAAATGATTAACGAACAAGAAATAAAGCAACTATTCTCCCGTCTGCAAAACATCCAATCTGGCACGTCTACAGGTGGACGGGCGGGGAGTAAAATATGGTTCAAATTGCCCCAGGGACAGGAGCAAGCTATCTGCGTTAAAGATGTAGAACCTGGGGCTTGCCTGGGGTTGAAAGCCGATGACGGGCAATGGTATTTGACTCAGGCTAGTGAAATCTCTAGGGAGGAGCGATCGCGTCACCAGATTAGCTATAGAAGGTGTGAGCAGAAGCCCGAAAACAACTATCCTATTATTTCTTTACTTTACCAAGACCAGAACTTATCTCAAGCGCCACTTAAGCCTGAATTCAAAATAGCTGAGTATTGGCTGACTGGTAATAAAAAATATAAATTAAAACTTATCACATCAAAAGATGGCGACCCCAGTATAGGCTACGACGACGACAAGATGACAGTTGCCAACGATGCAGCCAACGCTTTTGTACATAATTATGGTAAAGGTAAATACTTGTTTGCATCATTTAGATTTGATTTTGCAACCGGATACGAGTTTATTATAAAAAAACCCACAGGAGAAACAGTAGAAATAAAGTCCCCTAGCAATGCCGGCTTTGGGTATTTAGGAAATGGGATATATCAGTTCTATATTGAGAATGGCATAGGACGTTCGTTGGATGCTATGCTTCCAGACATAAGGATAAATAACGAGACTAGGATGTTTGTCCGTAACGGTACAATTGGCGATGTGTATTATGGACTTGATGCGCCTGGTGCTTACCTCGACGGGTTTGGCGGGAATGTCAAATACCTCACTTCTAGTTCTGGAGGTTTTGGCTTTTATGCCACATCTAGGCTAAATTCTTATATATTGCCGGAAGGCAAGAATTACACAATATATGATGGCGAATTGATTGAATTAAGCGGTTCAGTCAGTATAAATTTAGGCGGAATATTTGAATACGAGGGAGTACCTACTGCTAATAATAACTATATTCCTCAGTTTTTAGATCGTCCGCTTTTTGGCTGGAGGAATAGAACAGTATCACATACAACGTGGCTACCCAATGAAAATAAAACTTTTACCTTTTTTTCCACAGCAAGTAAAGATACAGTATCTGATCAAGATAACATATATAAGTATACTTACCTGGAAACTATGTCTGGTGAGCTAATGCTAATGAGTTGGGAAAAAGACTACATAGTGCATAAGTTCTCAGGAGTGAATAAAGAAACTAAGCACATAGTGAATGAAGAAACTAAGCACATAGAGGGGAATAATGCTACCCTTGCAGAATATATTGCTCCAGGTACACAAATATTAACTCTAAAAAGATATGGTGACGTGGACGGTGATAATGACCTTCAACTAAACGCAACAGGTAAATTTTTAATTTTACCTAAAACTTACAATACGTCTTTAACTCCAGATACAGTTTCATTTTCAGTAAGATTGGATTATGGTTTGGATTTTTACACAGATAGGCTTAATCCAAGCTTGGATTTATCATCTTATATAGGTGAAAAGATAATTACTTCTCAAACTATGGGTGGTGTGAATTATATAATAAGAGGGTTTATAAAGGGCTTTACAGAAGATGCAAACGGTAGGTTGAATTTCAATATTACGGTAGAAAATATGTCCTCGATACCGAGAGCAGAGTCTTCTTTAAACTTTATTAAAAATAGAAACCATCCTTTTGTAGATTTTATAGTATTAGACAATGGTTGTTTCTGGAACTACTATTTAAGCTCTGCCATTAATGCGGGAGCTATATCGTACAAAAGATTTAACTATGACGGATTTAGCTTTAAAGACATAGAGGGGATGTCTTTTGGTACGAGAAGAAAAACTTTGACCTGTGATCAGACGATGGGGTTTATCCATACGAACCCCATAACAGTACCTTTCTGCGCTTTATACTTAGATGACATATACGCGCCACCTGCTAGAGTTCTACTTACAGACAATTTAGTGGGTAGAAGTATTTATAGGGTTAATGATTTTTCATTAATAGACTCATATGTAGATGGAAGTACTGCCGAAGAACTAAAAATAAAAAAAATGCCTGTATCTGAATGGAAGATTGATGATGAGGGCAACGTTGTGTATAGCAAAACTTTTTTAGTAGACTACATTAATAAATTCCCTCACATCAATCCTGACACAAAAACCATTGATCCGAACTTAACTCAATTTGGTAGCAGCTATCACCCAAAAGTTTAGTGGTATTGCTTAGGGGTTCTATCCTGTATCTGCTATCGCTGCTCTTCAAAAGGGAAAGCATTATTGCCGAATAATGCTTTACCAGTCAGGCTTTCTACGGCTAACCACAATAGACCAATCTAGACCGCTACCTAGTGTTTGGGCTATTATCTGAAAAATGGTTAGATCAACTTGCGGAGGTTCTGGATCTGGAGGAATTTGTATTTTATCAAAAGTTACTATTGGGTAATCACGCCTACCTAATGTAAGGCTAGTGACTGATGTAATTTTAGGCATACCGTTAATAGAACCAAGTATTGTGTCTGTAGTAGACGCTGATAGAATTGTGCGTCTACGATACTGGCCGTTACACCAATAAGTGAAAGGATCTCCCTCTTTGAGGTCTGGTCTACCTTCTATTTGAAGAGCCTCAGTAAAACCATTCCGCCAATTCTCAACAGCTAGTTTACACCTCGCGCCAGTTATAGCTTGATCAAATGTAGTAGCTGCTGTGAAGGATTCTCTACCTCCAACTGGATTACTAGCACTATAACCTTTAGATTGAATGAGATATCTATACTCTTGAGGTGCTGGATCTGTATCAGGTGGGGGTAGGTTGTCTGGGTCGTTTAACTTGAATAGGGGGGGTCTGCGAGGAGCTAAGGGTAACTCACCTGTACCTTCTTCTACAAATGTCTCTTCAACAGCAGAGGCGATCTCCTGACCCTGCGCGTTAAACTTTTTAATGTAGGTTGAGAATTTCTGGGGGGACACTTCTTCCTTGTTAGTAACTACAGAGACATTAAGGATAGGGTCTATGCCATAAGTATATTTATACGTAGGAGGTATTACTTCTGTAAAAGACTCAAACCTCGACTCCTCCCCTACTATTAATCTAGGTAGAAGCTTGTCGGTTGATCCGGGATCTATACCTGTATTTTCTGGATTCTCTCTGCTTTTATATGATACCGTCTCACTGCGCTCAAATTTTACATAGTAGGGAGGTGCATAATTAAGATTTTTTACAAACACAGGGGAACTTGTACCATCAGGATTGCACTCCTTACCTTGGACAAGAAAATCGCTGATACTGAATTTGTATTCAGGTATTATTTCTAAATATTTGCTTGATCTTCCCACTATAGGAAGATCAAAAAACTGATATAGCTCAAACTCAGGATCTGTTGCACCTAATTGCAAAGTCTGAGGTGCTTCAGTGGATTCCTGTTTGTATCTAACCTTCTGGAAACCATAAGCGTAAGTAGACAGTAAATAACCTGTTTTAATATCATAATTATATGTTGTTGTTACCTGCCTAATTAGCTGCCAGTAGTTAGAAGGTATACCATCAAGCCCACCTGTACTAGCGCTATATAAATCATCGGCTATAAAGGCAAAACCATAGGTTTCGTCCACCTGTTTTGTTATAGTACCACCAGATTCAGTAATTATAGAACGTGATTTGGTAGTACCTCCTATGTCAAAGCACAGACTCATAGTTTTTATTGTGTCTACACCTTCCAAAACATTGGGAGCATCCTCATCACCTTCTATGCGCTCTTTAGTTGTTAAATCAATAGCAGTGAAGGTGGGTATATAATTACCCTGCGTTGGGTCAACTATATCAGTATCTAGTGGGTCTGAAAACTCCCCTGTTAGCTCAACATTAGGATATTCAAACCCTAATGCAATATCCTCTGCTGCTTGTATAGTAGGTACTGGATAAGGTGTAGTTGTTAAAGGGAAAGTAGTCTGATTATTAAACGTTGGTGAGATATATGGCGGTGAGCTTATTACTGTCTTGGCAGTTCTATCTATAGCCTCGTAGCTAGTTTCTACAGCCCCGTAAATCTCCGATTCAGGATAATAAGCACCCCCGTAGACATTAATAGATGAAACCTCCACACCATTGGGATTACTCCACCGAATGAATGCGTTAGCAATCCTTACTCTTTCCTCTAGTAACTGTATTGGATCTACGACAGCATCAAGAGGAGTATTTTCTGGTATGTTTACGGGGTTTAAAGTAACTGAACCTAGGTAGGGTATGCCTATCTTAGATAGTAAGTTTTGAACTGTTGTAGTTTTGTTTGGATCTGGATCATCAGGATCGTCAGGTACTACGCAATCAGGATCAAGGAAAGGCACGTCAGTAGGAGGATTGTTAGTACCGTCTCCTCTCAGAAAAGCAACGCTTCCCGCATTATTCTCCCATCTACCACCAAGAGATACGCTGATTCTGCATCGGCTGTCAGGATGTATAGAACGGGGCATCTCCTGAATCTGAATGTTATTAATCCTAAAAGGTATTCCGTATATATTAAATTCTTTACCCGGTTTAAATATAGACTGTAATATGTTCTTAGATAACGTGGATTCAAGCTCTAACTGACCACTTGGATGCTGCTCAAACTGGCGGTTAATCTGCACAGTGCCAGTTAAAGGTAAATTGTAGAAGAATGATGGTAAAGATGTAAGCAGCTTAGGTGCAAAGGGTAATGGGTTAGGAGCCATAGACAACTATAGAAGGTATGACCTCGTTTAAATAAATTTGAACAGTATTTGTATAGGGATTGTGAAAGAACTCGCCAGCAGTAGGAGATACAGGGTTAACTGCTGGTGTTAGGCTTTTACCATTAGCTACCACAAGTAAGACCAGCCGCCAATCATTAGGTAAGGGCATAGCCCCTGACGGGTTACTAATTACCACTGTTTTGGTACTAGCGTAGTCAATATTGGCTAGGTGGGGATAATAAACCCCGTTGGTATTCTGGTCAAAAGAAACCTCGATGAACGGAGTGTACGAACCTAATAGGCTGTCAGGGAAATCAGGGGAGTCTATTATTATTGCCATTATTTATATTGCTTGTAAGACTTACCCTGTATCTGAGTTCTTGTTAGTTCAAACGGTAGCGTGAACTTAACACCCCTGTAAGTTATCTGAACATCAGAATCAGTTTTTTTAATTCTGGGTAGTAGTTTGTAGAATAAATTGGCATTTTCTTCTGTTGTGTACATAGCTTTTCTTTAATACAAGTCCTTAAACAGGTGTAGGATTTGAATCATCACTTTCTGGTTCTTCGTAATCTAAAGGGCAATCACCAGGAGTAACGTATTCAGCAGGGGATAATCCTAGCAGGGTCATAGCTTCTGACAATAAGCCGATCAAATACAAGCGACGTGCAGGACGGCTCACCACTAAATCAGTCCAGTAATTACCATCAGAATCAGGCACTCTAGAAATAGTTACATGAAGGTCGTCAGAAGGTAGACCGCCAAAGTCTCCGGTAGTGGACGCTAATAAGTCTTCATCTGTTTGAATAGTCTCACTGAAGTCATTACCTTGATCTGGTTTAGGTTGGTCAGCCATATCACTTATTTTGATTACTAGCTCAATTATATAAACCCAACCACATATATATGTATGACCATTTAGAAGCGATTTGGTTCTTAAGTATGACTTGATATCCCATCAACGCCCTGACTGTGATTTAGCAAGATTACTTTTAAGTTTGTTCGATCAGCTTCTGCTATCTCAGAGCCTGAACCGTATTATTAGCAATAGCTGAGGGTGTTCCAACATTCGAGGTAAGAATAGACTGATATGAATGTTAGAACACCCTTTTAACCCTTACTATATATACGTTCTAGCCTTACGATCTTTTTAACTAGATCCAATAATTTTTACAATGAGTGCTATTCTATCTCACTAATTAATATAATTTTTGCTATCTATTATCAAGCTACTTAATTGATTATTGTTAGGGGCGATCGCTTTAGAGACGTTAGGGTACGCTGTTTACTCCTTATTGGGGCAAAAAAGTGGTGGGTGGTGACGGGAAACAGTAAATTACTAAAAATTTGCAGCACAAATGTCTGGACTACAAGAGCTAAAAATAAGCTTAAGGGTCGTAGCCCTTGGGTATATTGATTTGAAAAGCTTACCTGACCCTCTCAGCCAACGTCAGGCGATCGTCTGAGGGGAAGCTTTTGTTTTTGTCATCGAGTTTTTCTGATTTCTCAGAGTTGCGTCAATACAGGTAGTCTGCGGGAATTGTCCCGGTTTTTAAAATTTTGAGAATAGCTTTATACTTATCCGAAGTCTTCAGTAGTTCTTTTTTCACGCATCCCGGTCACAGGAGTTGGTACTCTGAAAGTTTCACCCTTTTATCCTAGTGGGTAACTTACTCTTACTCCTACCATCAGCAAGGTTCTTGAGTCGCCTGGTGAAATTCTTAGCTGGTGTCTTCTTAGCTCACTTATTGCGTCGTATTCCGCCTTCCGCTTACTTGACTTTATATACGAGAGTTCAAGTCCTCCACAGTTCGCTACACTGCTTTGTTTTGACCATTAACCAGAACTTCGTTTTATTACGGAGTTACGTTTCCGCATCAGCTTACAACCTTTTTCCTTTGGGCTAGTTTTACCGGGAACACCGCTACCCCTCAGCTACTAAGAACTGCTATATAGTAACTTGACGCTACCCTAGCATATACTGCTTACCCTTCCAAGTTACACAGTCTTAGCACTTACTCATTCCCTCAAGGCTCCTATACTACCCATTCCTTGCAGAACTTCATACGTATCAGAGAGGTACTTGCCTGAGCATCTTTCTGGTTGCTCCGAGGTTATGCTCGGATTAGAATCTTGTTGACCTCTTTTATGAGGCTTTGCCTTACTCCCTACTCCCTGCCCTTCTAAAATAAATTAGATAGGTTGTGTTGTCGTGGTGGTTAGCATTCGCAAGATTAGCATCTGGTCACACTCGGCTTTACGCCGCAGGTATCAGATGCCTAAATAATAGCACAGGATTTTGATATGAGTCAAATGTTTTTTGTAAATATTGCTTTGTCAGTTTTGTTTCGATCCTTATTAGGGATCGTGCCTTTGTTATAACTCCTATTTAGAAAATCAGGTAATACTGTTTCTGTTTCAATCCTTTATAGGGTTATAGCATTTTTATAGTTTATTAAGTTTATAGTGGTCTAAAGCCCTACCATTTAAGATATACCATTTATTTTACAATTAATGTTGCTATTTTGTAAAATATCTAGTATACTTGAAGCAACAACATTAGCATCAGGTCGAAATGCTTAATCTTACTTACACCTACAAATTACAACCAACAGCGAAACAGATAGAAACCATAGAGCATAATCTCAACGTGTGTAAGTCTGTTTGGAACTATGCTCTATACGTCAGAAAGCTCTGGTACAATAGCCGTAGTTGTAAGATTAACCAATGCTCTCTATTTCAGGAATATGTTGTTGAACCTTTTGAGTATCCTAACTACCATACTAAGTCTTCTGAATTAACACTTGCTAAAAAGACTAATCCTTTTCTTAAATCTGGTAATGCCCAAGCCATGCAGCAGACATTACGTAAGTTGGATAGAGCATTCAATGATATGAAGTCTAGAGGAATGGGGTTTCCTAGATACAAGAAAAAGATGAAGTCTTTTAATTTGTTAGGAGGTATATCAGTTCAAGGAAATATACTCAAGATGCCTCTACTTAAAGAGGTTAAGTTTAGAAAGTCAAGAGAAATTCCAGAAGGGTTCAAGGCTAAGCAAGTACAAATCATTAAAAAGGCAAGCGGTTACTACGCTAATTTAATGATAGAGCTTGATGTTAATGTTGCTAGTCCTACACCTCATGGTCATGCCTTGGGGATTGATGTAGGTATTCAAAACATGATAGCAACTTCCGACGGGTTGACGCTAAAAAGACCTAAGTTCCTAGATAAAGCACTGCGTAAGATTAAATTACTACAAAGGAAGCTTAAAAAGAAAACTATTGGGTCTAATAACTGGAGAAGTCTGCAACATCGGATTGCTTTGTTACATGAGGCTGTAGCAAATAGGCGTAAAGATTACCATTTTAAATTAGCTCACCAGTTGTGCGGAAATTCGGGAATGATATTTGTTGAAGATATTAACTTTGTAGCTTGGAGCAAAGGTTCATTTTCAAAACAGTCTCTAGATATGTGTCTAGGTCAATTCTTCAACATCCTTGAGTATGTCTGCTCTCAGACTGACACCTACTTCAGTAAAGTAGATAAAAACTACACTTCTCAGATTTGCCCTAATTGTGGAACTCACACAGGTAAAAAAGACCTAAGTGTGAGGGTGCATAAATGTTCTGAATGTGGGTATGAGCGAGATAGAGACATAGCTGCTGCTGAAGTAATAAGAAATAGGGGTTTAGATAATATTGCGGTAGGAACTGCCGTGATTAAACAGTCCAGTAATGGCGTTCTAGCGGGGACTTCGGTCTAGTTAAGAGTCTAAATGGGAATCCCTTATCTTTAAGGGAAGTTCAACCTAATGAGCTTCTTGCTTCTCCTTTCAGTTTCAATCACTGATAAGGGTTATAGAGTTTTTTCTGCCAAAACATATAAATTTCCGAAGATAAAATATAGTCTAGGTCAAATAATTGGCACAAAGCTCAAAAGAAAGTGGCAAAATTGCATGAACATATTGCTAATACTAGAAAGGACTTTCATTGGAAAATAGCACATCAACTTTGTGATACTGCTCAAACTATCTTTGTAGAAGATTTGAATTTAGTGGGATTGTCCAGGGGAATACTTGGCAAGCATTGTCTAGATGCTGGATGGGGACAATTCTTTGAAATTCTGGAGCAGTGTTGTTTTAAGCGTGGTGTATTTTTCCAGAAAGTAGATAGCCGAAAGACTTCTCAGATTTGCCCTAATTGTAGAATAGAAACGGGTAAAAAAGAGTTGTCACAGCGTGTTCATGTTTGTGAACATTGTGGCTATACAACTGATAGAGATGTTGCAGCCGCTCAAGTAGTTCTGATTAGAGGACTTGCAGCCGTCGGGCAGACGGTAAATATGCTTGCTGAGGGTAAATTCGTTGGAATCCCTGTGACGCAAGAATCCCCCCGGCTAGAAGCCGGGGGGAGTGTCAAGTGAATCTTGATTTAGATGTAGCGTTGGATGAACACGAATAATGCGACCGCCAATAATGATCGCCTCGCAGCGCAATCTATCCCCATTGTTAGGTTACACCGATGTCAGGTGCGATCGTGCATCTGTACTTGGTAATCCTTTTGAACTAACCCATGAGTCACAACGTCCACAAGTTTGCGCTGCTTACAAGGATTATTTTGGACGTAATCTGGTAGCTTCTATTTTTACACCTGGTGAACCTGTGAAAGTTGGTAGTTATGGTTTGCAGATTGCTAGAACTTTTAAAAACCCAACGCCACAGCAATTTGTAGCCGAATTAAACAGGCTTTATGATTTAGCTTTATCAGGTGTGAAACTTAGGTTGCTTTGCTGGTGTAAGCCTCTACCCTGTCATGTTGATACCATTCAGGAATATTTACTTTTTTCCATTGGCTATAAGGTAGAAATAGCACCATGCCAGATCAAACTTTTTTAGATAGATAAAATAATGGCATCAATAAATAGACTGAAACCTGGACAAACAGTTTACATCCCAACTAGAGGAGGGTCAGTAATAAAATATGACAGCTACATTGAAATCCACATTCAAGAAGTCAATGTTGAATCTGGTTATGTGATCGCTAAATCTGGACACATACCAGGAACCAGAAAATATAACTTATCTCAGATTAAGCAGTGGAGAATAAGTAAACCTAAATCGAAGTAACTTGATAATAAGCAAGATAACCTGATAGCAGCAAACTATCAGGTTATTTTATTTTTTTACCTTAAAAAACTTCACAACACCAAAAAACTCACCCAACACACCTTTCATCATCTCCTGCCTTTCCCTATGAGAGACGATCGCCTTGGAACCTGCTTTAATCCTGTTGCTGATATTATCCTTGTTCTGCTCTTCCATAACTAATGCATGGTAAAATATTCTTACTATATCAGTTAAAACAAATGGAACGATCGCCGCAACCGGGACAGATTTGGAAGCATTTCAAAGGTAATGATTATGAGGTGCTGCTAATAACTGGTATGCCTCTCATCGGCACAAATAACCCTGATTTAGATATTTTAAGGTCTTTCTGGTCTAAAGATATTAAGCACTCAGAAACTCAGGAGACACTAACCTTGATAACTGAGTTATCTAGTGACAACGTGACTACCACACACCTGATGAATTATCAGCATGAGCTACCTAAAGTTATTAAAGAACCTCATGTGATTTACCGCAGGTGTGATCGCGCCTATCCAGATATTTGGGCGCGACCTATGGATAATTTTTTGGATATCTTGACTGTTGAGCAATTGGCAGCAGTACAGGTTGGTAAACACAATTTGGGGTTTGGTGAAGGTTTGGATTATAGGTTCACCAGAATAAGCTAGTACAATTAAATAAGTAAAACAAAGGTAAAACAGAGTGCCAAAACGCAGCAGCAACATCAAAATTCTATATCACAAAGTCCGTCCAACCTTAGACTGTCCTGATGGTATTTATGCAGCTTATACAGCCAAGCGTAAATTCCCCACAGCACAACTAATCGGTTGTATTTATCAACAAGAACCACCAAAGGTTAACGATGGTGATAAGTTAATCATCGTAGATTTTAGTTTCCCCATAGAAGTAATCAACGGCTGGCGCGATCGCTCCTGCGAAGTAATTCTTATCGATCACCACAAAACCCTAGTGGATAAAGTGCGTGAGTATTGCACCAAAGTATTAATGCGCTCAATGGGTGTTTACTTACAATCAACACGTAATCAGCAATCAGCTAGTAGCGAACTAAAACAAGGTGCGTCAGCTTTATTGATTGATTCTGTTTTTAGTGCCGTCCGGGAAAAGCAAGAAGTAAAAGGTCAACCAGTATTCCAAGACTTCCTTACCTTTTTACGTTTCACAGGTTTATTCACTCAAATAAAGCAGCAGCCTGTCTGGTGTGATCGTTCCACGAGTATTAATGAGGTTTTAGATTTAGACTTCAGCAGCGATCGTCCTGAAGATTATACACATGATCAGTGGGAAGTTTTTAAAGAGTTCCACACCTTAATCATTACCCAGATTGAGAAGTTTATGGATGTGAAAGGAGTAGCCAGCCTATTCAGATACTTCTCAGACGGTGAGTTAAGTTTTGATATTAAAAAGTGTGGTGCTGTGTTGACGTGGGAGTATTTCTTTCCCGATGAACCAGTGCCAGCGCTGTTACTGTTTGCACAGGATAGGGATTTGTGGGTGTGGAGATTACCCCATTCTAAGCAGATAAATGAGGCTTTAGCTCACGTTGGGCGCACTCAGGCGATTTACGATGAACTGTTACCCCTTACTTTAGAACAGTTGACTAATCGCTTTATTGATTTAGGTAATATACTGGTCAACCCTAAGTTAGAAAAAGCCAAGGAACTAGCAGCAGGGGCAGTGTGGAGAGATATTCTAGGCTATAGAGTGTTAGTGGTTGAATTGCAGTCTCTGGATGCCTACTACTACAATGATGTGATGGAGTACCTGTACACTCACAATCCTGACTCACCTTTTGTAGCCACTTATATTAAGTTGCCTGATGATGCTGGGTACAAGTTTAGTTTTAGATCACCTCAAATATATGATGGCTTCGATGTTAGTTCTATTGCTGCAAAGTTCGGTGGTGGGGGGCATTTTTTTGCTGCTGGTGCTAAATTACGCAAACTACCTTGGGAGACTACTGAGACTATCGAGACTGCCGAGACTAACTCAATAGAGTATTTGGTTAAGTCTTTTAATGGTACTGGTGCAGAAGTCACAATGGGCAATTTCCCAAATCACTACATGGCGGAAAGATTTATCCAAGAGGTGAAAATTTACCCGACTTACTGCGATCGCCCCGTGTGGTGCGACGTGGTTGTGGATGGTGAACCAGTTGTCTAGTCCCAAACTGTTAGTAATTTTTAATATCATGTCACCACAAAAATTAAATCCTGAACAGGTCAGGGTTGGTTACAAAACTGAACTGGTTTTTCAGTTCGGCTTAATTTTTCTTGAGTTTTATACCAGATTTCCTATTTTGATATAGAAGCAAACCACAGGATCTGCATTACCAGCACCTGCAAAACCATCAGACATATATTCCTCACAAATTTCTTTTGCAATTTGCAGTTCTTCCATATCTAATACTAGTGAGCCATCACAAACACTTAATTTCCCTGCAAGTGTAACTTCTGGTCTGTATCATCCGAGGCAACATCCCTTATGAACTGGTTTGTTGCTTCTTTTAGAGCTTCTACTTCTGCTGCTGTAATAGGGACATTAAACATTGCGTGACCTCGTTTGGTGCAGATTTTTACTTTACTCTCCACCGTTAAATAATGATCTTACTTTAAAACAGTTGAAACATATAGCTATACAGTTATATACTTGGTATAGTAAAAACAACTCCACTGTTACAGAATTATCTATTAACCAGTGGAGCAATAACACATTAAAACTATGACCATTATCACACACTTTTTTGATGAGTTTGAGATTCAACAATGCGACGGCGGCACTCAGATTGGTAAGAAGCTAATCCCACACACTTATGTTAGTGCTACTCAGATGTGCAAGGCTAACAAGAAAAAACTAGCAGATTTTGCCCGACTTAAATCAACTAAAGAGTATTGGGAGGCAGTTTCTGCGGATGTGGGGATTCCCGTTTCCGGCTTGGTGATTGAGGTTGAGGGTTCACTAAACGGTGATGCAAGCATTCAAGGTACTTGGGTTGAATTAGAAATCGCCTTAGATTTAGCTAAGTGGTGCAGCACATCTTTTAGAGTTTGGGCTAATCGTTCGTTAAGACTTTTAGTTAACGGTGATTACCAAGCCTTAACACCCGATGCTGAGGAAGCTAAACAGAAAGTTCAACTCCTCTGGAATACTATCAGGAAGTCAACTGTAGTTACACGCAGCACAATCACAGAAATAATACCGATACGCGGGAAGCCCTGCACTTTAGTGGTGGGAGGTAAGCGAACGGCGGTTTTAACAGCCGTCTTCTTTGCACTCTCTAATCAGTCTTTTAATTGCTGCTGACCTACTACAACCCCAATTAGCAGCAATAGCCTCTAGTTTTTTAAGTTCAACATCATCAAGATACGCAGGAACAGGATGTTTTTTAGTTGCCATATATAATAATAAAGTGTAAATACTATGTTATTATATATTAAGGAGGTAAGAAAAATGTTTGGATGTCAACAAAATCTAATTAATCCTGACAAAGAAATAAAAGCGATACTTGAATTTCTTTGCAGTGAGTCCCAAAAACTAACTAATTGCGGGATCTATTATTCCCGGCAATTGTTTTTCAAGACTGGCAAAATCCCTAGTCGTGCTGATTTGCATAAAGAACTAGGTACAAGGAATTTAAACCCGCACTATCAGGCTTTTTACTCTGATACAGCACAACAAATCCTAACTACCGTAGCTGAGTCGTTTAAGTCGTTTTTTGGATCACTCAAAGCCGTTAAAGCTGGTAAAGTAACCCAAAAACCTAAACTGCCAAAATACCGTAAAGGTGGTATGGCATTAGTGACTTATACAGGTCGTTCCGTAAAGCTTGAAAACGAATTACTGCGTTTCCCCCTTGGTTCTAAGGTTAGGGCGTGGTTTGGTATTGACGCTTTTTATCTACCAATGCCATCAAACCTTGATCACAAATCAATCAGAGAATATCGGATATTGCCTAGAAATGGCTGCTTCTATCTTGAATTAGTCTATAAAACTGAACTAATTCAGGCAGAGGTTAATCCTAGCAATGCTTTGATGATTGATCATGGCATGAATAACTGGCTAACCTGTGTTAGCAATGTTGGCACGAGTTTTATTGTTGATGGCAAGCATCTAAAATCTATCAATCAAGGTTATAACAAGCGTGTTGCGTCTTTGACGGAAGGAAAGGCTAACGGATATTGGACTAAACGTTTAGCCAATATTACTGAAAAGCGTAACCGTACTATGCGAGATGCTATCAACAAAGCAGCCAGAAAAGTTGTTAGGCATTGCTTGGATAGCAAGATTGGTACAATTATTTTTGGTTGGAATGTTGGGCAAAAAGACGGCGCTAATATGGGAGCGAAGACTAACCAAAAGTTTGTCCAGATTCCTACAGGTCGCCTTAAAGAAAGAATTAAACAACTGTGTGAGCAGTATGGCCTTCAGTTTGTAGAAACTGAAGAGTCATATACTTCCAAGGCTTCGTTTATTGATAGAGATTTTCTACCTACGTTCGGCGAAAAACCTGAAGGGTGGAAAGAATCTGGTAAGCGAGTTAAGCGTGGTTTGTACCGTACTGCTCAAGGCTATTTGATTAATGCAGACTGTAATGGCGCTGCAAATATGGGTAGAAAAAACGTAGCGGTGATGCTTGGACTAAATCTAAGCGGAATCAGTAGAGGCGATTTGTCAGCGCCTTTAAGACTTAAATTATGGTCTTAAGAATCTCAGTCGCTTCAGCGCTGAGAGTGTCAACAATCGAGAGACTATCTAACTGCTGACTGTCTCAAGCGTATTGATTTTGTAGAAGCTGCTATCTGTTTGCAAATTGATAATGATGTGGAACCCAACAAAGCCGTTATGCGAGCTATCGCTGTAAACCACATCAAAAGAATGATGCCGAAAAGGAAAGAGGTTTAAGTATGAGTAACGACATGGATCGGATACAGATAAATTTTAGAGCGAGAGTCAAACACAAGAAGAAGCTGGAGCGCTGGGCTAATGCTTCCAATACCACCACATCAGCCATAATTCTGAAGCTGATTGAAAACTTGCCGGAGGATGCGATCGTCCTTGAGGTTCCAGCTAGGTTGGATTAAATAAAAAATAACCCTGTAGCCGTTACAAACTACAGGGTTATTTTTGTTTTGGTAGGTATGTTTAGTGATCCCAACCACCCATTATTAGACTTTCTGCTGATTTCTCCATGTCCTCATAAACCATCACACCATTACCTGTAAATCTTTTCATAGCAGCAAGCATAGAATTTTTTACTATTTCTGCACAATCTAAGGCTTGCTGCTGCGTACAAGTAGCTACAATCTCATCATGGCATATCAGACCTAATCTCAAATCATACTTGTCTGTAAAGACAGCCTCCTGGTAAACCTTTGCTATGCCAGATTTCATGATGTCACTTTCTGTTTTTAACCAGACATTTGCGATAGCACCTTGGGGCATATATGGTCTTCCATCCCCTGAATTTTTGCAGAATACATAAGACCGTCTCATGTACCCTTCTGTCTTGTTGGGACAGAAGTCAGTCTGCAATACTCCATACCAATGTCCATCAATTTGTATTTTTTTGTTGTTACCTTGCTTCCACAAGCTAGTTCTAAGTTTTGCAATTTCGGGGAAAACATCAGGAAAAGCATTTACCATTGCTTCACATATTTCCAGAGGTACATCACGCTTTTGACCTGTCTTGATGGTGTTCTGCAATGTTGGTGCGCTACCGCAATTTAAGCCACTGTACACGACATTTTTACAGCTTGCCCTTATTGGCTTAAAAATCTTTTGGTAACGTTTTGCAGTTTCTATGTCTAAACAAGTTACTTTCTCGAAATGACCACCGTTTATATTACTTATATCTTCTACGCTAAGATGCCTATATTGCTTATATTCTTCTACGACAGCAAATACAGATTTCATAGTTATCGCGTGGTTATCCAAACCATTCTCTTCTATGTATTTCATAGTTTTACTTGCATACTCACCGCTATAAAACTTTGCAATAGCTAAGTGTGCAGCAGGTAAATCTTGGTCAATAGTATTAAATCCTGCTGGTGACTTGAAAATGTGTCTAACTATCGGGCATCCCATTTTTACCAAACTATCAGGCATTTTATTTTCACTGGGCGGATTTTGCAGATTAGCAGCCTGACATTTGACAGGGTTTCTCTTGTTACCTGAACAAGTTCTACCTTGCCCTTTACGGGTCAATTGCCTCACCCCACCGGATATCCTTGGTATACCTTCAACCCAGATAATCTCCTGCCTCACTTGCTTGCAATAGTTCATGTAAATTGCAATCGTGCGGAAATCTACAACCAACTGAACCACACGATGATCACCTAGTAAAGCCAAATCAGATTTACTACTCCCATACTTCACCACAGAGTCGATCACTTCATGAGTTTCCTGCTCTATCTCCAAATCATCCATATCCTCGTCATCATCATCCGCATCTACACCAGACGATCGCTTGTTAGCCTCAATCTGTTGGTTGATTTTCTGAACGATTCCCGCTATTTGCTGACTAGATTTGATATTGCAGCCTGGGTGCATCTTGACAAATTCCATCTCAATATCAAGTAACTTGGCTTGATACCATTTGATTTGCCTCTCCAATTCCACTAAATCAACAGGTAAGCCCCAATGGTTGATTTCTACTAAAGCTGGGGTAAATTCACTTTCTATTTTAGCTACAGTTTGCAATCCTGCTAACTTAATCTCCTTAGCTAAATGCGTGAATAATCGCTTGGTGTAGCTGATGTCCAGCGCTGCATAGTTGATTTGAGCATTTCTTAAAGGTAGTGAGAAATCAGAAGACTGCTCGGTTTTATCAACATCTTTAATCTTCAGATAGCGCTCACAGCAATCTTTTAAGCCGTGGCGATACGTCAGAATACCTGCTGTCAATAGTTGAGAGAGGATCATAGTGTCATAGCTGATCCACATTTTGACACCCCAGTGAACCCGCAAGAATAGCAAATCAAACCCGATGTTATGTCCAATAAAGGCTTTTTTAGCTTTGGCAAACTCAATGGTCTTAAACTTTAGGTATTCAATAAACGCCTTATACTTTTCAGACAGTAAGGGTTTATCCCACTTAGTTTTAAGGTCTACAACCAGCACATCTTTCTGATGGACTGCTGAGATTTGAAATAGCCGGATATCACCATAGTAGGGGGATAATGCCATATCCTGTAAGCCGTTCGTGGTTCCCTTTTTCCAGCTACGAGCATTAGTGGTCTTCTTTTTATAAGCCCCATTCTCAGGTGCGATCACACCATAAGTTTCTAAGTCAAGCACCACCAAGTTACTGCTGAAGCATTCGTTAACAAACTGATAGATTTCATCAGTTATATCTGCGTCGCATCCTACAAACTTTACCCAAGGAGCTAAAGGTTCCTGATTTTCCACTATTGATATACCGTTCTCAGCCCCGATGCTGGAGAACATATCAAGCTGAGTACCTGCAAGTGTTGCAACCATATTTTGTTAAAAGCAGTGAGTATTGTTTAGAGAGTCACGCTATGTCAGCTATAGCACTATATCGCATTGCTACCTGATATACGTTATTGACATTGCTGTAAATATATTCTAGCATTGTTGCTATAACTACCATAAGAGAATAAACCAGAAATGGCAATAGCGATTAGAAAATATACCAGATCGTTCATAGACCTGTTGGAACTAGACCTTAACCTAGATTTATGGGGCGAGGTGGTAGAAGTGTTATCTAACTGTCCCGAACCTAACTGGACTAGCCCAGAGCTTTATTTTGCCTATGACCGGAATAGGATAATCGGTTTTATCCTTGGTAGCAACGGTTGTAAGTGCTATTACATATCTGTAGACTATCGTTATCGAAATCAAGGCATCGCCTCAGAACTGGTTAGGGTTTCTGGATTTTACGAACCCCACGATATCTACAACAGCAGTGAGGCTAGAGGGTTCTGGGCTAGTGTAGCTCAAAGTATGGTGGCAGCATGACCAAACTTTCCCACCTTTACACAATCGCCCCCACCCATACACAACTGAATTTAAACCAAGCGGTATGGTGGGTGTGTTTCCTTCTTAAATCCAGCAACACGTATCACACAGACATCAAAAATAAGTTACAGCGAGATTACCCAAACTTTAAATTGTCTAGTTGCATACTAGATCAAGCATTAAGTCTGCTGAGGAATGAGAAACTTGTAACCACTACAGACCAACCAACAGGTACAAGAGGGGCAAAAAGAAAGATTTACGCGATCGCACCTGCGGGTCAATCTTTGGTTAATGATTTCGCTAATTTATGGAGGCAATTCACCAATGGTTAGTATATCAGCTACTACATTAGACCAGTTAGTTAAATTAACCAAGTTAGACAGGAAAAATATACACCTTATTCTGGATACTTACCCAGAGCTAGTCAATAATGATCCAGCTACTCTTGATGTGAACAATCTGGCTGATCTCATAAATGACAACAAGTTTGACCTAGTAACAAGTCTCAATAAATATCGCTGGTGAAATTATGACTAACTTTGATTCGCCAAAACTACCTTACTGCTTACCACTACATTTCAAGGACTTCTATGGTAGCCTGACAGATGATCAGAAAACCTACCTGATCTCAGAATTAGTAGACAGCCATCCTCACAACGTTGCATCCTTTATTGAGAAATTAAAGGAATCCGCTAAACGTGATAGTGAACTACCAGATAATGATCTTTTTGATTGGGACGCATAATAATGTCACTATCTAAAGAGTTTTTTCTGAAAGTTAGGGCTAAGGCTGGTTTGGCAGTCTTTACCTTACGGAAGATTGCCTTGTACTACTCTGAATATATAGAAGATGGTGGGAGTGATGCAGATGTTGAAAGGTTTGTTGCTTTTATCGAAGAGAACCGGGACGATATTTTAGCAAATGTAAATCGCTACACCATCCTAGACCAATTCATAGTTTAAAAAAATGTCATTAGTAAATAAGTACAGACCCCAGAGGCTAACCCAAATAGTTGGGCAACGTTCCACAGTAATGTGTCTCAAGAACGCTATAAACCGCCAGACTTTACACCCTGCTTACTTATTCAGTGGTGAACGTGGTACAGGTAAAACTTCCACAGCCCGTGTAATTGCAAAGTCTTTAAATTGCCAAAGAGGCTTAACAACAGAACCTTGTGGAGAGTGCAGCAACTGTAAATCCATACAATCTGGTGGTGCGTCGCTGGGAGTAAATGAAATAGATTGCGCCACCAATAACGGTGTAGACTTTGCCAGAGACTTGGTTAGCAAAATCTATTACGCGCCGATGTCCAATTACAAAGTTTATGTTTTTGACGAGGCTCATAATTTAACCAGACAGGCTTTCGACGCTTTATTAAAATGCCTTGAGGATTCAGGTAGTAAGGTAATTTTCATTCTCGTAACTACTGAACCTAACAAAATACCCAAAACAGTACAATCTCGTTGTCAGCACTTCCAATTTACACCACCTTCTCACAGCGATGTTGTAAACTACTTGCGATCGCTCCTCGCCCTAGAAAACTTATCTGTGAGCGATGAAATTCTAGAGTTGATTGCTGAACATACAGATGGTGTATTAAGGGAGGCTTTAACTCTGCTGGATAAAATAGCACTGTCTGGTTTTACTGAAGTTAATGATGTTTACGAGCTACTGAATAAACCGCAACCTACAGACATTCATAAGTTACTTGCGTGCTGCGTAAAGCAAGACTATCAAGGTATTTATCGTGAACTGAAAGCCGTAAATAAGTCTGGTGCAGATCCTTTAAAAGTGCTGGGAGATATCGCCAACTTCATCAGAAACGCAATTGTTGGTTACAGTAAACCAGACTATAAGCTGATGACCACTGATACAACTACTTTTAAATTAGCTAGTCAGTGGGGGCGATCGCTTCCCCAATCTACTCTAGTTGACTGTGTGATCATGCTGCGTAAGGCTGAAATTGATTTTATAGCAGCTAAGTTTCCGAAGCTTTATCTGGAGTCAGTTTTACTTGAGTTATCTAAAATGATGACACTTACTAAAAATGAGTTTACATCTGCTCAAAGTAAACCAACAGTCAAACAGTTGCAACAAGTAGAAATGGAAACTGGATCAAACCTAATAACCAACTGTTACTACAATTGCGATAATCCCGTTCTATTAACGTTACCTGAGTTTGAACCTGTAGAACCTTGCGTCAGAACTGCAATGCTCTGGCAACAGCTTTGTCAAACAGAACCGATGAACAAACTAAGAACTAAAATAGTTGAGTATCAATGGTATGAGCAGGATCTAATGATTGTGCTTGACGCAAGTGTTGGTGCTAAACCTAATGTTAAAGAGTTAGCAGCATCAAGGATTAAAGAAGCCCAACGTGCGATCGGTATGCAGCCCTACGATTCAATAAATGTGGTAGTGCATTATTAAATTGTGCTACTGTGGCGTTATGAGTGTTGGTGGTACATACGCTTTGCTTTGATTTTGAGTGTGTACTTCTGTCATTTGTTTTACCTTTTATATCAAACCCGCGAACCCTTTGTTGAGTAGGTCGCGGGTTTTTTGTTGGTCATACACAGCACGTCATTAAATTACTAGCCTTAATGATATAGAGCTAAACAATTAAAATAATGCAAATATCCCAAAACTGTATAGACCTTATAAAGGAGTTTGAAGGTTTCCGATCCAGTGCTTATCTATGCCCGGCTGGTGTACCTACTATTGGCTACGGTACTACGATTTATCCCAACGGCGCAAAGGTGGCTACGCAGGATACAATCACACGGCAAGAAGCAGAAGATTTTCTAGAGGCTTCTGTCCTGCAATTTTCCAAGGCTGTAAATAGCGAAGTAAATGTAAAACTAAATCAAAACCAGTTTGATGCTTTGGTATCGTTTGTGTATAACGTTGGTATTGGTGCTTTTAAAAGTAGCACCATGTTGAGACTGATCAACGCCAATAAAATATCTGAAGCGGTTGATGAGTTTCCCAAGTGGGATAAAGCAACTGTAAATGGCAAGAAAGTATCACTAACAGGATTAGTACGTCGTAGAGAAGCAGAACGGAAACTATTTAACACTAGCGCTGTAACTGCTCAACCTTTAACTGCTCAACCTGAGTCGGTTCAGGAATCAGTAACATGGCTTAAAGAGTATACCGAGAAGGGTAAAAAGGTTGTAGTTACTTATGGCGGTTCGACTATCTGTGAGATTCTGCAATTTGAGTATTCACCACCGGAAGATTACTTACGAGAGTTACTAAAGACTTACCCGAACGCAAATAATTCTCATATAGCAACACCTGGGGAAAGTGTGCCGAAGGGCGATCGTGTTTTCATTATGGATCGCTCTTGCCTAGATTCTAGAAGTGAATTAGCCCAAAATGTTGTCAAGTCAGCCAAGAGTTTTTTAAGGTTGACAAAAACCAAGAGTAAAGACCAGTTTGGCTGTTATATACTCAAGCTAGATTACTTTAAGAATGGCGTGCTGGTGGATTCTTTAAACACTTGCTCAGGCATTGCTAGTAGGCAATATTTTAGAAAAGGAGTAGATAGTGTAGCTAGAAGTCTAGAACCTTTACCTGAAGGGTCATGGCGAATAGAGAATATTAAGTGGGCAGGTGGTAGAGGTAACTGGAATCAGGTATTTAACTCCGGTGTAGGCGCTGTAAGCGTACCCTTAACTTATATCTCACCGGGAAGTACCCGCCGAAGTGCAATAGAGGTGCATATTGACAATAACCGCAAGTCAGCCCCAGGTACAGCAGGTTGTGTAGGTGTCTACAATCGTGCTGATATGGAGAGGTTTCTAGGCTGGTTGTATGACACTGATCCTAGAGACTTTTACTGTGATTGGGGGCTGGGTTCTTGTCCGAAGATTGAGTAGTCGGTTGATAACAATAAAAAACCTCTAAGTATACATCCTTAGAGGTTTTTTCATTCAAAATAGATCCAACTGCTTATTCTGTCCAACTCTAGACAACTTAGGATTTATAGACCATAAATTAATCGAGTAACGATCGCTCGCGCATCTTATAGCTGCGTGGGGATTTTTGCAATTGAAAAGTACCACCGCACCAGAGGGTAGTTCAAAGGTTTCACGTTCTGGTGTAAAATCCTGCTTCCCGTAGCAATATCCTGGGTACATTGCTTGATATCCCCACAAGGTTGATTTGCTGGTTAGATTAATGCTCACTGCTGGGTAGTCTGCATAAGTTGCATCTCTATGCCAGTTTATCCCCACAGAACCATAAGCGACCAAGCCTAATGCAGATTTTGGTTGATAATCCAAACCAGTGTGCTGCATCGCCCGGTCAAAAATAGTGCTGCACCAATCCCATAACCGAGGTAACTTGTGAGCTTTATTAAATACTGGTTCCTTGTCCAATGTGGGTTGAGATTTTAACCAAAAGCGTTGTCTACCTTTTGCATAACTACTGACATCCCTTTGTAGTAGTTGCTGGTGTTGGTCAAGATATTCGCGGATCTGTTGCTGTTGGGTACTTGAGATAACTTTAATGATTTGTAGCATTACACTTGTTTTACCTTTGTGCTGATTATTATATCACGTTGTATATGCTACATTTGAAATAGTTTATTTAAAATTCTAAAAATATGTCGCTGTCTCACCTGTTCCACAACCTACGCGAGTACACAATTGGTAAAAATGGAATTGAAACCGCCAACCTACTCACACCATCAAAAACGATCGCAGCTATCCGCAAATGTGAAGAAAACCAACTAGAGTTTGCCGAGTTCATGGAAAGTGAGCAGGATTACAAGCGATTGGGCTTGGAGCTTAAATCCGTACTTGAGAATGTCTATGGTGACACTATTGATGGTTTTGAGGGTGTGAAGGTTAGCAATGGCGAGATTAAAGGGTTTTTCTTCAGTAATTTATCACCTACTCTAGTTAAGAAATTCCAGTTTACAGCGTCGCCGCAGGGAATTTACTTTGAGCTAATTAACGCCAATGAAATTAATAATGCTAATGTAAGTTTCCAGGAAGCTGGCTTATATGCTAATGATGTTGTAGATTTTGCTACGGCTGCAGGTGATAAAAAGAAGCGAGTAATTAAGAATTGCTCAGAGGGAAGTAAAACTTGTCACGGTGCGGACGGTAAAACCAAATACTGCATCAATAAGAATTTCAAGTGTGCTACAGAACGAAAAGCCACACCAGCCGAGCGCAAATCCAGAACTGTAAAACCATCACCAGAGGACGCAGCTAAGTTAGAGAAAATTGTACAGCGTGGGGAAGTTGCAGCCGAGAAATTCACCAAAGCACGAGTAAGTAAGGATAAGTTAGCCAAACTTGATCAGCAATTGCGCGATGAATTAAGCACAGGTGGTGAGGTTGACGTACTGAAGTTGCAACGGAAGCTGAAGTACCCCGCAACTACATATGGTAATGACCCTCTAAATAATCCAGTAAATCGGCTACTGGCTGATATGCGGACTAAGGGAGAACTTGAGGCTAATGAGTCAGGTGATAAGGTTAAGTTATCTAAATCTGATAAATCATCAGAAACTATAAACAGTAAAACTGCTAAAAACCAAGAATCAGCTAAAGGAAGTGATAAGATAGCTGATACAGGTAAAACAAAAGGTAAAGCAGTGTTAGAGTCAAAATCTAAGACAATAAAAGAAGCTGAGATAGCCCACAAAAAAATATCCGATGATATCGCAGCTAAAACTAGAAAGTTCGGAATAGATGAGATATTCAAAGACGATTACCTTTTCAACCCTACTGGCATGGAGGTATTGATCAGAAAGGATGCTAAGTTTATTCCAGCGAAAGTAGTTTCCTTACAAACTAGCTACAAAGACAACTTAAATAAGGCTACACCTACAGGTCGGTTGGTTGTGGAGACTCAAGACGGTACTAGAGCGTTGAGAATGAGTAACGGAATATTAGATAGTAAAAAAGTAAGTGCTGATGATCTTAAAGAGATGAATGCACTTGCTAAACAACAAAGTGAAGCTATGGTAACGCTGAAGAAATCTGATGAAGACTACTACTATACTAAAAACCTAAACGCACTAGACACCCTAAAAACCCAACAAGTAGAACTACTAGATAAAATCGCCGCCGCAAAAACTCCAGCCGAGAGACGATCACTCAATAAGGAATTGCAAGCTACCCGTAAAGAAATGGATGCTTTGAAGGCAGGGGACAATAAAAAAGAAGAATGGCGAAAACAATCTGAACAAAGTTATGACAAAGCTTTCAATGGTGAAAAGTTCTCCTACGACACCAAGGAAGGTAAAATTATAGCCAAGTATGTACAGGGTAGAGATGGTGTAAATTACCTAAAGATGTACAAAGATGACAGTGACAACCCGTTCCAAAGTCCAATAATGAATAGATCCGAGTTATCTAACTTTATTGACGGTCTTCATAATCCTAAAATTCAGGATGCAAGCGGATTTAACTCAACACCAGTGTTTGATAAGAAAGGCACTCGTAAAGAAATGGAAGATTTGAAGGTTGGGGGCGATCGTGGTGGGGAAGGCAAGGAAGTAGCCAAAAAAGTACCACAATCTGAAAAGAGCTATGAACAGATAGCCCAAGAAAGAGAAGGTGCTGACTTGACTTACAGACAGGCAAAAGATGCTCCTAAAGGGGGGGCTGTAAACCAGAATTATGGTAATTCGCAAGCAACTATTGCTGATGCACTAAACCGTAAAGTATTTGGCGTTGGTAATGGTGAAAAAATCTACAACTGGGCTAAAAAGCATGATGTGGATTTATTCAAATTGCAAATGGATGCTAATAACGATTTTTCTATATCAACAGACGGTAAAAGGTCAGCAGACAACAGAGCGCTGATGGATGCCGTTGTGATGGGTAAGCCTTTCAAGAAAACTGCGCCCACAGTAAAAACCAAACCCGAACCCGAACCCGAACCCGTAGCGGAAACCAAGCCTCGTAAAGTTGGTAACTCAGAAGTAGGGTCAGTTTACGATGGAGATAAGAGGCTAGAACATCACGTCTCAATCAACGGTAAATCAGAGCATCTTTTCAGTGTGCTAGGTAAAGATAAGTACGGTGAGTTCAAAGATCAATTAGCAGAACTCCAAAAGAAAAATAACTACGACTTATCAAAGTACGAACCGGAACTAGATAAGTTGGTAGATGGTTTTATAGCTGATAAGCAAAATCCAGAACCAGTAGTCAGGGGTACTGCTAACACTTCTAAAGCAGGAGTTCCAACTTACACACGCGATCGCACCCCCGCAGAAGTGGATGAGTACAACCAGCACTTAGATAAGGTTGCTAAGGGGCTGAAAGCTGTTAAGGGTGAGGTTGCCTTAGCTTTCAGAACCAGAGGTGGCGGTACAGTTACTAAATCTGTAAAAGCTACTGTCTATGGTGAGAGTGGGCTAGCCTACGCGCCTAAAACAGATGCAATGGGTGAGGAAGGATTTAGCACACTTAGCGCACTTGTTCACGCTGCATCAGGTTTGAAAATAATAGAAGTTTCTACGGCTAAGGAAGCTAAACGGCTGTCCGGACTGTTGGCTGATAGTGGTATTGACTTCAGTAATCCCGATTTAACTACAGATGCGGACGTAGCTTATAAACTACGAGCAATTGTGAAAGGTACAGGTATTGCGCCTAATAAGTTACCTAAGCAGTTCACACCTCCCGATAGCTGGGGGAAAGGTGCTGATGTTAAATCTGAAGCTGGTAAGGAAGTTAAAACACAGGCATCTAAAACAAGCACTGGAGGCAAGCCAACAGTAGCTACTCTACAAAAGCAATATGCCGATGTGGGATTAACATTTGAAAAAGATCAGGATAACAACAGATATCCGTACAAAGTTACTAATGCTGATGGGAAGTTTAACAGGTATAAGACTCTATCTGAGGCTAGGGAAGCATTACCAAAATTAGCTGAAACAGAGAAGACTAGAGCATCTAAAACAAGTGTGACTAGCAGCAAATACGAAGTGGAAGATTTTGAGGCAGCAGAGGGAGTTGCTAAATTGGAGAGTGATCTTAGGATGGCGGATGGTATGCTAAAAGCCATTAAAGAAACTATCACAGCACTGGACGATGAATTAAAGGATGTTAAGGGTAGTAAGCGTAACAGCTATACCGTAAGTGGGTTATCCGGTAAGAAAAAACTCACTAAGGAACAAATGATATCCTCCATATTAGATAAACAAGAGGATTATAAAAATATGATTCAGCAAGCGGAGGATAGGAGGAAAAAAACTAAAGATGGTTTGAGTAAAGTACCAGAAGATGCAACTAAAGCATACAACTACCTATACAAGAGAGTAGACCCAGATAGTATAACCTCTGAATATGGCTTAATAGAAGCTGGTAAGAAACGCGGTTTTAAAGTAGGTAAAAGGTTTGGCAACTACATCATTGACCAAAACAAATACGATAGTGATTACAAACTACCTACAAAACTAGGGTCTGATTTGGAAGAAGCCGTTTACGGACTAAACACAGCTATTGCGAGAGGTGAATTTGTAAAATCCTTAAACACTTCACCGGACATCGAAGTATCTATGCAGGGCGAGAGTTATACGGTTTTAAATAAGAAGACAGGTGAGGAGCAAAGATTTGAGTTCTATAGAGGATTTGAGGATGTCAAAAAAGCTGTAGACTCTTTCTCAAACACTCAAAATAAACAAAACAGCACCGTAAGCAACATCAAAGGTTTAGAAGAGCGAAACAAACAGAAACTAGCGAAGTCAAGTGCATCGGAAGCGCGATCGCTCGTAGAAAACCTAACTAACGCTCAGGACGTACTCAAAAAACTAGACGAGTATGAACTGGTGGAAGGTTCTAAAAGGAATCGTTGGTTTAGTCCAGACCCCAAGGATGATGTTATGGACGATGAAGACTACAACGACGCTGTAAAATCAGCCCAAAATGAACTCAAGGACACCTACACCCGCTTGTTACCATCAACCAAAATCAAAGGGCTACAACCAGATTTACTTGGTGGTGACATGACTGCGATCGTTTCTCTCCCTGGTGGTGGTACTGAGGTGTGGAATACTTCTAAGGTCAAACCTGCTAAGGATGTTCCTAGCTTGCAGGATAAGGAAAGTGGGTTGTATGTCTATCCCACGTTGCCTGTGCAGGAGAAGGTTGAGAGTAAACCCAAAAAACGAACCTAGTACACCAAAAACACCGACTCCCGTAAAAATAGGAAACTTGCAAATAGCTGTAAATCCTGCCTTACATTCCGAACTTAACCTAGAGTTTGACCCCGTAACAGCGTGGACGATAACAGGTAAGGACGGTCAAAAAGTTAGGGAATCTATAAAGCTTGATAAGACTCAACCAATTGTGAGGTTTAAAACCAAAGACGCTGCTGAAAGGTTTGCTCAGAAAATTCTTAAGTCTGCTGAAAAGTTAAATGTCTAGTTAGGGGTTTGTAACTGTTCGGTAATTTCTACCTATAACTAGACAAACCTAACGGAACGTCCATATAATTAACTCAGTCAAGTAAAGGAGTTAATTATATGGGCTAACACTTCTAAAGCAGGAGTTCCAACTTACACACGCGATCGCACCCCCGCAGAAGTGGATGAGTACAACCAGCACTTAGATAAGGTTGCTAAGGGGTTGAGAGCGGTTAAGGGTGAAGTGTCTATTCCCGTTTCTGAGTGGGGTAAAGGAGTATCTACAAAGACAGTTCCTGCGACTATTTATGGTGGAACTGGGTTAGCATTTACAACCAATAACTTTACCTATACATCACCGTCGTCCGGTAAAACAGAAGAGTTTGTTACCAAGACACTAACCCATGTCCCCACAGGTATGAAGATCCTTGATGTCAGCAGTGAGAAACAGGCAAGGAAGCTAGTAGCACTTTTAGCAGAAAGCGGTGTAGATTTAACCAGCCCCGATTTGAATAAAGACGGGGATACCTTATCCAAGCTGGTGAAGATTATAAAGGGATCTGGTGTGACCCCACAAACAGGTATACCTAAGAAATTGAATGCTCCTGATAGCTGGGGGAGTTCAACAGCCAGCAAACCAACCCCAGATGTAACAAAAGATAGTGTAAAGCAAACTACTAGAGCAACACCAAAACCAGACGTATCAGAGGCTAGCCCATCAAAAGATGAGATTAAACAAAAGCAGTCAGATGTGTTAGAAAAATACTCTGCTAAAACTAAAAAACCTGACTCAGTAAGAGAACTAATAGATAGCCTGGATCTAGGTACTGGTAAAGCCAACGAAGCAAAATCTTTTCTAAAACGTAATCTAGAGAACAAGATTGAAAGGAAGTCTATCACTGAGGAAGATTTTAATAACGCCTTTAGCAACAGTTCCAACTTCATCCCAGAAGCAGATAGAAAAGCTGTAAAAGAGCAGTTCATCAAAGGTTTCTCAGATATTGGTGTTTCAATCGTCAAGTCTGCTATGAGTGACAAGCAGGTGAAGTTGTCCGATGCAAAAGCTCTCATAGTACAGGCTAATAATCTCAGAGAGCTAGGTAATTCATCTGAAGCAGAGAAATTAGAGTCTGAAGCTAAAAGGCTTAGAACAGAAGCTAGACAAGTACAAGAACCTGAGAAGAAAACCAAACCAACCACCAACGAAGACAGGAATAAGGAAATTAAGGTAGCAGATAAAGAAACCAAACCCACAACTACTGAAGATATTAAAAAAGCCAAAGTAGTCGCTGATCTAGAGCTTCAGAAGTTGCAAGATGAGAGCAATATCAGTAATTTTCAAGACCAGATAGCTAAACTTGATGGTGAGCTAAAGGAAGTCCAGGAAAGCAAACGCAATAGTTATACTGAAAAAGGTCTGAACAAGCGCAAGCTCAACAAAAAAGAGAAAATAGCAGATATTCTCGAAAAGAAGGAGTTTTTCAAAACTGCCACTGAATCAGCAAACAAGCGGTTAGCTAAAATCGCTGATGATTTAGATAACACACCAAAAGAAGCTAAGGACGCTTACAATTCTCTTTACAGAAGCATAGATCCAACGGCTATAAAATCATTTGAAAATTTAGCAGAGGCGGGTAATAGGTTCGGTATGCTCATTGACAGAATGGGTGGAGATTATGTTATTAGAAGGCAACCAGCAGGTAGTAATATTTACGTACAGCCGACAACATTAGGTAGTGACCTCACAAGAGCTACCAACAGACTAAATGAAGAATTAGCTAGGGATAAGTTCATAAAATCTCTGAATACATCTCCTGATATCAAAGTCAGCGTAGCTGGTGGTGATTATGTAGTAGAGGATAAGAGAACGGGTAAAAAAGACCGATACTCACATTACAAAGATTTTGAGGATATTGAAAATGCTGTTAACACTTTGAAAAAACAACAAAGTAGACAAGACAGCACAATAAGTAATGTCAAAGGTTTAGAGGAGCGCAATAAACAGAAACTAGCAAAATCCAGTACATCTGAGGCACGATCGCTCGTAACCAACTTAACTAATGCACGGGAGACACTTAAAGAGCTAGGTAATTACAAGCGTGATAAAGATGGAAGTTGGTATTCTCCCGACTATGAGGATTTTAAACAAGACAAAGAATACAGTGATGATATTAAGTCAGCACAGAACGAAATTAAGGACACCTACACCCGATTACTACCATCAACCAAAATCAAAGGACTGCAACCAGATTTACTTGGTGGTGACATGACTGCGATCATTTCTCTCCCAGGTGGTGGTACTGAGGTGTGGAACACTTCAAAGGTCAAACCTGCTAAGGATGTACCTAGCTTGCAAGATAAGGAAAGTGGTCTGTATGTTTATCCCACGTTGCCGGGGCAGGAAGGTAAGGTTGAAAGCAAGCAGGAAAGTAAGGGTAAGTCTGAACCTGCGGCTAAAACAGAAACTAAACCAAACAAGAAGTTAAGCGACTTTCAGACCAAACTAAGTGCTGCAAAACCCTCAGAACAGTCTGATATGTATTTTGAAGCTAAAAAAGAAATATCTGATTATGATGACAGGTTAGCCAATCCAAAAAAATCAATAATGAAGCGAGGTAATAAGTATTTTCTCACTGATGGACAAGGAGATCCAATAGGCGAGGGCTACAGAACCCAAAAAGAAGCTGTTGCACTAGAAATAGAAGCTACTAACCAGAAACGGGATGAAGCAATAGATAAGATGAAAGAGGCTTACAAAGCTGTACAACCATCAACAGATTTAGGCAAAATTAGCCGTGAGTTCAGGGATAGTAGAGATAATCAAGGCAACTTCATAGGTGAAATTAAGTTCCCCAACGGTAAAGTAGAGAAAGTACCAGCAACAACAGCAGCGCCTACAGCAAGACTGGGTGAAGATTTACCTTACCACGAGGATACCGTTATGGAGAGATTTATTTACCCTCGGTTCCCTGCTAAATCTAAACCTGATAAAGAGGAAGAAATGATGGCAGGGGCTTCTAACTCAGCAGCTAGTCCTCGTAGTGGGGGTTTGTAACTGTTCGGTAATTTCTACCTATAACTAGACAAACCTAACGGAACGTCCATATAATTAACTCAGTCAAGTAAAGGAGTTAATTATATGGAAAACCACGAAGTGATGATTTCAATAGGAGATACTGCTAAAGAACTTGGTGTTTCGGTAAAAACAATTCGCAGATGGGCAAATGCTGGCAAATTGCGCTTTGAGCGCAGCCCATCAGGTCATAGAAGATTTTTTCTTGCGGATATAAAACGGATAACACCGAGAGATTTTAACAAGCTAGAAGACCGTGTAACGATTAACTACGCTCGCGTTTCTAGTCATGACCAAAAAGATGATTTAACCCGGCAAATACAAGTATTAGAAGCTTTTAGTGGTACTAATGGCTGGCAGTTTGAAACTATTCAGGATTTAGGGTCTGGACTCAACTACAACAAAAAAGGACTTCAAAAATTGCTTAAGCGCATCATGAAAGGCGATGTTGGTCGATTGGTGGTGACTCATAAAGATAGATTGCTCAGATTTGGCTCAGAACTTGTCTTTGCAATGTGTGAGGAGTACGAGACTGAGGTAGTAATTATCAACAAATCTGCTGAAGAGATAACATTTGAGCAAGAGCTAGTCACGGACATGATTGAGTTAATCACTGTGTTTTCGGCACGTTTGTATGGTTCTCGGAGTCGCAAAAATAAGAAACTTTTAGATAACGTAGCTAAAGCTGTGCAAGAATCTTCCTAAATATGTTGACATGGGGTAGATTTGGGTATATATTTAAGAAGTCACCAAAACATTGTGAGGTCGAAACAGTGCTGCTTTCCTTTAAAACAAGTCTAATCCCAAATAAAAAACAGGTAACTGCTTTTCGTAAAGCCTCTGGTGTTGCTAGACACGCCTATAACTGGGCTAACGCTCAAATACAAGATGCTCTAGCTAATAAAGTTGAAGGAGAGAAACTTAAGGTTCCCAGTTCTATCGACTTGCATAAAAAGCTAGTTGCCGAAGTTAAACTGGAAAACGCTTGGTACTACGAAGTTAATAAGAACACCCCTCAAAAAGCTTTAGCTGATTTGCGGCAAGCATGGGATAGATGTTTTAAAAAGACTTCAAAACAACCAAGATTTAAAAAGAAAGGTCAACGAGATTCATTCTATCTAGAGTCAGGCACTAAAGCCAAACCAATGATTAAGAATGACGGTAAGAGAATCAAATTACCCTCTATTGGTTGGGTAAGATTAGCCGAGCCTTTACCAATTACAGCAATTCATAATTGCGTTATTTCAAGGCAAGCTGGTAGATGGTTTATCGCTATTAAATATGAAGTTGAACAGCCAAGTGTTACTAGCGACAGACCGACTATTGGTGTTGATATTGGAATCAAAGAATTAGCTGTTTGCAGTAATGGCAAAGTGTTCTCTAACCCTAAAGCATACCGACGTATGAGCAAGCGTATGAAGCGTTTGCAGCGTAGTGTAAGCAAAAAAGATAAAGGTTCTAAAAATCGTAACAAAGCGATTAAAAAACTTGCTAAATTACACGCTAAAGTGTCAAACATCCGTAAAGATTCAATTCACAAATTGACTCACTATCTAGCTAAAAACCACAGCATTATAAAGATAGAGGATTTACACGTTAAAGCGTTTTTGAAGAATCATAAATTAGCAGGTGCGATTGCTGATTGTGGAATGTATGAGTTTAAACGTCAGTTGGAGTATAAGACAGAGAAATTTCAAAGTCAGTTAATATTAGTTGACCGATTTTTTCCTAGTTCACAAACTTGTTCTAACTGTGGAAATCATCGCCATAGAATGCCATTGAAAAACCGCATCTATGTTTGTCCCGATTGTGGTCATACAGAAGACAGAGATTTGAATGCAGCTAAGAATATAGACCGATGGTTTGAGAATATTTTTATTCCTGAACGGTCAGAAATGGTGAGTTCCACCAAGATAGCCTGTGGAGTAGAAAAACCGCTTAGAAGTCATTCTAAGACTACTGTGAAGCAGGAAGTAAGCGCTAAAACTACTGATGTCCAGATAAGTCTAGATTTAAGTAGTTTTGGGTAAGTTTTATAGAACGGCTACTAATTACATCTAAATAATCTCGACATCTCATGTATATCACTTATCTGAGATGTTTCTGCTGTTTCAAAAATCTGCTATGATATAGAACTACCAGCATGAAATGGAGTGCGACAACACCCCAGATCATTTAACTTTCGCTGGTGAGTCCCTTAACAAGTTGAAACACAAGGAACCTATGACAAGTTTAACATTTTCAAAAGAACTCGCTCAAAGATTACTCGACTCAGACGAAGAATACCCTCTAACTTTAGATTTTGCTTGGCGATGCTTAGGTTACGCCTCTAAACAAAAAGCTAAGGACAAGTTAACAAGAAACTTCGATAGAGGTGTTGACTACATCCTCAACCAAATGGTTGAAAATACTGCTGCACAAGGATCACAGACAGCAGGTCGTTTGTCTGAAGACTTGAGACTAACAGTTGAGTGTTTCAAATCTCTAGGAATGATGGCAGGTACAGAACAAGGTAAAACTGTCAGAAAATACTTCCTTGAATGTGAGAAGGTAGCCTGGAAAGCCTATAAAGAAAGTCAGCACCAGCCGCAGGTATACCAACTACCACCAGTGGATCGTAGAGTAAACGACTTGATGAACTCAGTAGCAATGATGGATAAGCTACTTGGTTTAAATCCTTATATGCAACAGCAATTCAAGGATTTAATCGGTAATATGTTAACAACAGAGAACCAAAAGTCACTACTAGGAGAGCAAACAGACTTCAGAGGAATTGTTGCACTAGCTGAGGACTTAGGTTTTAAAGTCTCAATTAAAGGCGACAAATGCAGAACTAATCTTGGCAAATTCATTAAAATAGCTGCGCCGCATCTCGCCAATAAGAAAGAGAAAAGACTGTGCAACGAGACTCAACGACCAATATATGTTTACCCGTTGCATATTCCAGAAGTTAAGCAAGAGTTAACAGCATTGGTTTACGAGTTCTTTGAGGTTGCACCAATAACTAAGACCTTACCTATGAGACAGGTAGAATATCTGAACTAACAAGCACATAACCAGCACTTAACCTCATACAACCAATAAACCCCAAAAGCCTAGCAGACAACAATGATCGCTGGGCTTTTATCATATTCTAACTAAGTATAAAGAGTTGATAACAGTATATAAAATATTACCTACCAAATCTTAAAAAGTGTGATAAATTAATATAATAGATATATTGCAATTTTTACCATAATGTGCATCTACCGTATCACCACTACAACAGGAGGGGGATATGTGCTATTTAGAGACGGTACACGATCGCAGTAGAGAACCTGAAATTACAAACTTGCAGGGTGTCACCACTGTACTGGTAGGCAGATTTGCAGTATCTGATATTGTACTAAGCTACAAGTTTATTTCACGGCTACAGTGCGGTATTGCACTATTCCCATTGAAAAGTCATCCCGTATGGATTGTTAAAGATGGATCACTAATTGATGACAAAAGAAACAGTAGTTATGGCACGTATGTGAACGGTTATAAATTAGGTGACATTGAGATACGACAACTAAAACCAGGAGACTTGATTAGTTTCGCCAATAAAGCCTACCCGCATATTATCTTTAATTGTGAAAAGGAAGATAACAATGAGAAGAACAGCGAAACTTTTGGGTGCGAATTTCCAGAAGATATTGAGCAATAAAAAGCTCATCATATTTATTAGTATCACCAGTGGTAGTGTTAGTATCTTCTACGTTGTGGGCTATATGCTGCCAGATTTCAATGCTCGTTTCGGTGCAGCTTTTTCTATATTTTCCACAGCGATAGGGCTATGGGTGAAATCTGATGCGGATCTGAGTAAGAGATGCCGAGAAACAGAACAGGTCGAAGCAAACTTTAATCAAGAATTAAAAACACTAAAACAAGATATAGTGAAATCTCTGGATAAAGTGCTACTAGAGAGTAATTCTAAAGATGACTCGCACAGTAAGGATATCAACGCAGCGCTGCGATCAATTGACAGAGTAGAAGTTGCTTTGAACCAACATATAAAGTCAGCAGGACATAGTGATACGCGAGTTGCTCTGGCTGATATAAGGGCTGAACTTAGTTTCCTTAAGTTACGGCAGTCACAAATTACCGACGACATAAAGACAAAGCAGAACCTAGATATAGTTACCACGAGTATCAGAGACTTAACAGCACAAGTTAATAGTCTCAAACTCCAGATACAGCAAATAACACCATCTGATTCAGAAGGTGTAAGTGGTTGAGTATTTGGTTGGTTGTAATATTAAGCGGCTATTGCGGTGAAATTACATTGGTCATTTTCGTTAGTCATGGTGTAGCTCTTAAGAGCAAATTTATAAGCCATCATGTAGTGACTGAACCTTTCAACCTCAGCGCCATCAACAATGATCACCCAAGGTTCAAAACTGTCACCATCATTAACTAACATGGCTTCTGGTTTAACAGGTAATAAGGTTAGCTGAGGTTGGTGGTTAAGGATTGCTGTAACCCAGGTTGCTTTATAGCGTTTATCTCCTTTTGGTGTGATACCAAGTTGAGATGCGATCGTTTTTAAGGTGCGGAGTTTTTTATGGTTGAGTTGTTTTTCGTTAAATTGTGGCATGATAGTAGAGCCTTTAAATGGGGTGAAGCAGTTGCCAAAGTTTCCAGCCCAAGCAACTGCTTCTTTATGCCTACTATAATAAACCCTCGGTTTAGGGTTTGCCAAGTAATTGCTAAATGTTAAACCTGATCAACGCGAACTGGTAGATCCGAGCGATCAGGCTCACGACTGTAAGCCATCCCAGAAAGGTCAAGCCCCAATACCACATAACCCTCTACCAAAGCTGGATAGTCCTCTAGCACGTAGGTTATTCTAATCTTCGCAAGCTGTTGTCCCGTGTACTTTTTAGTTGAGCGATCAAACTCTCGCAACAGGATGTAATCACCGACTTTGAAATTGCGATCGTTGTTACGCACTTCAAAGGGCTTCTTCTTTGTGGCAACTAATCCAAAATAGTAAGGATCTACTTTCAGATCGTGTGTAACTGACATTCTTAAATCTACATCCTGTAATGCTTTGGTGTAGCTATCTGACATCTGTTTCACCTCTGTAATTAATGACTAAAGCATTACACACTTGTTTACCGCTTGTCAAGTCTCGGTTTAGGGTTTACTATATAAAAGTAACCACAAGTTAGAGGATAGATGCAACTAGAACGAAAAATACACAAAGATGTAACAGGACTAGGGGAGCGAATACGACAAGCCAGAATTGCCGACAAGCGATCGCTCCCCAAGTTAGCCGAGCTTGCTGGTATAAGCCACACATACTGGCGGGAAGTGGAAGCAGAGACAGTTAAGAACCTACAAGAACACACACTTGCCGGAATTGAGAAGGCGTTAGGTGTAAACTTTGGATTGACACTCCCCACGTCTAAAGCCGGGGGATTCTTGCCCACCTGAAAAAGGCGACAACGGGACATTCAAGTATCCCTCTACTCACTCAAAGAGCTTTTGCTCTCATTCGCGCATACTTTCTGAGTCAACCCATTATGGGGAACCTCGCTAGGCTTCTTGAATAAACTTGAGATTGATAAAGGAAGCTACAGCGATATTGTTGCTGATGACGAGGATGATACGTTAGATGAAATCAAAGCAGCCTAAAACCCTACAAGATAAAATCAAAGATTTACCACCTGAAAGACAACAAGTGATCGCACTTCGTCACGATCAGTTGGTAGCCGATGAGTTAGCTAGACAGGAGGTACACATAAAAGATTTAAACGCTTTTTATGAAATTTACGACGAATACAGGGAAGTATTTGAGAATCTAGCCAAAAATTGATAAGTAATAGCAAAAACAGCAAAACCCCTTAGAATTAACGTTCTAAGGGGTTTATTTTGTCCAGGTGGTGAAGTTAATCCATTTCAATATAATTAGTCAACACATAAGCTGCTACAGCCGTCCAGTAGTCCTTAAAGTTGGGAGCTAAACCGTTCCAAGGTTTTAACCCTAACCCCCAGCTAGCAGCGTCACCGTAGGCTTGATATAGCTTTGGTGCGAGATTGTCTACTGCGTTAGGTTCTGCTGTATTAGGTTCTGGTTCCTGGTCTACTTCAGGCTCTAACTCAACTTCGTGGGAGTCTGTATCAACTTCAGGCGAAGATGTACGCGATACATTGGCTAGGGGCGATCGCACCTCGAATGCTGATGATGGATCTGTTTCAGTGGGGGTGATCGTTCCTGTCTTCTTTTTTGTGGTCATTTTGGTTGTGGGTATGGGTTTGTATTGATTGTATCTATTGTATCACGTGGGCAGTGAAGACTGAAAAGTGAGTGTCTTTGTTAAAAAGTGAGTGTCTTCTGGTATGATAGAGAAAAGAAAACCCCAGTCACAATAACTGAGGTTGGAAAGCTTTAAATTTGATTAGTTAGTTCTGTAGCTCTTGAAAGCCGTTTTTAGCCCATGCTGAACACGGCTTTCAATGTCTTTGGTGAACCATTCCAGGCAATACTCATCTATTTCTGGATCTCTTCTGAGTATTTTTAAGTCAGCTAGGAATTTTTTATTGTGTAGCACAACGCACTCGTCAATTAGGTCTTTCAGTTCTGGCAAAAAGAAGTGTTCTCGTTTTGGCTTACTGAAATGGGTGAACTGTGGATAAACCCAAGCTTCGGTTTTAAAGTTGAAATCTCCTGAGTTAACGTCTAGATCATTGTTGCAAACACAAGCAATGTATAGGTTGGCTTCCCAGTAAGCTGTGAGCCTTGCATCAATAGATGTAGATGGCTCAAGCATTGCCCTACTTGTACTCTTAAGGCAGTTCAGCCATTTCTTAGACTGCTCATAGTGTTCAATAGCTTCTAGCACCTTTTGACAGGTATCCGGGCAATGCCTGATTAGTCTGTCTGTAACTTGAGTAGAGATTATCCTATGCTCAAGCATAACAGCGAATATGTCGCGCACTTTGAAATCTTGAGGGTAGCCCGCAACTATAGACTTGCATAGTCTGTAGATTATACGCTCGTGTTCCAATTCTTCCTTATCGCGTCTTATACTGTCGTTAATGTCTATAAGATCGCGACGTTCACCAAATACCGTGAACCTATCTCTGCTTTGATATAGCTCTGTTTGCTCATAAAGGTAGTCGAAGTCCATCTGAAATAAGTCTGACCACTCTTTGTCTTTAACTATGTGTCCTTTTCCGGGCAAGCCTTTCTTAGCTATTATGTCAGCCGGGGCAGACGCTACGACGGCTTTTATTTTATCTCTGGAAAGCTGTAGCAATGATTCTACCCCTGTGTCCTTACGTGCCTTATAAATGAACCAGAACGCATTCTTAATCATGTACATTGCCTTGAACACGTTTCGCTGTATTTGAGGAGCTAGCACAGACAAATCATTGAAGTATTCAGCAGACCCCATGATCTTGGTGAGGTCTTGTAAGAGGGGGGATGCTTGGTTAGTAACATAAAACTCTAAGCTGTCTATTTTATGCTCCTGACGACGTTTAATCTCTTTCAACACGTCTATTTGGCGCTGCAAAGCCTCTATATCAGCATCACTACCTTGGTGCATCTTAAACTTGGTCAAATCCTGAATAAATGCAGTAATGCCAATACGTCCTAGAGAAATTAAGGCTTTAATTGCTTCTGGTCTTTTTTCTGAGGCGTAGTAGGAGATTACGGCATGGCAGACTATAGAGTTGTAGACTTTCTGGTATTGGTGATCACAGATGACTAAATCAGATTCTTTTTTTCCGAATAGATTAAACAATTCAGAAAAATTAGATTTATTCTGCATCGCGTTATTTATCAGAGAGGATACAGCCTGTTGTGATACCCCTGACATCCTAGCGATCGCTGTTTGGTTCATCCCACTTACACCAGTATCCAGCGATATAAACACTTGATCGTTTGACTCAAATATAAAACTCATGCGTTGTTTCCTTTAGATACGTGTTGTGCCAAAACTTCCTGAACTTTTACCAACTTTGCCAGTGATATAGTCTGGTATTGTGTTCGCTCCCACCTAGCTATCTGTTGCCTATGCAAGCCCAACTGATCAGCTAAAACTTGCTGTGACCAGCCTAGCTGATGTCGCAAATCTATCAGATGTTTAGGCAAGTTCTGTAAATCTATCATTAGTATATCACCTGTAAACGAAAATGTTTCAACTATCCCACTTTATTATTGCTGACAAGTTGAGTATTGTCCAGATGTTGATTATAGGACTACTAGCTTAGAAACTACTAGCACTTAGCATAAAATAAAGTATTTGACACCGATGTATATAATACTGCTTGTAGCTCAAATATATTGCTGTATAAGGGGTTCAGATTATTTTATGTGTGTTTGCTTGTACCTTGGATTTTTCTATGATTACCATAGAGATGTTACAAATTGTATTTTAGAGGCTGGAACGCTTATACAGTACATACTACAATGTTTACACTCCATTTTTGCCGCCGAGGGTGTGTCAGATTCTGAAGTAATTAAATTCAGATTATTCCGATTTTGACACACCCTATTTATTTACATCTTTATAGCGATCACCATAATCTAATTTAGTCAAAAGTTATACTATTTTAAATTATCTAATTAAGTTAAAGTATTGATATATAAGGATTATTGTCTAAGTATTACTATGAAGTTATAACTCAAGCGGAAAAAATACTGATACTTAGTTAGATCGATTTAGGTCGTTTTAGTAGAAAGTATAGTTATGACAAATGGCTGAACATTATTGAACTAAAAAAATAATGCTCTCGATGCTATTTAGTTTTGTAAAACTCCAGGACACTGCCAGATGCTTTATCAGTGCCGCTAAGAGGCATCTGGGGAGTTTGTTTTGCTATCATCTTGCGAGTCAAGCGTTTTTCTAAAGACCGATGCTTTCACCATTGCTGGCAGCTTTCCGATTTTAATTAACTTTAGGGTTTATTAGGTAGATGGTGACAGATGACCTTTTTTCTCGGTTCTTTTCATCCCTTTACACTGGTTTGGGTCTATTCGCACCAGCCCCGTCGGCCTTAACGACGTACCACTTTGCTTTTTGAGAGCTTCAACCCATTACTGGAGGCACTAGCGAACTAGTTGTGGATTTGCCTGGGTGTAGCTCGTCTCTTTCACCGATGAAGGCTACTTACGCACCCAAATATATAATAAGGTATTTCTCACCGTTTAGCAAGTATTTCCGTAAAATAATCTGCTGCTGAGTTGGTAGTGTTTGTTTCTATCCATTTCTATCCCTAGGTTAGATAAAGATTCACCACCAAAAACAAACCCACTACGGTTAAGGTAGTGGGTTTGTTTGTTTCATCATATTCAGATTAGCTAACTCACCGGATACCATCCATCACCTTTCCAATAGCCAATGTCACCCTTTCTTGTAACTTCCCAATCTTCATCACTCCAATCCTTGGAATGTTCGTCGCACTTTTCGCAAAAGTAAAGGCTGTAAATCTCATTATCCTAGCTCACAGCGTTAAAACATCGCATCTTTGAGCCTGCTGGGAACGATCGCTGGCAACCATAGCATTGGTGTGTTTTGCATGTCTTAGCCTGTTTGTCTTCTAGAACTCTGGTCATTGTTTTACCTGCTGTCCTCTAATTCAGTTGCCACTTGTTTTAACATCTTTGATTGCGATTATATTTACTAATCTCATCGATCTAATATCTGTTTTCCATTCATTCCTACATTGCCTGAACGCAGGTAAAGAATAATCAGTGAATTCAAACTCCAGTAAATGAGCATAACGCCCCTGTACCCACTGCGAGTTATTAAATTTACCATTCATAGGGTTGGTTTTAATCCAGGCAATATTAGGACTAAAGCACTTTTCCCGGTTACGGTGAAATTGTAAGCTTTGGTGGTAGAGTGTTAAATCTCTTTCTACTTGGCACATCGCACGGTATAGAGTAAGGCTCATAGCAAACCTCTATTCGTTTACTCCTGGGATATGGAAGTGCTTCCGCATAGATTTGATATAATCTCGCAGCACTTCCGCCATAGGCTGCTGTTTTGATTCAGCATAATCCTGTAACAAATTATATTCATTTTCACTCAGTCTCACTTCTATTTTCCGTGTTCTTTTAGTTCGCATAGTGTTAAATGTAATGCTTTATGCTATGCTTAGTCTATCACAGATACGAGGTTAATGACGATAGTATATCACCTATTTCAAGACATGATTAGAAATTATTGAGTAATAAAGTAGTACATCTGACTCTATATTTACATCAAATCTACACAAATTCACATAGTATCAATTATGATAGGTATTGTCTACATGAAATTAAACAGGTTAAACATTGCACTAAGTGACTCTGATTTAAGATGGTTAACGATTTGGGCTTGGGTTAGTGGTCGAACTCCTGGTGCTTATGCTTCTCACATAGTCTCTAATCGAGTTTCTACAAACCTGAAAGAGATTAAGGGGCGACTACAGGATGAGGCAGATTTAAAGGGTATAAGCCTAAAAGAACTGATAAAAGAAATTGTAGGAGAGATAGATGATCCAGAAAGTAAGGAAGATTAAATTGCCATGACATTAGAAACCAACACTAAATTCACAGGCATGATTATGTTCAGCCTGCTAAACCTGCTGATAGGCAGCGCAGCACTCAGTACCTTATCAAAAGTCTCACAAACAGCAGATGAGACAGTTAGAATGCGTGTTGAGTTAGCTAATTTAAGCAAGTCACTGGATAATTATGTTGCTACCCATACAGAGCAATGGCGGCTTATTGATGCCAGATTGCGCGATGTGGAATCCAAGATTAGGTAATAGACATCATCTCATTAAACAAAAAACCCACTTAAAGCACTAAGTGGGTTTTTTTGATCAAATCTAAAAGGTGATATTAGAAATCGACTTTCTTCAGTTGATCTTTAAACTCAATCAAGGCAACAGAGCCGTCAAAATAAATCACGTTATCAGCAGGGGCGATCGCTTGCCAATCTTTTCTGCTACCGTTTAGGTCTGCTGACAGGGTAAGTAAAGAAGCGTCTCCAGGTACATCACCGTATTTGGGTAGCGTTTGCCCTAGCACTTTGCGAGAGTCACGCCCTTGTACCTTGTAAGCTGCCATACCGCCAACGAAAACTGAGTCTTCATTCACTAACAGGGTTTTGGCTCTCAAAGCGTTCCCGTCCATCGAGTCGGTGCGAGTCAGTGTAAATTGACCACTAATAACTTTCAAAGTATTAGCGGCTAAAACACCTGTGTAAGATATATGATTTGCTTTGGTTTTTGTTCCCAATGAGAACCAGTCCACACCCTCAGCAATAGTCTGTGTTTTCAGATCGAAGCCATTCCATCTGAAAACGCTATTACCACCTGCTGACTCGCCTAAAACGTATAACTTGTCTCCCACAAGTTGAATACGGTAAAGCCTAGCGTCAGCCATATCGTTACCGAGAGATTCGGGATCAAAGTTCCAACCGCTTCGGACAATTTGGAAACTTTTGCTAGCATCAAATACTTTTAAGAAAGCAACTTGAACTGGCACACCTTGACGGGTGCGGTTACTGAAACCAGCAACATAGATTTCATTATTGCTTATTTGGACATCTTGCAGATATGTGCCAGACTCACCCCATCTAAAAACTTCTTTATAGTTGGAGTCGTAAACTGCAAATTGATTTCCGTTTTCGCCAACATTTTCAACAATTACTGTGTACAGCGTACTTGCAGCTAACCTTACACCGTTCAATTCCTTACCTAAACTTTTAATTACCTCTGTTTTCGCTGTGCTTGGGTTATAGCTAATAAGTAAGCTTCTAGTAACTGCCAAAATCACATTACCGCGTAAAGCTACAGCTAAAGTAGGTTCAGGCGAGATAACCTTTGCCTTATCTCCATCAATTTCTACAAACCCAGACCCTTTAGACGCAACATACAGTTTACCGTTGTATTTAATGGCATCTTGAGGTTGCAGTATAGGTAACTCTTGGATGTTGGTTACTTCTTTTCTGGGTGCAGTCTGGATGGGAGTAGAAAGGAAGTAGGGGGTGAAGTAAGGTTCTTGCCCACCATGTCTAACGTAAGTAATCAATTCATTACCTACTTTCGCAACAGAGCGAGTGTATCCAACGTCTAAGCGTTCTTGAGGATAGAATCTATCTTCTTTTGCCTTGTACAGTAGCGTACCTTGGTTGGCGATAAAGATCACTTCACCTGGAGCGATAACTTCAACCATACCATTGTACCAAGCGGGGCTGATTTCCCGCCAACTCTTTTCATTGAGTTTGCGCTGAAACTGACCCTGTTGAGTGTGAGCGTATAGTGTGTTAGTGGTAGTATCCAGAGCAAGTTGGCAATTAGAGGAATTGGGTTTATTTCCGGTAGCATTGGTTAGGTTTAGACCCTCAATTTTACTTGTTACTTCACCAGTAGCTAGGTTGCATTCAACCATACCGTCAAAATCCCTAAAACCAATATAGAGAACATCTCCCAGAAGAATAAACGAGGTCATTACCCGACCTTTAATTAAGGGATTCGACTCTAAATTGATGCTTCTGGTAGAGCCACTGGCACTTAGTAAGCTCCCTTTTAACTCTCTCTCCCCTAGAGTTAACGCAGAAACGTCATTGCAGATTATTTTATTTGCTTTAATCCCAGGGAAGCTAACCCAAGACTGAATATCTTGATTACGAATGTCGGGAACATAATAAACATCTGTATGTAATTTCATCCACCCCTTGTAGGGGTCGGTAGAGGATGGGCGGTACTCGTAGTTGTTGTAGAAGTTTACAAGTTTGTTCTTATCCAAGGAGCCGAAAGGTTTGATCGAGAGTCTTTCTTGCGCCCCACCTCCCCCATAAATAACAATTTCATCACGCAAACAAAATACTACCTTACCCGCAGACGGGCTTAAAGCAAATGATTTGTAGTACTCATTTGGGTCATTGTGGTTTGTGTCGAAGCCTAAATCTAGTCTTGTAGTCATACAACAAAATAAATTACTTACTACAAAACTAGCAAAATAGATTATTTTGTTGTATGACCAACTTAATAGAACAAGTGATATATGTTACTTTAGTATTAATTAGGCATTAAATAAATGAAACACGATCTAGTAATACCAATGTGGTTTGGTAGCCTTGGTGTTGTCCTGATAATACTCCTGATATTTAAACCACCTACCAATGAGAAAATAGTAGAAATTATTGGTGCAACGGCTACGGGTCTAGTTACAGGGGCGATCGCTGTAGCAGTACCCACTATAAAGAATGGGAGACTTTGACTCAAGGAAAAGCACTTAAGTAATCACTTAAGTGCTAGTTCAGTGTCCAAGGTAGCATCAGTGTCGGGTATGGGAGTTGAACCCACTTTTTTCAGGATATGAGCCTGACGTGAAACCGTCTCACTCACCCGGCTATTTCAATATATCACTTAAATTCTATTTCAACAACTAAACCATGATAGGTGCTTTGGTAGTCACTTATTCCCATCCTTTTTCAGCTTCCTTAAGTTTCACTGGATCAACTTCCTCACCTGCCTCAGCTTCGTGCTTCATATTCAGCACCTGCAAACACTCAACAGCGATTGGTACTAGCCTCCCTGTGTATGTTTGACCTAAAAGCATATAGGACATAGGTGGAATAATAATACCAGTTAAAGCACAGACTTCCTCACGCCAGGTTTGAGAAGCGATCGTACTTTTGATATCTGCTGCTACAAGTTTACGTTCATGCTCTGGTTTACTAGGTAAATGTTCATCACAGTAAGCCGTGAGAATATTAACAGCCAATTGGTTACGGGAAATTGCACAAGGTTCGGCTTGTGCTGCTAAAGTTTCTAATCTCCTAATTAGCTCTTTAGGTAACGCGATATAAATAGCTAGTTCGTTTGATGCAAGAGATAGTCCCATATTAACCAGCCCATAGATAACAGTATTTGTCTGGTGAAGCTGAAATTTCTTTCTCAATCTCGTACCAATTGTTGCAACCCGACATTGCTGAAATTGCCTCTAACTGGTGCTTTACTTCTTTGGCTGGTTTACGGTTGTAGTTGTTGCATAGGCTGGACAGACTGTTGCCATCTTCATCAGTATCGTTGGTCATTGTTAATCTGTGGCACTTGTGTGAGCCGTCGAAAGCGTAATGATAGGCAAACGGAAGCTTTTCAGGTTCCAGCAAAGTTAACATTACAGTCATTTTATGCAAGTGGTGATATGTCTCACTTATTTTACATTGTCTGGTAACAGTAAGGCAATAAAAAAAACGACCAACTCGGAGGAGCGATCGTCTCTGTGAGGTTATATCGTTATTGACTACTCAAGAGTTTCTAGCAATTCCCGCAACGGAATTATTTTACTTTTGACTAGATTTATGAATGCTTTTTTGATCATGGATTTATCAGCTTCTGTGGGTAATCTTCTTGGTGGGTTTGAAAATATAAAATTAACCTTCAAGTTTTCTACAGTGTCCGTTTCTCCCCAGTCGTCTGATGCTAAAGGTTGATCAAATAGTTTATCTAACAGCTTAAGAGCTTCTCCAGCTATACCCTCCGTATTGTAGATTTCAACAAACCCCACAGATATCAAAGCATTTACCCAAGCGTCGGACAAACCTCTCAACCAAGCATTATATTTTTTGATATTGTGGTTCTCGTCATCAGCTATAAATGATATGTACTCCCCATTTCTATAAAGTGAAACAGCATCTAAGGTTATTGTGTCTATGGCGTTCATACTTATTAAGGTCTGCAAATCTGACCATACTTTTTCTATATATTCAGGTTCATAGTCCTTGCTACCGTCGTAGATTTGAAGCAAGAGGCTGTCAGTTGATTCATGTGGGGTAAGTGAATAACCATTAGGTAACTGTGGACGAGTTATTACACTCGTGTCACTTAATGTTTCTAGCTTTACAGTTATTGGTTTTTGTGGTGTTGCCTTATCCCATTTTACTGGGGTTATGAAGTAGGTGTTTCCAGGCTTGGGTTTTCTTTTCTTAGCTGTCGCGTAGCTGATCGGTTCTAGTTCTTGTTTGTTTAATGATGTTATGTTCAGCATAGTGTGCTTACCTTCTCAAAATTACTTATTTACTTTTATAAGTTAGCATACTCCCTATTACACATCAACAGTAATTACACTGAATTAATAGAACTCACGCACCCAAATAAAAATATCTACTATATAACCAGATCCCACAAAATAACCCCGCTTTTTGCATTCCAGAATTACCTTTTTTAATTACTCTGGTCATATTTTAAAAAGGTTAGATCGCTGCAACCCTTGTTATATAATGCTTACATTAATTTTTAAGCCATCAAAAATTAATTGTGCTTAACTGTGGAACTGCCAGAAAATCGTCAATAGTATGGTGTGGAACTGCCATTTGTGAGTATATAACTATATGGTAATACTGTTCTAGAGTTCAATAGTATGGTGTGGAACTGCCACGGCGTTTTGCTAGACTGTTAATTGATCGCCAAAATAACCCTTGAATATGGATAAGAGTGATCTCACCTGAGATGTGTGGTTATTTACAATTTGATGTAAGTGTGGTTGGTTATTGGTAATAGCTAGACATAAAAAAAACCGACCTAAATTTAGGTCGGTTTTTGTAGTTGGTCTACTTTTTACCCTAAATTAATACTTGCCATTCCACTTGTGGATTCTTTAGCTCTACCATTTATAGTTCCGCTATAGTTAATTTTAACCATCCCTGATGCGTTTGCTTTGTAAGCACCATCAACAGTACCGCTAGTTTGGATTTTTGAAGTACCTGAAGAATTGGCTTTAACTGCGGCAATACTTTGGTTGCCGTAAACTTGTAAACTTGCACAACCAGAAGTATCTGCTTTTAGTTCCCCACCAGCAACAGTAGCTCTTAAACTGGAAGTACCAGATAAGTTAGCGTTCAGGTCATCGCACATGAATAAATCAACTTTAGCTGTACTTGATAAATCTATTTCCACATCAGCTAGTGCTAGTTTAGCCGATAATTCTGCTATCTCATCTAACTCAATACTGCAATCAATCTTAGGACATTTTATCTTAATTACTGGCGGTTCATTATTTTCAGAACTAGAATCGTCGCCACTGAAATCAGATAAATTAATCTTTTTACCGTTGATGGTAACATTACCTGAGAATCCCGAAATGTTAATACCACCATTAGATTGAATAACGTTCATCCCATTACCCCGCACTACTCTGGTATTACCTGATTGGTAAATGTTGCCGATTTGGATGTTACCTGACCCTGTGGACTTCTGAATTACCCTAACTTCTCCATTACTGTTCTCAACTTTAAATTCTTTCAACTGGTCGGGACTACCTTTGATATCTACTGTGGTTGAGGTGGTGGCGGACTGTTCAATGACTACTTTACCAAAGCTTACTTTGATGTCTAGCGCTGTGATGTTTTGAAACTTTTGTATAATGTCCTCCTGTTGTTTTGTTGATTACGTGGTTTAAATTCATTAATTCATTTTATTACAGCACCGCTACTATAATATATTTTAAATTATGCGTGTAGGAAAGAAGCCCTAGTCTGAGAGCTTCCTTATGCCTAACCAGCAGCGCTCCCATAATAAGCACTGTGCCAACCCTGCTTACGCCGACGCGCAACATACTCCTTCCATCTATCACTATGGTGGAACGATCGTTTGTGCTTGACTTTAGGTTTCACTTCCTCTTGCAGTCTGTCAATCTCCAAATCAACACCTACACCATTGTCATACTCTGAACAAGTATTCAGCACAATCTGAAAAGCGTTAGCATTCCTAGCCATACATACATCAGGGTGGACAGCCTGCGATAGCTTGCGTCTGCCAGATTTCCCAAACTTTTTGATAAATTTTAGGCAAACTAACCGCATTCTGTTTTCATCAACGCCATAACTGTGCAAATCTTTCTTGATACGGGTGATCGCCCTTCGGCATTTCTCATCATCACTCATCTGGTTGTCTACAATTGGGACTACTTTTAGCTGACATTCCGACTGTTGCAGTAGCTCAATTACAGTCTTAAGTGTGATCGCTCTTTCGACCAATGACTTTGATAGTGAAGTCAAACCCCAGGTAAGTTTGTGAACTTTATAGTATTCACGCTCTAGTACCCCATTAATTACAGCACCTGATAAGCAGTTGCAGTCATACACCTGTCTCACACCGTCGTTTGTTTCGCGTAAATACTCACCTACTTTTTTCTTCAAAGAGTAGTCTGATAAACGTTTTAGTCCACAACCAACCATTGCATCTGATAAAAACTTCAAATCCTTGGTTACTGTTTCAGGTAATCTGATTGATCGTAATTTCTCAATGCTAGTCAGGAGTTGGGAAGTAAATTTGATGTAATCTCCAATCTCGCCACTATTTAATCTAGCTGCTATTTTTTCAACTGCTTGTTGAGGATAAAGTTGCAGAGCGATCGTCCTTAATAGCATTTGGGTTACAGCTTCCTTGGAGAATGTTGGCTGTCCTATTTTTTCACGGTATTGGCGGTAAATAACTTGCATTTGGTGGTCGCTGTAGTGTTTACCCCTAATTGCCCACAGTAAATGCTCGATCTCCTTGCGGCTGTAGTGGTCTTTTATTTGTAGTTGTTTCACTTTGTTTTACCTTATAGCAGTAACGCTATTATATATGATAAACCACCAAGCTGTATCAGTTGGTGGTTATGTTTGGTTTAACGTGTTAGCACTTCCAACTGTTCAGTGCTTATAGCCTCAGAAAATGCTTGAAACAGGGTTATCTCCGTTCCGAATTTAAACACCCTATAAGGATCACTAAGCACGGACTTATGCCATTCTTCTATGAAAGCCTTAACTTTTGGGTATCTCTTCCATAAGTAGTAAATACCTGTAGCTGTTGGGTTTGTGATAGCAGCTTCAGTTTTGAGCCTGTGAAGCTCAGAAAGTATATCTCTTTTCCAGCCATGATACACAGCCAGATCGTTGCCGTTTAGATATTCATCACCGTCTCTAACTGATATAAACCAGTAACGGTCTAGCCCGTTAGCAGCTAAACAACCCGTGAATCCCATCAAATCATCTGGATTATCCAGTAGCTCATCACAGCAAAGCAGTTCCCGCCCTCTCACTCGGATTATCATTGCTTGTCTCCTTAAAAACTAAAACTATCTTGCGCTGATTCCCGGCCACTATTACTCGCACTTGCAGCTACCCAAGCTAGTAAATGTGGACATCCTAGCTCTATACATTCTTGAGCCAGTGCCACACCGAAAGTGAACTTATGATACGTGTGGCTCGTCCTATGTGGTGGGTTGTAGGGCTGGGAACAATTCTTAATCAACTGCCTAGCCGCTTCAGGTAATTGTAGGAAGTCGTGGTCTGATGTGGTGTAAATTATTGTAGTTTCCATCAACTTATGTCTACCTCGTCTAAAATTGATACTACTCGCTCTAATATCTCGGTTGGAACCTTCTTAAAATTCCGTCGCTGCTCAACATACTCCATAATTGATCGCTGCAAGCCTATCCTGTAGGCTTTTTCTTTATCTGTGATGAAGTGGTTGGTTTCAATGAAACCTTTTAGCTGTAATGGATTCATACTGTTACTTTACTCCGGATAGATTTGAAACCTGCTTTAACTTTCTTGACTGATTTAACTGGTGCTGGTTGCGGATCTTCAGTAATAACTGCTTCCTGCGTGACTTCCTCAGAAACGATCACATCCGCTTGATTTTCTACTTGCAGTGCTGTTTCTACGACTGCTTCAGGTTCTACGCTTTCCCTCACTTGTTCAGTTGCTTCAGGTTTAGCAGTTGGTTTTATTTCACTCATAAAACCAATGTACTGCTGCTTTCCGTAAGTTGTCCAGGGTTTTGCTAGAGTGTGAATTGCTTGGAAAACTACGATTACAGCAACAATCAAAATGACTGCGGGCGCAATTGGGCTTTGTGTGTTGAAGTTGTTTGTGGTTGTCATCAGTCTTACCTTTTGTTGTGGTTGGCTTATTTTGGTGGCTACCTGTTTTAGTTGAGGTAGCCTTGCGATTAAAATTTGGTGAGGAGTTCTGCTATTAGTTCTTGGTCATTTGTGGGGTCAAGCCGGGTTACTTTCTCTAGTAACTCCTGATGAAGCTTTTTCAGCTTATGTGCTGCATCTCGTTTTATTGCATTATCCACTGCTTTTTCAACTTCTTCAGCCAGGAACAAAGATCGGTAAGATGCACCACCGACAGCATCAGTAACTTTTTGGGTACTCGTACAGTCTCTAGAAGATGTAGAAAAGTTGATACCGTGGGAAGTCTTCACTATTCCCCTAGCATCTACCTTAATTACTGACACTTCAATAAGCTCTTGGTGGAGTTGGTACACATCACCTATAAAAACTCTTGTACCTGGTTGTAGCTGCTTGCCCTCTTCTGAGGACATTGCATAAAGTTTAGGGTGTGTTTTTGTTAATGCTTGGTTGATTTCTGCGATTGTCATCATGTTCCGCTACCTCGTTTACTTCCTCTATCTTGCCCTACTTCCTCAATTAAATCAACCGTAATTATACTGAATTTAATTATACTTAAGACAGGAGTACACCTAAATCTGATATATTTGGTTGACAAGATAAGATAGTATAGCTACTATAACTATAAGCTGACGAACTGACAAGCTCGTAGGCTGAAATACTTGAAACAACTAACAAAGGTAAAACAAATGTCGGATTTAGCAATTTTCAGCGAGAATAATGATACGGAAAAGAAGCCTACTTCTAATGGAGCTACCACAGGCTCAATGACCAAGAAGGGTAAAGGTGGCGGGTTATCAAAACGGAATGCCAATAAAAACGCACTCGCCAACGCTGTACCCCCTGAAGCAATTCAAAACATTGAAATAATTAACAGGAAGTTCGGGGCTGAGTTTACCCCGGCATTACTTGCTAAACTAACTGAGGTAGCAGATAGCTGGGAAGCTAACTACACTCAGGAAAGAATGCTAGAGGAAGCATTAGTAATCGCTGCTGATAAGAGATCGCGTGATGCGGCTGTAGAGGGTCGTCAACGGGCGCAACTGCAAATCAAAAGACGCGAGTTACTAGCGCTCAAATCAGAAGCCGAAGAATGGATGGAAAATACCTTTGATACTTTCATCTCGAAACAGTTGGGCGCTGGTTTACCTGTAGCTTACGTTCAGCAACTTGCAACTTCGCAAGCAGCTAATTTCCACGTTGACTTGAACGACTTTAAACTGAAGGAAGATGGTAGCTGGGGAGAGTTCGCACCTGTGTTTATTCACGAGGATGAGATTGAACTTACTACGCAACGCCTGATTGAAATGGGCGTTGAGGTAGAGAACTAATGTACTACCTCATAAGAGCGATAGCGTGTCTCATTATCGTGGTTGCTATGTGTCAGCTTTTTACCAGCAAAGATAGATTAGCCGCTTATGCTGGGCTTGCAATTCTTTTCTCAATACGATTGCTACTAATCTAAAACAATGGAAACCACAGCACGACAAAACAACAACAGATCACTAACACTAGCAGGTGTAAATAAGCTTTTCTCCTGCTTAGAACCCGCACCAGTAGTGAAACAAGACCCGAAGCTAGGTTACTACAGTGTAGCCTACAGAGGTGAGATATTGATGGATAAAACCCTGACAAATGTCAGCCAGGAGTTGTTAAAGCTGGTCGCAAACCAAAGAACTGAGGTGACTGAATAATGAAGAAAAGAAGTGGGGGATCTTTTGAACTTCCCCCACAATCTGAAACCAACCAACGAGAACTACAGTTAACCGACTGCGAGATCGAAGCTTTACGTTCTGAAAGAGAGAAAAGCTATCTATACAGGATGGCACTGATAGACAACGCACTAGATTTACTTCCATTACTGCTTTTAGCAAAGGACAAGAAAATGATTGATTTCATCAACTCTGCTTTAGAGGGTGCTTTAGGCTCTGGTTCAGCACTATTTCTTGGTGCAGCCGCATTGGGAATTACAGTGAATGCCCCAGTTATTTTGTCCGCTTTATTTGGTGGCGCTTTGATCAACTATGCTGTGAGGGAATAGTTATGGAACCTGGTTATTGTTGATTACTACCATCACGATCAGTATTTAGTAATTGAGAAAATCGACAATGGTTACTATTTCACAATTGAAGGTAGTAGATGTAAGGAACCCTTCAAATCAGCATCAGAAGCTGAGATAGCAGCACAAATGACAATTGAGCATGATTTAGAAAATGAGGACATTGAGTAATGCTACAACTATACCGAGTAATTTACACACCACACAACACTGACACAAGGATAAAGGTAACTAAGCCTATGACCTTACAAAAAGCAATCAATACTGCATCAGAGCTAACAAAAGAAAACACTACTGACAACTTATGCTATTCACTTGAATTAGTAATGGAGAATGCTGAATGCTAACCTTACCAGCAGGTTCTGTAGAACGGAAACCACAAGGTAAACTTAAACCTAAAGTATTCTGGTTAGGTTCTGCAATGGTAGCAAGTCTGTTACTTTACAGTAAAACTACACAGCAGCCTAAATTAGTGCAACTCGAAACCAGTAACCAACCAGCACAATACACAGCAGTAGTAGATCGCTTGGCTGATAATTACCTAGTAGTGGCTCAACAGTTAACAAGTACACCAGGAAACAACTGCTACAAGCGATCACTCAATGACTGCCTAACTTTGATGAAGCCTGAAGAGGTGCGATCGTTTGAGTCTTTACCACCACAGCAAGCCATCAACTCTGAGTTAAAGTTTCTAGTTTTTCAAGTGAGGGTAGAAGCTTTGGAACTGGCAAAAGAACGTGTAAGCAGTAGTAGCAGAAAACTGAGATTAGTTCAGGAGAAGAGCCATGCCGGGTAAATTGAATTTAAGCTTGAATGCACCAGCTACTTACACAGCATTAGGACAGTGGACTGGTGTTTCTCAAGCAACAGTAAACGCAGCTTTAAACGGTGATCAAGGTGCAGCAGCCCAAATATTAGATTTTTCTGAGCAAGCTAAGGCTAGAGCGTCTAATGCAGAAACTATACTTAATGCGGCTACTGAGGGTGTGGAGGCTCTAGGTGAAGTGATAGCCTTAGAGGCACAATTCTTAGGTACTGCTTCTCAGACTTTTACTACAGCAGCGAAGGCTGTGAACTCTACTTTCCAAAAAGATAAAAAGTTTCAGCACTCACTAATTGAAGGGCAAGTGCAACATAGGTTAGCCGTTGATGAGGAGAACGTCAGACATAAACGAGCATTGAACTTGTTACCTATGGAATCTAAAACACGAGAAACCATTGCTGGGATAAACTACGAAACCAAGCGTTACCAGTTAAATCAGCAGGTAAACGAAGCTAGAGAAAACCGCAAAGAAGCCTTAAATCAACTATCTACACGTCAAAAACAACTGCAAAGTCTACAGCGTGTCGGTGGCGGTGGCAAGGGCTTAGGTAGTCCTATCGCCAACGGTGTTAAAGGCTTTTTCAATTTCCTGTTTGGTCATTAAATTTAAGGAGGATTGCAATGTTCGATGATTTTCTATCTAGCGCACTGATCACAGGTTCTGCTGTAGGTATATTAAGTTTCACCTCTTACATAGTAGCTGGCGTGATCGTCTCTGTGGGTAGTGGGTTAATTGTTCCTGCTGGTTTATTAGCTGGAATTGTGTTTGCTGTTGGCGGTTTAGTTAGAGGTAGGGTGTAATGCAAACCACAAAGTTACTCTTAACTAAATACGAATTACAAGAGGCTAGAGATTAAATGCAAAGACTGCTTACCGTGGCAGGATCTGATAACTGATGAGGATGTCGATGCTTTAACTGATAAGCAGGTTGAGGACGGCATTGCTATGAACTACGACGGCGGTTTAAGTGGGTTCAAAATGGCTTGTGTAGGTAATTAAAATGTGTTTAACAGATATCTCAATCGGTCAAAGTTGCGTAGTCAGATATGGAAACAGTCACTGCATCCCCACAAATGTAAGCAAGGTTAGCAAACTAGATGGTACTTTCCAGGTACATTCCCATCCCAACTTTCCAGGACTGGAGAAAGAAAAATTTACCCTCAAACTCGTGACTGCGGTATCTGATCCAAGTAAAAAGCAGAGACATTACAATCACGTCGGCGGATCAAAAGTAATAGATGTTAATTGCTGGGTCGAGTTCATAGTTTACTAATTTTGCCAATATGTACAGTATGGAACACCTTAGTTATTTCTAGGGTGTTTTTCGCTCTTGATATAAGATAGCAGCAGTGCTATATTATTGAAATAACTTAAACAAGTGGAACAGCATGAAACGACGATCGCTCACACAAACACTCAACTACTATGGACAATCATGCTTATTGATGTGTGGGGCTGAGGCAATGTGCCAGGATCTACCCCGTCAGCTAGGGATTGATATGTTCATGCTTTTAAGCGAAATCAACCCTGATAATTCAACAGCCGAGGATTTTACTTTGCTTTTACTGAGACTAATGAAGGCTTATCCCAACGTAACTCAGACACAACTACTAGACTTACACGCTGAGATAGTCAAGATTATTGGCGACTATGGTGATCGCATTTTGCAAGAAATAGCAGGAGGTCAACGAGATGTTAGCTAGAAATAATGGCTATTATCAGCAGGAGCAGCAAGAACCAGACTACTTATATGAGCAGTATGACTCACAGCAAGTGCAGCGACGTATTGAGGATAGTGATGCGTGGGTTGATACTGGTATTGGTGTCGGACAAGGGGTGGTATTAGCAGGTATTCAGATGGTAACAGTCGAAACCTTGTATATGTTTGGTGCTGTGGGATTTTTCCCGATGGTAGTTGCAGCAATACCTGTAACCCTAGCCTTTGGCACTGTGCTGAACACCATCACCATAGATAACGGTTTCTCAGTAAGTGATTTGGGTAAATTTGGTGGAGGTTTGTCGAGGTGTGCTTTGCTGTCGCTGAGTTCTTGGAAACTTTACAGTGATAACAAGAGATCACACGAGATAGCCAAAGAAGGTATCTCCACTATTCAGTACCAACTGGATAAATATGAAGGTAGGCAGCAGCCGGCTAACTATGATAATTTGGGGTTGATTGCGATCGTCCTTGGGCTGTTTCTTGTGGGAGTGGTTATGGGTGGTAGAAGGAAATGAGTTATTGAGTTAAAAAATATAGGTGCAAAATAAAACCCCTAACTATTACAGCTAGGGGTTTTTGGTTATCTAATAAACAATTGTCTCTACTGCCACTAAAACCCCGACATTAAGAATGTTATGGGATACGAGAAAGTTAAAACTCTGTTCACGGAGAACAACGGTACTAGATGCCATTCCTTAGTGGAAGATGCCTTTTCAAGAGCAGTATTGCAAAGATTAGGCTAAGTAATGACCAGACCTAAAATACATTATATAGGCGATCCATGCTGTAACAGTAAAGGACGATCACCTTTATTAGCAGACAGTATTTATGATGTGACCTGCCAAGGATGTATTGCTGCTTTTCACGGTAAAAAATTGGGTGGTCGTCCTCCTAAGAATGAAACCAAAGGTGTGACTGTAGCTGTGAATTTATCACCCAAGGCTTACGACAAACTACAAAGTATTCCAAGCGGTGATCGTTCTGGTTGGGTGAGTGAGTTGATTGAGAAAAGTAATGAAAAGGTAAGATAATGCTACTGAAAATCACGATACCAAGTAATGAAAATAGTATAAGCCAGGAAATTGTGGCAGAAATTGCAACTTACTCTAAAACTGGACTCCATAAACAATCTTGGTATCTCAAAGAACCTTATGGGTTGTATCATTCACTACTGCTAGCTGCTGTTCCAGTAACTTATTATTGTTTTCTGCTAACTTCCTAATTACTTGCTTTTGACCCAGTAACTTAGTGTATTCATATTGTCTTTTGGATGATTCCCTACTCCTCACCTTTGCTTCTTTTATGGTTTCGTTAGGCATATTTGCGCCTGGGGTTAAATAAACTTCGCTAAAGACTTTCTCAGGTTGATCAGGATAATACTTGTTAAACCTTCTGTAAAAAGCCGCTCTAGAAATGCCTAGATGCTCAATCCATCGTGATTTGGTCAGTGTTAAACCATTGTAGGTTAAGAATACTTTTTTTGGCATATTGCTAAATCTCGATAACCCAGTAATCAGATAATTCAGCTTTAACTCTGTTGGCAACATTAAGCCAGTTAACAGATTTCCAAGCTGATTCACACGCTATAGATATCAAAGTATGCGGCAACCAATCAACGTTGTCTGCGCCGCAAACAGAATCAACCATTTTATCTCTATTACTAAAGTCAAAGTGAGGGTAGTTATCTTGCGAACTTTTCTTACACTTTTCAGGTGTTATAGCATCTACATTTCCCTTATAGTCATAGAAAACACCTTCAACTAGATCACCAAATATTTCCTCTTCAAAAGCTGTTAACTCATTACTGCTCATCTGTCTTACTTCCTTATAGTTCACAAACATCTTACTGATTTAACCCCGTAGCACCTATTACGATTTATTCAGGGTCATCAACTTCACCAGACCTGTACCTTATAAATTCCGCAATAATAGCTTCCCAGTTTGCTTGTCGCCAGAGTACACCCATAGCGGCTAATGCTAAAGGGCTACAAGCCCTATAGTGCGGATCCCGTTCTGGTTTTCCTTCTAAGTAATCTACAGTTTTAGCAATCTGACTATTGCTGCTACCTAGTATTGCTTTACAGTTATCTGCTGTTAGAGGCAGATCATTGGGAATATAAGCCTCAAATAAATCCTGTAGTAATTCCTTTTCAAATGCGTTCATCACTTTACCTCTGCGTTACTACTTGTTTTATCATAGCACCCCTACTATAATATATTGCATAAAGGTAAAACAAAAGGTAAAACAGATGTCACGCTTAGATTTAGATAAGTACAGCTACACCACGCCGAAAATAGCCATGCTCTCGTGGTCACTACTAGCAGCAGCACTCGGAAGCGCGATCGCTTCTCACTACGGTAGTTACCCACATTCCTTAGATATGTGTTTCTATCCGGTAGCCGCACAGAAAAGAGATGCAAAAATAGAGCAATTAAGGATAGACAACTTAATTACAGAAATTTCAGACAAATCACCACAGCCGTCGCTAGGTACAAAACACTGTAATCCCGGACGTGGTGATATCGGGACTATACCAGCGTCTTATATAAAGAAAGCCCACAATGGTAGCTTGAATGATCGTGCATCAGAACTAGCGCCAATTACTCAAGGTTTACGGGGTGGTTGGTTAAAACAGGTTTCAGAAGTGCCAGCCGAAAACCCATTTAAAATTCCTTTTGGTGCTGGTGCTATCGTTCTTGGTACAGGTGCGATATTTGCACTTAAGAAACAGCAGGATCAAGCTGGACAATTACGCCCGATGTACAGGGCTACTCAAAGGGGTGCAAGTCTACAGGCAGGTTATGCTTTAGCTCTGCATGAAGGAGATTTAAAGTTGTCGGCTGAGTTGATGCTTAATAAACTGCGTGGTTTACGTGAGAGTGATGCTCGTATTATGTTCGCTCGGTCTGTAACTGATGAACAAGCCCACTTCATGCTGCAAGCTATGGACGAGGACGATTATCACTCGTTCGGTTACTTATTAGATAACGGGGCTAGTTTTAATAAGTTTCTAGCTCCTGCAACTACCCAAGAAGTTCAACTAGAAGCACAACCGGATTTTGTAGCCGAGCCTGTAGCTAACCAACCACCAGACGGTGAACCTGTCGATAAAGTAGAGTACACAAAAACTGCTGATATGCCAAGGGCTGATAAATATGAACCTTATCGCCAAATAGGTTTACAGATCCTCCAGCAAGCAGGTACACCCGGAAAATGTAAGGCTATTGTTGCACCATCGCGTACAGGAAAAACCACAGTTCTTTACTTCATGCTTGAGGAATCCTACAGAGTTCTAGGTGACAACCTAACTTGTTATGTGTGGCAAGGAAAGGGCATTGAGCCTATACACCCAAACATCCCACGTAAAAATCATAGTGGGTTCACACTCAAGGAGTTTAACCTTGATGCACTTGATGCTGTCTGGGAGGAATACGAGTTACGTCAAGAATTACTAGAACAAGGACATCGTAACTTTGCTCCTACATTACTAATCATTACGGACTGGCAATCAATCAAGGATCAAATCTCCAGCTTCTCACCAAAAGAATTTAAGGAGATTCAGGCGAAACTGATGACCTTAATCAATAATGGTGCAGCTTTGGGTACAACAATTTGGTTAGATAGTCAGTCCCCTTCAATTGATGAGTGGGGTTTAGGGTCAAGCTCAATTCGTGACAACTTCGATATCTTTGCCATTGCCAGGATAGGTAAAGATAAAAGCGGAGTACCAATGGGTGACACTAAATGTATTACCAAAATGGTAAACAATCCTTATTTAGTACCTGGTGAAAAAGATAGGGTACGATCGCTTGAGCAGTTCGGTGTACTGGTTGATGGTATGGAATCGGGACAAATCAAAACCTCTGTTATTCTCTCTACTGCTGGTATCGTGCGGTTGGGGATTACACCTGAGTTTGAGCGTAAGGTTTTACAGTTTCAAACTAAGCAGCCCGCAAGCGACTCCCAACCCACAGACACACCAAAAGAGGTAGAACGTAAGCCTAAAGAGCCTTTAGAGTTTCCGAAACCTAACCCTAGTCCAGAACCACTACCCAAACCAGAAGATAAGGTGAGGTCTTTATTAGCTGAGGGGAAAAATTACCGTCAGATTTGCGAAATTCTAGGAGGTAAACACCCTATAAAGCACACAGCAGCAATACTAGGTTCTATGTGTCGTATCGATAAAATTGATATTTTATCAGTTAATGCCAAGAGTCTGCTAGATGTTCTACGTGGTGAAGGCTGGATAGAAATTGACAGCAGTAGATTTACAGAGCTAGTGTCCCCTCTGGGGTTTAGTGGTTATGATCTAGCCACTTACTTAGAGGAATTGGAACTGCTTACTTTTACTCAGGTTAAGGACGGTTGTGTAAGAGCCTTGTATTAATCCGACGATTGGGTATAAAAACAAACCTCCTTAGACCCGTATCTAAGGAGGTTTGTTTTGCACTAATAAAGTATAATTAAGCGCTTTTAGCCTCACCTGATTCCAAGCTACCCAACAACATGGGAAAGCATAAAGAACCGATTGCCACCAAGTCGCAGGGTTCAAACTTAGCACCGGGGTGTTTTGCATAAAGTAATAGTCTCCAAGGTTCTACTACAGATACAACGTACATTCCAAACACTTGGTTAAAATCACTTTGGGATATGGTAGCTGAAAAGTAGCCATCATCCGCCTGCTTAACTTTTTGCTTGTAACCGGATCTACTTTTTATCTTTCTAATATTCCCGGATAATGCTTTATTATCCCTGTCGTCTGTAAGTAGTTGTCTCAGTAATTCATCTAAAGCCCATAGATAAGTAGCCTGCACCTTCTCAAAGTCCACTTCTAAAGCGAACACATCAAAATTAGCACCCTCAGCTATTTCAGAAGGTGTTACTTTTATACAGGTAGTTTCAAGAAATTTAGAATAACCGGACACTATTGCGTCAACATCTATAGGTCGTTTAGCATCGGGATCTTCTGCCAGTTCTACACCTAAAGCAACCATAACAGTTCTGAGACTTATTGCAGCATCATTACCTCTGAGGAAATTACCACTCTGGAGTCTATTAGGCTCAAGTATGGGGAACTTACTAGCTAATGCTTTTGTCAGCAGTTCAGGATTTAGCTCATCTTCATTGTCTAGCAACTCCAACCCGTAGCATACCATATTATGAAACTTATTAGCCCGTTTGACCCACTTGGCTATCATCTGCTTTGATATCTTTAATTTACTGGACATGGTGACGTTACTTTCACCACTCAACTTACCCGTAAGGATTTGCTTAAACATTTTCGGATATCGATCCAATAACTCAGGTGTTAGTTTATCAGCATTAGATAACTGGGCTTGTGACTGGGGTAGTTTACCAGCGTCATACAGTTCACCATATTTATAGTTTAAATAGTCAAGGATGATATCAAACCCTTGATTACCTGTATTTTCTAAGATTTCAGGTGTCACTTTGTTGGAAAAACCACCATGAGCATGGTAGTGGAGAATTAAACCAACCAGCATCAAAAAGTAGTTAGGTTGTGTCGTGCCTTTTGTTGATTTCCCTGGGATTGAATAAAAATCGGATTTACTGATTCCTAATAAATCACATAAAGTATCAATGCGAATACCTTTAGTTTGGCTAGGGAACGGTACGCCTAAATAACCAAGTAAATGATCACAGAAGTGAGAGCATTCCCATTTCTGGATTAATTTACCTTCTTGCAGTTTGTCATCAAGATGAAAAAGGTCATACCTTACTTCTTTTGAATATCGAAAGGTTTCTTGAAGAATTATGATCTTATCTTCTGGTGGGTGTTCAGCCATCCATTCTCGAAGCTTGCTGATAGTGTACTGGACTTCTAGCGGTTGTATAATTGTAGCGGTCATTGTTTTTTTTCTCTTGTTGTAGTGATTACTTATTTTAGCGGTAGTGTTATGTTTTGATCAAGTATGGCTTCTGCAATATTGGCAGGTATGCTTGGTAAACATAATGAGCAAGTAGAAAGCTTTCTGCCAAATTACTAGACTCGGCGATCGCTCCTCCTCTTTTTTTGCTTAATCCGTGGGGAGGGTAAACTAGCCCCATATTTTTAGCGAGAGCAATTGACAGGTTCTTGTTGGAAGTTAACCCCCATTTAGCTTTCCAGTCTTGCGGTTTAGCTGTAGCCAGATCGACGTGAGGCTCATTATCAATTTGAGCAATTAAATTTACAGCAGATCCAAAAGTCATCGCTCCTTTAGTCCCCTGGTTAAAGCTATAAATAGCCTCAGCCATAAATTTAATCTGCGGGTAGGTTCTAAGCCAATCAATAGTAGCCACAATGTTTACTGCTATCGCATTCTTGTACTTAACTGGAATTAGTGGCAATAGTTTTAGCTCCACTGTCCTACCTTGTTCATCCAAAATAACAATCCAACCGTCATTCACCTGGCTATCCATACCAGCAAAGTATATTTCGCTCATTTATCTCGCCTGTTTCAACTATCTCAATACCATATCATAGCATTGTTGCTAGAATATACTAAATAAAAAAGACCGCAGCTAACAACTGCGGTCATTCCTTGCTGTTATTTAGAGGCAAATTTAGAAAGGTACGTCGTTGGGGTCAGGTTCAGCAGTTCCAACACCAACACCTACAGGTACTTTTTCCTCAGCTACAGGTACAGCGTCAACAGGTAAAGTTTGTTGTGCTGTCACTGGTGTAGCTTGCACATTCAAAGTAGCCGCAAGGGGTGAAGCTGATTTACTTGGGTTAATAGCTGGTGCTTGCATTGCGGCTGGTTGTGCAGATTTTAATTGCGCTGCTAGGGCAATTTGAGGCAGCCTTACATTCAAGTAAGCTTTACCAGCCTCCAGGTTGGCGAATACACGACCAATGGGGCGAACACCACCATTGGACATTACATCATCTGACTCATGAGTGAGAATAATGCTTCCGGGTTTACCCTTAGCCGCTAATGCAAGAATACTGGAATCTTGATCACCATTGTTTGTAATGGCTTTGCCAAAAAAGGAACCCTTGGAAGCATTGACAATGTAAGATTCCTTGGTTTCCACATTGACAGCCTTAAACCGCCAGTTTTGGATTTTAATTTGCTGTCCAGCGCGATCACCTTTCTTAGCCGTGATAGTTCTATCTTCCCATTCAATTTGACTAACCTCATACCCACCGTAAGGTAACTCCTTTAACTGAGTAAAGTTAGCACCCTCACCTATAGCACCTACAGCAGGTGAGCTAATCAGGCGAGAGTAAAGCTCGCTCATATCTGCTGAGGTTGCAAAAATCTTGACAATTTCCTCAGAAGCTTTTTCTACATCACGGTTAGTAGCAATCGAGAAGGATAGTTTATTGCCATCTTTCTTAACTTGTCCTGCTACGTTGAAATCAAACGAGAAGCAAGCATACTCTCGTTTGTCTTCTCCAACCTTAACTTCAAGAATTTCGGGAATGATTTTATCACCTGCTACTTGGAACACGTCAAGTAAAGGGAGTTTCCAATCACCTGTGGTAAAGTAAAGGTGCATTTGTTCGTTCTCGTCTTTACCGTTGCGGAAAGCTGGACTAATTACATACTTGACTTGAAACTGATCATCAATGGAATATTTAAGCAATTCCACATCTTCAGCAATGCCGAACATTCCAGCAAGCTTAACAATTGCAGAAGCCCCAGCCCCTTTGATGTTGCGAATTTGGGCTAAGGATAAACCAAAAATACCAGGCTTGAAGTTACCATAATCAATACCATCAAGCACTACAACATCATAAGAACGGAAAGATTCAGAATTAAACAATGCCATAATCAAAAATCCAAAAAGAGGTGTAAAAAAGTTAGTTAGGTTTTCACCCGACTTATAATATAGTAGCTCTGCTATATTATATTGTCAAGTGATCGAGTGAAACATTTTGAAAAGTAATGTGAGACAGTTGATACAACTACGCTGCTAAAGGTTCAGGCTTTTTAGTTTCGGCTTGATAGCGCTCATTAAACTCGATTGTGAACATCCCGAACTCAGCACTTAAAGCCCCGTAAACCTTTTTGTTACTTGCATTCCCGTCATGTCCATATTTTGATCGCAAGTAAGCATGATAAAACAGGTAATTACCGTAGGTAGGTGACTCCCCAAATATGGCGTGTTTTTTCCATACGTGTGAAGGTTCCACGTCAGGGTACAGCTTTTTAAACTGGAAGTAAGACCATCCAGGACTATAACCGTACATTAGAATAGCTAACTTGAGATAAATCCGATATACTGCTTCTGGTGATTGCCCTGCTGTAGATAATCGTTCTACAAATTTCACTACATTAGAAGTACCAAGTTGTTTTTTCAAATCCTCCAGGAATTTATCAGCTACTTTCTTGCGGTTATCCCCCTCTTTCAAGAACGCAATACTTAACTCTTGGAACTTTTGAACCTTTTCGTACAATTCCGGTTTGTCGCTAAATAGTGCATCACTATACTGTACTAGCTCAAAGGTTTGAGTCTGCAACCTTTCATTAGGTAAGCGTTCATCATTCCTAAAAATGAAGCCATTAACAGCCTTACGCAGTAGTTCCAAGGATTTATACAGACCTTTCTGCATTTCTCTATCGTCTAGAGGTAAGGCGTTAGCTTCCTGGGTTATAGCCAACAGGGTTAAATTAAGCTGCTTAAGTACCCGGTCATCAATATAAAACTCACCCACACTATCCTTAGAGTAAGCATCCACCAAGGCTTGAAGCTCGTTAAACTCCTCTTCTTCAGTTTTATCCTCTGGTTTTGGCAGTTCCTCACCGCACTTATAGCACTGTTTCATCCCACGACCACAGACAGTACCACAATACTTACAGGTTTTACCCTTCTTAGGTATAGGAACCTGAGATAACTTTTCATCTTCTGGTATAGTCCAATCAAAAACCTCATCTGGCAGGGGGAAGTAAGGGTTAGCACACATATCGAACATCCTGCACTCAGTTTTACCCGTGGACTTAGACATTCTTAATCCACGTCCAAGTATTTGGGTAAATAGCGCAAAACCAGACTGCCCGAAGGTACGAAGTAAAACAATATTTTCCACACTTGGCTCATCAAAGCCGATCGCTAGGCAAGTTACGGTGAATAGTAAAGCCTTTTTTTCTCTAAACTTTTGAAAAGCCGCAACACGATCGCTCGACTTTGTGCTGTCACAGACTAGAATCAGTTCCTTATCAATGCCAAGTTCTTTCAACTTTTCGCCAAAGTAAGCCATATACTTACGAGCGATCGCTTGTCGTCCAAAAAAGAATATGGTCTGTTGATTGAAGACTGATTCTAAATCACCGCCGTTATGCAGATGATCACTTGGATTAGCTAGCATTTCCCACGAACTTTCAGGGCTTGCCACTTTCTCAAGTACAGCTAATTCTTCAGCTTCTGTGAAATCACCCCTTATGGCTTGTTTGCGTTCCATAGTCGCCATAGGGAAATAGCGATACGGTGAGTTAAATCCAGTTTGGATCATTTCATGAGTAGTTGTAACTTGGTGGTGGGTTACTCCCTCTGGGTATTCTGCGCCATCACCACGCCAGGGGGTAGCTGTAAGCAATAGCTCCTTAGACTTTTTGAAGTATTTGTACTTGTCTAACTGCTGGTGAAGTTCGCGTCTGAAATATCCCTGATGTGACTCATCAATACATATTACAGATATAGGTACATCTGGGACACCCCTTGATTCAATAGTTTGACCCATAGCCACTATCACTTTTACCTTGGAAAAATCCTTACAGACAGGTTTACTGCCTGCTTGGAATCCTATTTCTGACTGCCATAGCCTACCTGCTGGCTTAGATTGTTTTAGTAGTCGGTTGTAAACCTGTTCTACTTGAGACGTAAACGGGTTCTTGCGCTCTGGATCTTGCGCCAAAACCATCTCGTACATTTGCTTAGTCCCAATAAAGCCTTTATAAATCAGGGTTGTTACGAATTGGTCAAGTAAAGATTGGTAAGGGACAATTACCATACTTGTGTTGCCCCTAGCTCTGGCTAACCAAGCTATTTGAGCAAATATAACTGTTTTACCAGCGCCACAGGGAGCGACAAGTGAAACTATTTTAGCCCCATTAGTATACGTTTCACGAGCATAATCGATAGCCTGTTGCTGATATTCTCGTGGCTCTAGTGTGATTACTGTTGGTTTAGTTAGTGTTGTAGCCATTGTTTTATTCTCGTGTAATTTAATCTGTGCAAGAGCAAGCTTCGTTAAAATCATAAGAGTCTGTCTGAGGTGTGTCTGATGCAAATCTATCTTTCAACCGCTTGTCACCGAATGTTCTACGCATCTCACGCTCTTTGTCATTCCACCAAAAGTATCTGATAGGGTTAGCCTTAAACTGCTTTTCCATTTCTTCTGTGCGATGGAAAAAACAGTAATCACAATTACTTACCTCTGGAAAAATGAATGGCGGGTGTTTGTCCCAAAAAGCCCTCACGTCTGACTGAGTAACACGATCTGTATAAAGAGGAAACTGTTTAAACCTCCAATCAGCAGATTTTATCCACCTGTGCTTACCTTTAAATGTTCCGGCTATATCACACTTATGAGAAAAATCTAGAGGCTCACAACCACCAGAGGTAGACCAATCTAGTGATTTTGTTTCACTACTGTACGAGGCTCCAAGATTTCTAAAAACTCTTTGTGCTTCATCCCATCTAAAGCCTATATTCATCTCTACCACATTATTTATGGTTAAAGAAGTATCACCTAGAGTTGGGTTGAGTAAGTTTAAATAACACCACTCAAAAATAGGCTTTAGCTTCATCTCTATAGTGCAAAAACGAGTACGTCTATTAGGTAAGGCGTTCTTAGCTCTTATAACATCATCAAAAGTTCTATCAGACGCTAGAAACTTTATCTCTTTACCTAATTTTTGCTCTAAGGCAAGTACAACTTTAAGAGTCTCATCTAACTCTCTACTAGCTTTGAAGTGCGGTATGCGTCTAATCATCTCTCTCTCTAAACCTTTATCTCTGGGAACTGACAGATGATCATCTGTCAGCACAACAGCAAAAAGGTTAACATCCGTAGGGTAATGAATAGCCATATAAGATGAAGTTCTACCACCACTTAAGCTTGATACTGTTGTGTTTGCTATTCCCCTAGTGTTCTGCAAGATTAGATCAGCCTGATCAACATCAGATAGTAACGTGTTGGACAACATTATTCAATTCCAAGTGTAGATTTTCCAAGGTCTGTTAGCTCTACTTTTCTCTGTAGTTTGCTGTCTTTTGGCATTAAGTAGATAAGCTGGTGATGCTGCAAAATTTCTACCGTTCTAACCGATGACGGGTGTACTTTTACATCAGCTATAAATACTTCGGTGACTTCGTGGTATATAGAACCAGATACACGTACTATTTCGCCAGAAGCTAACACTTTTAAAAAGTTCAGTTGTGATTTGGTTAATTTCATGATGATTTTTTGTCAAACACTTGTTGATTAATTGAGATTTTTCTTAGACCATCTTTAGACGGCTTACCAATATTCAAGTAGTGCTTATTTATCAGACCCGCCAAAGGAATTAAAGCTGCATTCATTAGGATCTGATTATCAATACAAAGCATGGAGCCTTTTGAAAACTTTAATTCTGGTTCAGTTGTAAAAGCACCCCTAACCTCTACAGACTTTGCTTTGTAAATACGCTGTAGTGTATACATTTGAGATGTTGTTAAGTCTTTCAAATGGTGTACGTCTGGGTATAGTTTCTTAGGACTACCAGCTTTCGTAAATGCCATAATTTTTATCTCCTTAATTCGTGTAATGGTTGATCATTTCTCTGTGCAAGTCATAAACCATGAAGGCTTCTGATGCAGTTAGCTCTCTATCTATGTTTTCACAACAATCTTCTAGAAAAGTTTGTAGACTGAAAGACTGTAAAAAAGGTGTAAACATTATTCCTGTATTAGACAAGTTTTCCTTTTTATGGAGCGCTACAGCAATAATAGCTACAAAGCTTAGTTCTGTGTCTGGTGAAAATACACCAGCAGATATGCCCTTATCTAGATGACTTTTTAGCTCAGGGTTGTAGATTATTGCTTTAGGATTCATGGTTTAACACCTTTAATTAAAAATGAATATTCTGTATTTGCTCTTGTGACTTCCTGCCCACAACTAGAGCAAATCTCAGGTAAAAGTGGAAAACCCTGACCTATTTTATTTCTCGCAACTTCTGACAAAATACCTGATTCACATTTGTGATATGCAACGAAATCTACCTGACATTTACCCGCCACTTCTAAAGTAACTGCAAGAGCGATCGCGTAACTCTTCTCTATCTCAAGTGTACCAGCTAGCTGTTCTAAATCTTGAAAGTCAAATGTGATATATCCCTGAAATTCGATTAAATCTTGATCAGCAATTCCGGTTTCTGGTTGTATCATGTCGCTACCATAATTAAAAAATATTTAGTTGTTTCATTGCCCGACTCGCGCCTACAAATACTGTGCGATTTCTGCGATCAGGGTCACGTCTATCGAATCTAATATCATGCCAGTAGTTGACGTACATCACTTTGTAAGATTTACCCTGAGCGTTATATCCTGTGACAGCATAACTTGGTCTGATTGGGTCAACTAAGGACATAAAGGCTTCTTTATGGTTGTAGACTTTCCACCAGTTGAACGACTTGTAGCCAAATTCTTTAGCAGCAACGGTAATACTGTTTCCCAAATTATTTAACTTAGCTTCAAACCTTTCACGATCATATTGATCCAATATGGTGACGTTGTGGTGAACAGGCTTGTTAAATATATCATCGTCTGGATCATATACAACAGCGTCCCAGATAATCCACTCATCTCCATCATTATCAGCTATTTTACGTGGGTTAGCTTGCTCAATTACTAGCTGCGTTGCTGTCTGGTAAAGAGTAGTTTCTAAACCTTTGGCGGAACGTTTAACTACTCCAGTAGTAATAAATAATTCACCAGGAGTAGCAGAACGCTGATCGCCATAAGGGACGATCGCTTGGCGGACTGCAAAGTTTACTCTATCTACTATTTTGTTTCTCCAACATACGCATCTGGTGTAATCCCAAGATTGTGCTGCTAACATCAGTTTTACCTGACGAGCGAAAGACATCACGCCTAAGTTTTCATTACCGTGAACAAAATAACCCGCACCCTTATCACCATCTGGGAAAGAGTTGGGAAATGCTGACATTATATTGAAGTTAAAGTTTTTATGCTCAACCGCTTGTTGTGCTGCTGTGATTACCTTATATATGTTGCTTCCTTCAGCGTAGCGCTCAGTTTTGGTTAATTGGTAGAAGTTGTTACCTACCATTTCTTGAGCGTAAATTGAGTTCTCGTTGGGCGGGAACAACTGGTAGATGTCCATCATCACCAGCACTTTGGCTCGATAGCTGAGATTATCGTTAATCTTTTGCATATCATATTTGCTGGACATAGATAACTCATCCCCAAGTAGCAGTTCTACTTTCTCTAGTGGGTTGTACCTATCGCAGAAAGGGTCATTTATTGATGGTTCATCCTCAATCACAAAATCTTGACCACCACTCTCTGTAATCACCCTCTTTTTACGAAGTGCAGATGCGATCGTGATTACGTCAGGTCTTATAGTCCCACCCTTGAAAGATTTGTTAAGGGTTTTACAGGCTGAGTTGGTTGGTGTAATTGCCAAAAACCTATCCTTATCCATGCGACTGGCAAGGGCTTCGAGTATGTATCTTGCTGTAACTGTTTTACCTGTTCCGGCTGTACCATATAACCCAATGTACTTATTTGGGCTGTTAAGAACCTGGTCAACAACAAACTCTAAAGCTTGTTGCTGCTGCCAGTTCAGCTTTATATCTGGTTTCACTTGGGTTGACTGCATCTCAATTATTTTATTGCCTTGGTGAAATATTTTACTTGACTTAAAATATCATAGCGCTTATGCTATATTATAGTCAAGATAAACAAACGCAACACAAGTATATGAATAGTTTTCAGGATTTACTAGCTCAACGTAAGGCACAAGTTAAGGCTATGGAAGCGATCGCTCCTAGCATGGAAGTAATACAGAATGAGATGCTATCGATTGAGGACGTTATTGACCCGATTATTTTGAAGGATGTTAAGGATTGTCTGATTGAAGATATCCGGTTCTTAGGGTCGCAGTCAGGTAAAGGTCAAGCCGTCGAGACTTTAATAAGTAATGAGATATTGCCTACAGCTTTTAGTTATGGCTTGGATGTTCCTACAGAGGGCGGTGCTGATGTTGAAGAAGAAGATAACTTACCTACACACACGCAGTACGAACCTGATGGCAATATACCCCACATCTATAATGATGGTAAGTATGAACTTACTGATAAGGATAATAACTTACTAGCTGTTGGTGACGCAACAAACTTCCCCGAAGTACCTACAGAACAGGAAGTAACTCTAGAAACTACGGAAATCACACCTGAAACAGTCGTAGGCACTAACCCGCAAATAGATGCGGCAAACAACACACGCAATGCTGGCTTATTAGATGTCGTCACTACTGGTTTAGTACCTACAAATAGACCTCGGACTGTCTTTGATACACAACCAAAAGATATAACAATTGGTTGTCATGTGTATGATAAAAATACTTACGAAACAGGGATAGTAGTTGAATGCCCACACGAGGATGCTAAAGACGAAACAGATAAAAATGGACATTACCTAGTTAACACTGGTCAGCCTTACGTTTGGGTTTCTTTAGATGGGACTGACAATATCGTGGCTGTGTTTGTGAATGCTTTACAACTGCTAGTAGACCAGACCATAGTTGAAGCTAGTACAGTGCAAGTTGAAAGCAGTAACACACCAACTATTACAAGCACAAACCTAACAACTGAGGAAGATAAACCAACCAAGCGCAATAAGCGCCGTACTCAAAAGCAGTTTGATTGCCTTGTAAACAAGTTGTCCGAGGAGTTGCCTAGAGTTCAAACTATCTGGGAATTTGAAGAATTAAAGACTCAAATCGAAGAGTTTACAGGGGATGGTAAGTACACGTTACCTGATGATTTACTAGAAGATTTCAACAAGGAAGTTGAATACTGGTCTAATAAGGCTGATCAAAACATAGAAGATACTGAAGAGGTGCAGATAGAAATCTCACCAAGTATTGCAGCAGAACCTGAGCAGGAAATCACAGAAGCCCTTCAAAATACACAGGTGGATGAGTCCCAACCTGAACTTAATGTTGAACAAGCATTCATCAGTAGATTAACCAGCAACTTGTCTGAAACAGGTAGTGGTGATTTGTGGGAGGAAATACGCCAACATTATGGTAGTGTATCCGCAATTCCTGAGATGATAGCTGAGGCTTTCTCCAAGTTCTATGATGAACTACAAGCCCGATTAAGCGATGATGATGACGGGGAGGAGTTAGAAATCTATGAGGGTTATATCCCTGAAGAAGAGGAACTAGCAACTGAAGAACCTCAAGCACCTGAAGTAGCAGCCACTGTAGAACAAACTTCAGAGAGAACGGTTGAAGATAAGAACCTGGAATGGCAAGAGGCGATCGCGTCAGCAAAGGAAACAGATTTAGCAGCGTGGGATGTATGGGTTACAAATCAGTTAAATGACCGTAACCCCGAAATACTACCAGCAACTTACCAAGCACTACAATCAGCTAAAGCTAAGTTTACACCTGTTATAGAGAAGCCGGAATCAGTAGCGGTTACTGCACCAGCCACCAAATATTCGGCTGATGAAGCGGCAAACTTAAACAAAATTTGGTTAGAATCTGCTGAAAAAGTAGCGAGCAGTGAAAGCTATACTAAAGAAGACGTGGACTACATCTGGGCAGCAATCAGAGTTTCCGATATTGATCGCACATTGCTTTCCATGCAGTTAATCAATAAGCTGACTTTCTTGCAGAATAACGTACCAGCACCTAAAGCTGTTGAAACCGTAGCACCGGTAAAAGAGGCTCAAGCGGCTGTGGTTGAACAAGTAGAAGTTACACCTCAACCAGTGGCAACCGTAGCTGAAACACCTGTACAGGAAACTCAGCCAGAACCAACTAAACCTGCATTTAGCTTATTTGGTGGTATCAAAATTCAGAAGTCTATAGCTGAAGTTGCCAGTGATGAAACCAGTAATGAACCTGAACAAGTAACTGAGGAAGTAGCGAGAGAATCAATAACGCCTAATTTCGTGGCAACAGTAAACCCACAACCGCAGCAACAGCCAACTGCTACAAATGAGACAGCTAAAACAGCAGTTAACTTCAATATGGCTAACTTTGGTGGAGGTGGGATAAAGCGATCGTCTGCAACTGTAGCTACTGAGTTATCAGAAACCGAAGGGAATACAGCACCTGTTTTTGAAGGGATTCGAGTGACCCAAAATGTGAAATTCCAAGCGTACCCAGCAGGAAGCGGTACTGAGCCGATAGCGCGTGACAGTAGGGAATATATTATCCCAGTCGGTACTCTTGGTCTGCACCCTAAGACAGATAGCCTCTTTGTAGTTGTTACCTGGGAGGAAGCATTAGACAACAATGCAGCTATCAAGGAAACACTAGATATAGAGTCAACAAAAGATAACTTCACAGTTATACCTGTGAAGTTTACAGAACCAACACCACAATGCTACCTACCTTTACCTCCTGAAGAATGCTGCGTGATAGATGCTGCTGAGTTTGAAAGGATTAGAAGCATTCAACAGAAATGGATAGATGCCCTATCAAATGGTAAAGCCCCATTCGATGACGACGACGTTCCCTTCTAAATAACTTGGGGAGTGTAAAACTCCCCCTGTACTTTGCACACTTAACCCACATAAGAACAATGTCAGATAAACAACTTGAAGACCATAGCCTGAGTGTTGCTTTTTTTAAATTACGAGTGGCGGAAATGCCAGATAATGAAGTGCGAGAAAGTCTAATTAATTTGTACCGGGAAATGTTGATCAAAGAAAATCAGCACAAGATAAATTTAGCTAAAGCTTGGGGAATTGGAAGTTAAAAGCAAAAGCGCTCTAATTACTAAACTAGAGCGCTTCTTAAACTATTAAATTCAATCCAAAAACCTATTTACCTGCATGACGACGGACGATCGCTTGCACAGTATTCTGAGCTATGCGTGGTAATCCTTGCGTTAAAATTGATAATTCATAATATTCTTGATTTTCAATTGCTTCCCCAATATATCTGGCGTTATCAAAACCGCCGAATAGTCCAACGTGTTGCATACATTCTTGAACTGGTGATAATCTCATCTGTTTTACCTTTAATGTGCTGCCTGTTCTTTTATATTACCAAGGCAGTTTTGTTTGTCAACACTTAAATTGATTTGACACTCCCCTGCCTAAAGGCGAGGGGATTCTGTAATCTACCTCGTCACTTGCTCTAATAGGCTTTCGCCTAAAAGAGTAGCGGCCACGAGTCCTACAGCGTTACTTTGGGAATGCCCTTCCCTAGCTTGTCTTGCAAGATTCAAAATGTTAATTGCTGCATTTTCATCCCTATGCAAACTACATCCACAATTACAAACATGGGTGCGCGTTGATAGGGATTTTTTAACGATAGCATCACAGTTTGAACATTTTTGTGATGTGTAATGTGGTGCTACAGCAATGGCTAATTTACCAAATTTACCAGCAAAATACTCAATCCATTGCCGAAACAAATACCAGCTAGCGTCAGCAATTGACTTAGCTAAACAATGATTTTTGAGTAAATTACGCACTCGTAAGTCTTCATAGGCTACTAAGTCGTTAGACTTGCACACGTTACGCGCTATTCTCTTAGCGTGTTCATTCCGTTGCCTACTTATTCTCAAATGCTTTCTGGCAAATATAGCTCTAGCTTTTTTACGTCCTGACGAACCTTTTTTCTTTTTGTAAATGCGTCTTTGAGCGTGTTTGATTTTTGACTCAGCCTTTCTCAAAAACTTGGGATTAGCCTCTTGATGTCCGTTTGAGTCTGTGTAAAAGCTCTGAATTCCAACGTCTAAACCAATTTCATTACCTGCCAATGGTTGAATGTCTAAAACCTCAACATCAATACAAAATTGACAGTAATAGCCATCAGCACGGCGTACCAATCTAACACGCTTAATTGATTTAACCGGGTAAGTTTCAATATCCCACTTACCCAGCAATTTCAACTCACCAATACCTTTTTTGTCAGTAATGGTAATACGGCGTTGAGTTTGGTTTAGCTTCCAACCTGATGTTTTATACTCAACCGAGCGATTATCATGCTGAAATCTTGGATACCCTTTTTTACCTGATACTTTCTTTTTACAATTTTCGTAAAACCTTGATATTGCTAACCATGCTCTTTCGGCTGATGATTGCACTGCCATTGAATTTAAGTTAGCCACAAATTTAAATTCGTTGCGTAGTTCCGTTGAATACTTATTGAGCGCAAATCTATCAATTTTCAACTCTCTTGGTGCATCCATCCAATACCTCAAACACTTATTTCTAATGAATTGAGTTGTTTTGATGGCTTCCTCAATAGCTAAGTATTGTAGTTTTTTGGCTTTGACTTTATACTCTAGAACTAGCAACTTGACTCACCCCCTTGCTTTGCTTATATTATATTTAGTATAAGTGAATGTTCTGATTATGTCAACAGGAAAAGGTAAGAAAAGGGTAAAAAATACACCTGTTTTATACAATGAAATAAAGAAGAAAAGAGGCGTTATGCTCACAGATACCGCTTGGTATTCTGTGCAAGAATTAGCCGCAAAAAATGACGTAAGCGCTAGTGAATATTTAGAGGCGATGATTAGAAAATATTGCACCACAGAGGCGTAAACGCCTCCAGGCAGCTTTCATCCCTTGCCTAAAGTACGGAATACGGTGCTACGCACCTGTTCCTCAAGGGTTTTCAGCCTGCCTTCCTTATAAATAGGAAAAGACCAATGTACTGCAAAATTCAAAATGAACCTTTATCAGAAATAATACCTTATTGGCAAGTAACCCCGAGGCACAGCGAGCGCGGGAAAGAAGGTAGTACGTGGGACATCTCACGGTAATCGATTAAGAGCTAGACCGAATCAGATTGGTGTGGAGTATGAGTCTTTTACAGAGCGGTAAATTAGTAACGACCAAATAGTATATTTAGAAATAGTATAAGCACATTTATAATAATTTGGGCTTAAGTAGCTTTATTAATCAGGTTTACTTATACCTATAAAACACACGAAACAGGTGAAATATTGATGAATACCCCAACCTTACAGCTTGTTAATCAGTGCATCGGTTAAGCAGTATACTGAAAAAGTTTGATTAATCGGCTAAGGCAATCTCAGAAAAATAGGGTTAGAGTAGAAATATGTCACCAGTCGTAGGTGATACGTTTCACAATCTTTTAGTAAATCCTGGGTGTTGCTATGTCTATTTATACTTATATCAAGCCGTTCTATACTGAACTTTCCATAAATATGCAAAAAAATATCACCTGTTTGTCTGCTACCGTAGCCACTACAACAAAACAGGTGATATACTAAAGGAAGTAATAATTTAAATATGAGTCTATGAGTCGAGTATATCATGTTTATTGACGATATCGCAACAATAGTCGAATTAATCTATCAGGAACCAGTACAACAACTGATAGACACCTCCATAAACTTCTTCCGCGTCTCTGAGATAGGTTGGGATAAGAAAACCCATAAAGAGAAAGAAGTTCATAGAAATATTTACATAGTAGGTAAGTTTGCAAACCCAAACCTACAAACCAAATTTACAGATATTGCCAATGGTGGTAAATCTTCGCCTAAAACTGGCAAGTTCAAGAACCTGCTTACATCTTGGGAGGAAGTTCAAGATTGGTTATACGAACAGCGAGAAGTTGGTGGTATACCGTTTGCAATCTTCAATGGACATAACCAAGGAACAAGGGCTGAAGATATAACTCACGGACGACTATTTCACGTTGAGAATGATGATGGGGCAGATATTGAGACTAAAAAGGATGAGTGGAAAGTTTTTGGACTACCTGCCCCATCATTACAAATAAGTACAGGTAATAAGTCAGTTCACCACTACTACATTTTCAACACGGATTACAAAGGCATAACGATGGAACGGATATATGAGATAAAAGCTCAGATAGTTCGTAGGTGTGGTTTTGATGGTTATGCAGATGGACACGTAGAAGGTTTTAAAAAGTTCAAAGTCCAGTCATATAGACTTCCTGGGTTTGCTCACAGAAAATCAGATAAAGCGGGGGAATTGATTCATGTTGTATAATATCTCGGACTTTTCCCAACAGCTTTTTAATAACCCTGAAGTGACTCCCCTCGGATCTTACAAGAGTTCAATTAATGAATCAAAGCAAGCTAACTATAATCCAGGCTTTGTTCCCGGTAAGGACTTAATATTTGATGCCCCAAACGTTCAACCACGGGAACTACTTGGTACAGCAGAATGGTTAGAGCGCTTCTACCCTTATGAATCATTAGAGGCTCTGCAAGCTAAGTCAAAAGCAAAAGTTGAGAGAACAGCAGCAGAAGCTCTAGAACGTAAACTAGAACGGGAACGCCGCACTAAGGAACTTTCAGCCCAGCAGCTAGAAAGAAAGAAGCAAATCCTAGACAGCACTGAGCTATCAGTTAAAAATCTAGTTTACAAATCAACCCTAGCTGAAATAGAAAATGGTACTCCTGACGGTGGGGGACGATCGCACTTAAGAGCATTTGCAATAGCAGCTAACGTAGTTGAAGCAGAGAAGTGTGCTGCTGCTGCGGGTATTGCACTCGTTGACACTGCTGAACAAGTATTTGAGGAATGGATTAACAATACTTTCACGGCTACAGAAAAAGACAAAATTGATAAAGTTTGGGGCTTTTTCCGTGATAGACAAGAAGACACAACATTTAAACCAAAACAAACAGAATACTTAGAAGATTTACTCGCTAGACGTGCGGATAAACAACTAGGTGCTGATGTAGTTGAGCATTTATTACACGGTCGCAACTTTGAGCATTTATTAGAAGCTTCTAGTCGTGGTCTGGTTCTCCCGGTTAACAAAGAAATTGACATCAGTAAGTTACCCGTTCTTTTTGATACCAATAAGCAGGGGTGGGGTAATGTAGTTAGCTACACGACTGAAACGAGTCTAATATATGTCACAAGTTCCCCTACTTACGCTCAAAAGCTTTTAAAGAGGGGTACGATATATGGTGTTGTTTTATTTGATGATAGCACCCCCAGTGTATTAGTACACCAGTTCCTTGAGTCAGTACACTTAAATAAAATTCAACTCGTAGTTGATATGGAAGCTCCCAACTGCGATCGCTTGTTGGCTGCTAAATTACGTTCTGGACATTACAGTGAGTTGTGTGAAAACGCACGTAATAAGAAAGAGGGTAGTAAAAAGTTAAACATCTACAAACCTGAAGTAGTTGTAGTTGATCGGGAGATGATTGTCTGGGGCGCACAATATTACTGGCAACGTCAAACAGCAGCAGTTACAGCCGAGTTGGTTGGTAGCCGTAAAGATAAAGACGCTGTTATCTACGGTTTTACTGGTAACGAAAGGTATTTCTCAGATATAGTCGCTAAATGTGAAACAACAGCTAAGAACCGTAAGCTGCTTGGATTCGTATCTGAAATGGGTACAGGTAAAACCGAAGTATTAGCCCGTGTAACAAGCAACTGGGATTCCAGATTGACACTGGCGATCGCTCACCGTGAGTTACTTACCAAGCAAGCCGCACATCGTTTAGGTCTGGTTTACTACAAGGATAAAGACCAGAACGCCAAAGATAAATATCAAAGCGCACTAGTAAGAGGGCTGGCAATTACAGCTAACACCTTAGTACAAGGCGGACGTGACCAAGCTGGTTACTTACCAGATTTCAAGATTGATGATTGGGCTAAGGCACGCGTAGTAATTGATGAAGCTGAATCCTTCATGAAATATCTTATGGAGTCGGGGACTTTAGTTGAAAACCGTCAAGGTGCGATCGAGTATTTCATCAAACTAATCAAGACTGTAATTGCTGGTGGTGGTCAAGTGATTTTATCTGATGCCAACCTCAGAACATCAACAATCCAGTTCTTTGAAAAGATTGCTTGTGAAGCTTTAGGGCGTGATTGGGATAGTGAAACAAAGTCGGCTGATTTTAACTGCTACATAATCCATAACAGTTACAAAAAATTTACCCAACGTAAGCTGACGGTTATTGACTCTCCTGAAGCAGCAGTTTCTGAAATGATGCGACGTGTTGAGGCTTCTGAGAAAATCCTGTACTTCACAGACGTTAAAGCACCCTCCAAAAAGAATTACTTCAGCACCCAATCATTAGGGATGTTTTGCCGAGAAGTTCAAAAGTTAGGACACCTAATTGACGCTGACACTAGAGGGTTTACAGATGATGTTGATCATAAAATCCTAGAATCTCTACACACCCTAATTAAACACTCACCTAAAATTATCATTGCCGTGTCACCTGTAATCGACTCAGGAACAGACTGGAATAACTTAGGTATGAACAGCGTCTGGGCATCTTACACGGGCATCATGGGACTGGACAGCACACTACAGCAGCTAGAACGTGTACGCGACGATATCCCACGTTTCCTGAGTGCTGCTAAACGCACAGGAATGGGAATGTCCCACGGCGATATCACAAACCTTCAAGCTAAGTTAGACGCGATCGCCGAGGGTTACTCTAAAGTTATTCCTAAACTGGTTGATACTTGGGCTGAGTACAGCACCCTGAATAAACAAGAATGTGATGAGCGTTTGGCTGAGTTGTTCCCCAAACTGAATCAACACATCCTTGATTGGTGGCAAGAGTCATTACTTGAAAGCTACTATGCCGGGCAAGAGTTCCGCATCAACTTGGTGGCCAGACTACAGGAGAAAGGCTACTCGGTTGAGTATAAAACCTACAAAGTTGATCAAGAGGTAATTGACAACCTCAAAGATTATGGTGACAAACAACGAGAACTCAAATATAAGGAAGTTGCCGAGGCTGATCTAAGCTTGCTAGATAATCTTGAGCCAAACCAAGACACCATGCTAAAAACCCAAGCAAGAGCTAAGGATCTAAAATCCTGCTTATATGCTATGGGTATTGATGCTGAACAATGGAAATCACAATTTGATGGTGAGGGAAGAATTGAACTGGTAAGGCGATCGCTTGGTAGAAAGTCTAAGTTCCGCCGCAGCTTGATTTATGGATTCTCAGCTAGATGTTTGTTAAGCGGTGAAGATGTTCAAGTTTCTGAAATCGTCGCTACGGCTGAAGACTTCCGGTCTGCTTGGGCTTCTAGAGGTCGTTCAATCAAGGATACCCAAATCGCCTTATCCCCAGGTATTGAGTTTCTAGATCAGGTTCTGAATATTAGAGTATTAGTGAATGCTCTTGGTGTGGAAGCAATGAAGAGGGGACATTGTGAAGGAGGTAGTGAAAAAGTAGCGCTGTTCATGCACAACGAAATGCCAGTAGTTATTACAGCACACCGGAAAATGGTTGAGAACCGCCAACTAATCAAACACCAATTCAATATTGATATTGACATTAGACCCGAACGTGCAGCCAGTGGACTTGCTGCTTTATTCAGAGCGATCGGCTTTGTGTCTACTAAGTCTAAAGGTCGTGAGTCTGAATTAGGTAAGGACAAATCAGGTAAAGGGAATGCGATTAAGAATTCCTTCTTGATTACCGAAGATGCCCTACACTACAAAATCTGGCAGTGCTGGATCACCAACTATAAAGATAAACGCCCGGACTTCTTTAAGTGGTTCTACAACCCATCGCAGGATGAAACAGGCGATTTAATATGGAAGAACCGCTTGGGGATTGTTGACGACGCGCCAGAGGCTGTTATTCAGACTAAAAAAGCCCAAGGAGTAAGCACCAAAAAAGATAAGCAACTTGAACTCCAACTAGCTTACTAAAACCAAATTAAAACTCAATCAAAAAGCTTCCCCTAAAAAGGAAGCTAAAACCGTTTGCGGGCGATCCCTTATGGCATAGTCAAAACTCTATCTATTATAGGTTTATCATAGATTTTTACTTAAGTTGAGCGATCGTTTGTGGAGGAAATAACAGATCACCATTAATTCCACTTATTTAGATCCTTATTGGATCTATTTTTATAGTTCTTTTTGACTATTTAAATAGCTTTAAAAAATATAGTAAAGGCTAGAACGTATATATAGTAAGGATTATAGATGTGTGTCAACGTTGGTATCAGTCTCCTCTTACCTCGAATGTTGGCACACCCTGGATCGAGTCGTGGTAAGCGATCACACCTTTGGGTTGGTTTATTGTGGGGTGAGAAGCAGGAAAGTAATCAGTCGCTAATAAAAAACCCCAAGCGGTTAACTTGAGGTTTTTTGTATATTATTCGTGGGTTAGGCTATGCCTTATATTTGATCCTCACCCTCAGCGTGTCCAATCTCGTAACCATATTCATAGGCTTGTTTACTCTTTATCCAACCATTCAGGCGATCGCCCCAACTCCCCAAATATTTCGTGAACTGATGCCAACCTGATCTCTAGTTCTAACTCGGCTTGTTTTGCATATCTCCACCCCATAGCTTTAATTCTGTTCTCAGGTAGTGGTTCTCCTGCTTTGTATAGTTCGCAGCCAGCCATGAATATTGCTGTGAGTTTGTTTTTGGTTGCTTCATTAAGGTTTTGCATTACTTCGCTCTCTTAACATTTTTTTACGTGGTCGGTAAAAAACAGTAACTTATTTGATCAAGTCTCTAACTTCCTTTGGTACAGAATCATAACCCCATTCAAGTTCTGAGTTTTCGATAGCTTCCTGCAAGAGTTCAACCGAATAATCTTCCTCAACCTCTGTTTCCTTAACTCCCGTAACTATTCCATTACCACAAGGCTCAATATTGTCCCTGGAATCAAAGAACCAGTCACAGGTACTTACACCTGGAACCAGTATCACACCATTCTCAAATTCCCATGCTGGCGGTATAACCTTCATCAGATTTTGGTTCTTCAGTGAACCCAGCTACATCATTTTCAATTACAGATACAATTATTTTTGTTGCCTTCATTGTTTTTACCTCTTTATTTTTTTGCTGATGTAACTACTATCTCAAACCACTAACCTAAAGACAACCGTAATTATACTGAATTAAATAAACTCAGTAACCATGTGAAGTATTACACTGTATTCACCCAAACGATCGCTCTGAACAATCCTAAGCCTCAACCTCGTGATAAACTATCTGAAACATTTCAGGTATATCACTATGGGCAAAATGGCATGGCTACCTACATCATCCAGCAACGGTACGAAAATCCTGCATTTACAGTCTGACACCTCAAGACCTTTCAGACCTTACTCAACATTCCCGCACCTTGCAGTACCAGACCATACTATTCCCGGTGGATCTAAAGGTTGGGCTACTTATCAAAAGCTACTTAAGTGCGGTTGGGAAATCGTGGCAAGCGATCGCGTGTCAGATGTCGGTGGTTTAGCTGGTGTGGTTGATGAGATTTAGGCGTGGAAAAACCCTGTAACTTATTGGCTACAGGGTTTTGTGTCGCGGTTTGTATTTTTACTTTAACGGGTAAAGTTTATAATATTTGGTTAGATTGTTTGACATTCTTTGTTTTTCTGTTCTCTTGAGTCTTAACCTGCTCTTTACTTTTATCTCCTTAAACGCCTTTTTTGTCAGGTCTATGTAAGGATCTCCACTCTCACCTGAGCAAACCTCGCCTACTTGATAATCATCTGAGTAGACAATGACCTCACCTATTGGGTAGGTTTTACCTCTAATCACAACATCTACAGTAAATACTGGTTTCATAATTATTTCTCTTAGTAATCCATATTCTTCAAGAACTTCTCCCAGAGTCCTGGGAGATTTTATTGCTGCATCACACATGGACAATTAACTCAACTTCTGCATTTTCATGACCTTCGCAATTGCTAATACTAAAAGCAGGGTATTGCATAACGTGGTCTTTAGTGAAGATGAAGCAAGAGTCAAACTTCTTAGCTTCATGTACTAGCAACTTTTCTTTTGGCTTGTGCATTCTGGGTTTGCGACCTGATATATCCCATATAGCTGAGATAATACCAACTAGGCTTGCACCTTCTTGTGCATTACCTCTACCATTCTTACTCATGATTAATTTAGTTTCTGTGTAAGAAATGCCGAAGTAATCGGCTAAAGCTACTACTGAACAGTCATTAGCATCCTGAATACCATACTTACAATGTAGAATGTTTTGCTTTCCATTTTCCCTTTCTCTCCTCAGTGATTGTGCCACGTCCTTGTCCTAACAGTCAGCAGCAAGAGCATCTACTAGGTAGCATTCTTCATCTCCAGTCATTTTGTCTGTTGTGCTATGCCCTACTAGAATAGACAAACTCTTATTGACTTTCATACTGATCCATGCTCCTTTGTTATGTTGTTCCGGGGTTATGAACAACTGTCCAATTTTCAACCCACTGAAAGTGAAGGATACACGGTCGTTTATGCGAAATTCTTTAGTAATAATCATTTGCCTGTCTACCTGCTTGTTTATACAACTACTATCTCAAGTATCAAATATCTCAAGTATCAAAGGTAAAAACAACCGTAATTATACTGAATTTAATTATACATGAAAGAAAAAACCCTGTAGCTAATAAGTTACAGGGCTAAACATTCCCCAATCATTTCCTCAGTTATAACCAAGAAACATATCTTTTAATCCTCCCCATAGTAGCGGGTGTTCATTTTCCGGTTTGGTCGTGTCAGACAGTAGTGCTGTGAATCTTGGTAACTCGTGTCTATACATCTTGTACAGTTTTTCGTTATTTTGTCTACTAGCTTCCATATTGGCAATTCTATCAGCCAGTTTCACAGGTAACGCCGCAGGGCAGGCTTTGATTTTACTCGCAATATTCTCTAGCTTTTCCTTTCTATTATTGCCAACACCTGTTACAGCATTCACAATATTGGCTACTTCTGACCCGAACACGTCTACCAGTTCTTCATCAGTAGTATCTGTATCCTCAAGTACATCATGTAACCAAGCAGCCGCAAGTAGAGTATCATCATCGCACCCTGACTGTTTTAGAATGTTTACAACATTATTTAAATGTCTGTGGTATGGGAGTTCACCATACATTTGTCCTCTATGTTTGGTGATTGCAAAACAAAGGGCGGTAATTTCAAGCATTTTCTCTATCCTTTTTAGTCAGATCAAGCTCTCCGTTAACCAGCACTCTAACGACAGTACCAACACCTTCTAACACAATCCCAGATACATGGTCTTTGATGTATGCTTTCTGAGTTGGGTTAATCCTATAAGTCCTTACTTTTTGAAAGCTAAGTGCTGTATGGTTTCCCATTAATGGCTGATGTCTGTCCCTATTCCAGTTAAGTTCGGGTATACCTATTTTTGGTGGTTTATCTAGAATAACTTGACACTTGCAAGCTAATATGAAATCCCATCTTCGTGTGCATCCATTTTCCTTCGGTAATCTGACTTTAAAGTAAATGGGATTGCGCCACGCTAATTTGTCCTTAAACCATTTTTCGGAGTAGCTGTTTGTTATTTCAGCGTTAAACCGCTTCACAGCATCATGGAAAAGTTTTAACCTTCCCTTGGATTGGGTTTTTAAGTAAGCATCCCAGTATTCCACTATTTCGCTCATTGTATTTACTCAATAATTATTCAAAATCAATTCCTTCACACCTTCACGCCCCTCAACCTTACAAGATATTGCTCTTTTAGCCTTTACCTCAACCCTTTTAAAGTTCAAACTATCCCAGCAATCAACATCACTACTGGATAGTACAACCTTACCCTGCCTAACCTCGCTCAACTCCTTAATCCAGTTCAGTAATCTTGCGTTCTCACCATCATTCCAACCATCCTTACTATATCCCACAAAATTGGCTGTATCGCTCATAGGTGTGTATGGTGGATCGAGATAAATCAGAGTATTACTATCCACGAACTCAGTTACCTGCTGATAATCACCACACAGTATGTAGACACCCTGCAAACGATAGCTCACCGCAAGTAAATTATCACGGTCACAAATAGCCGGATTATCATAGTCACCAAAGGAAGTATTAAAACCACCATCACGTTTACGAACTCGCCACAGACCATTAAAACAAGTCTTATTTAAGAAAATAACCTGTGCTGCGCGAGTAACCCAAGTTTCATTGTATTGGCTGTAGTTAAACTCTGCTGCTTGTTGGTTGAATTCATCGCGTACTCTCTCGAAGTATCTGCGGCGATCGCTCCAACCGTCCCGCATAATCCCACACGTTCTAATATAATCAGCTTGCAGCTTCTCCAGTTCATTGATTAACTGATGCACTGACTGTTGAATTACCACATAAGCCACCATCAAGTCCCTATTTGTATCATTAATCAGAACCTCACCTAGCTTATGGTAATTCAACAGGTGAAATAGTAATGCACCGCCACCAACGAAAGGCTCGCAGTATTTGGTGAAATGTTTGGGAAGCATGGGTGCAATCCTCTTTAGTAGTTGGCGTTTCCCTCCTGGCCACTTTAAGAAAGGTTTCGCTCCTTGTTTCTTCTCTGTATTCATAGTCATTATGGTTTATTTGTAGTCCTTATGTTTACTTATGCTAAAAACCAGGATGTCTCGCAGCAATCCTGGTTATTTTCTTTATGATCCTTGTTTTAATAGTTAACACCCCAAGCAAATATCCCATTAATTGTTAAATAAATCCTGTCACACGTTTTTACCTTTTTACCATCTAAGGTTACAAAGTGAGCATCAACACCATTAGGAGAACGATCTATCATTGGTCTTAATTTCATAGATCCTGTTGTATCCAGTTCTTCGTTAAAACTTTTTACCTCTCCACATACAAATAAGAATGGTGTCTTACGGGTGTCTAGGGTTTTGGCATTACCTGTTTTTGCTCTCTTAAGTAGTGTTCCTGCTGATGGTGTACCGTCTAATTTAAAACCTCTTGACCTAGCTTGCCCTGCTTTATCTAGTTTGAAGGTAACGTTTGACAATTCAACTGTGTCAGCGTGTCCTTGGGCTTTACCTTTAGCCCATACAGTGAACCATAATGGTTTCTTGCTTTGCGCTGTAGAGAAGCCAAAACAGTTTACTTTCGTGCTTAGTAGTTGTGTTGGTGTAGCTTTTTGTGTAGGCATCTTCTTGTCTCCTTTGTTCCAGTTGCTTTGTATCACTACTATCTCAAAACTACTAAGGTAAAACAACCGTAATTCTACTGAATTAAATAAAACACTAAAATATACAGCCCACCCCTTTATAAGCTATATATTTTTAGAACCTTATCAAGTTTAAGTCCTAACTCATCAAATAGTTGATATATTTCCAGCACACTGCTGACTGTTGAGGGGTACAACCATCTCCTAGTATAGATACACGATGCTTCCTATCTTTTTGTGATCTTGCTAAGACTTCCATTTCTCCTTTATAGGGATTAGTTCCCCACCAACCCAATCCTCTAATTTGGTTGAGTTCTGTTGAGTACCCATGATCCACTCCCGTAAATTTATATTGCTCACACAGCCTGGAGTTATTAGTCCTAATACTCTCAAGCGCATCTCCAATCTGTCCTGACCAGGTCGATTGTACCGCGCGTCTGCTGATTTGCTCATCGTCATTGGCGTGGGCAATAAGGAACACTCTTTCTCGCTTGTGCGGTGCGCCAACTTCTGATGCTGAGATAGTTGACCATTGTGTAGAGTACCCGATTTCATTAAGTGACCAGAGAACATAGCCGAGGGGCGAGATTGAGTCATCTTTAGTGGGATGTCTACACCCATCGGGATTTTCCCAAAGCACGACTCTGGGCTTAACTTCGTTGATGAGTCGGTGCATCTCCCACCATAATCCACTTCTTTCTCCGTGTAGTCCGTTTCGTTTTGGGTTAGCCAAACTGTTTTGCTGGCATGGACTTCCGCCGCAGATAACGTCGAATGTTCCTGGTTTTGCTGTGTAGCTCCTGATATCATCCCAGATGGCAATTCCTGGAAAGTTTTGTCTGAGTAAGTGCTGTCTGTAAGGGGCATATTCTATAAACTGTTTAACTTGGAACTGTTGCTGCAACCCTGCTATTTCTATTCCTCGCTCACATAATCCAGCTAGACCACCGGAAAAGAGGCTTAAAACTTTGTGCATCTTTAATATATTCTAGCGCTGTTACTATAATATATGATATATTTAACCTGTTGTCAAAATATATCACCCAATTATTGAAACAGGTGGTATATTAACTAAAGTATTCAACAAAACTATGCAGATAAAACGCCTACATCCCGACGCTGTTATCCCCAACTATGCTAAACCGGAATCGTCTGGTTTAGATTTAGTATCTGTGGAGGGTATTCTCATTCCGGTCAATTCTCATAAATTAGTTCCTACGGGAATAGCTGTGGCAGTCCCTGAACCAGAAATAGTCAGAACAGCTTCACACGGTTATCTAACAATAGCTTTTGAAATCCAAATACGATCACGTTCCGGACTAGCACTAAAGCACTGTGTAACAGTGCTTAACTCTCCTGGCACTATTGATGAAGGCTACAGGGGGGAAATTAAAGTAATACTTGTAAATAACGGCACAGAACCATTCCAAGTTAATAAAGGTGATCGTATTGCCCAGATGGTAGTGTGTCCTATTGTGCGGGTAGCTTTAGAGGAAGTACAGGAACTTTCTGAAACAGAGCGTGGTTCCAATGGTTTTGGAAGTACAGGTGTTTAATTATGGTTCAAACAAATAACAGCGTCCAGCTACTTGGTTACTATGGTGGGGATAAACGGGTATGTTTATCGGCTTGGCAGTCCACAACGGAAGAACTAGGACTAGAACTGCCTGACAATATACATGACCGTGTGGATGTTATTTTCCAGCACATAGCGGTGCAAAAAAAGAAATCACCTTTTGAGTTATTACAGTTTTTAGCCGCTAATAATCATTCAACACCGTTCGAGAAGGCTATTCTAGATTTTCAGATTACTGCTGACCTTGCAAGCCATATACACGCGCTTAAGCACAGGATTTCATCTGTGAATAGTGAATCGGCACGATACAAAGAATTTCAGCAAGATAAGTATTGTATACCGGATGATTGGAAAAATACCTTAGCATCGTCTGAAATTTTTGATCACAATGGTGAAGAATTTGTAAGCGTGGGTGATAAATGGGAGGTTATTTTAGATTACTACACTCAATTAGGTTTTAACTTATATCACCAAGCTTTAGCCGACCTAGAACCCGTATTAGGACGGAAAAGGGCAAAAGAGTCGGCAAGATACTTTTTAGGCTACAACACACAGCTTAACTTTGATTGGCAAATGAATTTTCGATCATTTGTTAATATTCAACAGTTGAGGAATGATTCACACGCCCAAAGGGAGATACACCAAATAGCAAACACAATGCTTTATCTGGTTGAAACACTACCTGGAAACCCTTTTGAGTATTGCCTTAAAGCCTTCAATCTGAAATCTGATCCTGAGTTCTGTCTAATCAGAGGTTCCAAAAATGCGATTAATGAATGACCCCACACCCTCAAACGACGATCGCCTTGCAGTCCTTGGTCTGGCTTTAGCCGTGATCGCTATTGTTGCAGTGTTTGATTTGACTAACAGAAACACTCAACTCAGACAAATGCTAGATAACCAATGCCAGCCACAGCGACCGGGACAGATTCTAAACCGTGATGTGGTTAAAAAGACAATATGAAGCACTCCGCAGACCTTAAACCCGCATTATTTCAAATCTCACCTGACCAGATCACTAACTATTTAATAGCTAACGGTTGGGTGATTGATCGGGTGGTTGACGGTCACTCTGTTTTCTCACTAGAACATGGTGACACGGGTTGTAAGCTACTCCTTCCTCAGCAAGATAACGATCCAGATTACGCGCATAGGCTGCTAGATATTCTACTTGTACTACAACTAACGCGATCACCTTCCATTGGTGATATTGCTAATGAAATAAAGCGGCTTCAGGTAAAACATAAAGCTTGCACCATTAATTGATTTCTTGTACCTACTAGCAGAACTAATTACTAAGAGCCACGATAACTACTGGTACTTTTTGTTTGGACATTACTTGCATGATTCAGTACCTGTAGCCTTCTTTATAGCTTCAGTAGATATTTTCCTTGTCTTAACCATTCTAGTAATGGCTCTGTTGATTATTAATTGTTTTCTCGAAATATTGTTTCTCCACGACTCACAATGAAAAAAGGTAAGTTTATTGTATTCGATGGTGGTGATGGTTCCGGTAAAACCACACAACTAGAGCTAGCTGCTAAGTGGTTGTATGCTCACCAAATTCCCACATGGTCAACTAGAGAGCCTGGTGGTACTAAGTTGGGTCAACAGTTGCGGGAGATTTTGCTACACGATCAAGAAGTTTCCCCTATAGCTGAATTACTACTATATCAGGCTGATAGGGCGCAACACGTATTAGAGATAAAGAAACGTTTGCATTATGGTATATGGGTTCTGTGTGATCGCTTTACACTGTCCACGCTTGCTTATCAGGGTGCTGGACGGTATCAGCCCACAAAAATGATTGAGCAGTTGAACGAAATCTCAGCACAAGGACTTGAACCAGACTGGACATTTTTACTGGATATCGACCCTGCTATTGGATTAACTCGCAAAGGACACCAGCAAGCCTTGGATAAGTTTGAGCAAGAAGCCATCAGCTTTCATCAACGTGTGCGAGAATGTTATCTGGAAATTGCACACCATACTTTACTGGATTGTACAATTATTTACGCTCAACAGACCATAGAGAGTGTGTCTGCCCCAATTCATTATGTTTTGTCTAATTTAGCTGGTGTACCTATCACACCAGCTACAAAACCTAGCGATGCTCATCTTCTTTGTATCTAGTCGATACGCTTCGCCTAAAGTGGTGTAAAATGGTGGGACATTTTAGTTCATAACTAAAATGTCCCCACAATCTTTAAAAATACTGGCAGAAATGGTCGTTAGATTTTCAGAATCACATTTATCTCTCCACAGTCACACTCCACCTTTTCCACAAGATCCTGAAACAGCACGTACATTTCATCAACCGTCGCGCACTGCCAAAATTCCGGCTTAGAACCGTATTCAAGCAATTTCTCGTAAATACCTTCAGAACCTGCTGATTCTTTTTTTAAAGCGTTCAGCAGGTTATTTAATTTTGTCTGTTTTATTTGAATTATTTCGTTTAGATCATTATCGCCTAAACCTACCAATTTGCTTATTTGTTGCCTTAATTCCTTTATTTCAGCAGTTTCTTCTACTGTTCTGTCTATTTGGATCGATCCAAGATCCGCTATTGTCTCAGCCGTTACATAAAACTTACTCAAACTTACCTATTTAGACTTTTCTATAATAGATAACTTGTACTAGATGGGTAAAGCAAGCCACGTGAGCTTTCTCATTTAATCGTCTGAATTTGTGACCCTGGGAGGAGTTGAATTTGTTTTTATCCCTTACGGCTGCTGACATTGCTGCCAGTATTCGCATTTTAAACAAATCATCAGGTGTGGTTAGGTCTGTAGATCCTCCATCAAGGAACATTACGGTTACATTATGTTTCTGGAGTTCAAGGCTAGCTTGCTCCCATTGCAATGTGCTTCTGGTAAATCTGTCGAAACACGGGATAATTAGTTTTTTAATGGCTCCAGATTTGATTAGATCGAGAACCTTGTTATACCCCTTACGCTTATCGCTCGCTCCGCTTTCTATGTCCCAAAATATTTGATTATCATTAAGTCCCCAGCTTTTAAGTTGAGCTATATAGCGTTCAAGTCCATGACCTTCCTCAAACTGTTTTTGAGTAGAAACCCGACAATACCCCACGCAGTCACTATAATCTTTTAATCCAGTAACCATAGATAACGCAGCCTGATTAGTTTATTTTTGCCCATAGTATTATACATAACTGTATACAAACTGATAGACAAAAATTAAATAGAGTGCTTATATAGGTTTAAAGGCGTTGTCTCATGAATCCCGCGTTAAAAGTAGAATATAAAGAGGTAAAATAGATGATTCAGCAAACAGCTAAACCAACAAGTTTAGCCATTGAGGCACTAAAAAAGATGCTGTCTAAAGATAAGGAGACTCCTTTCAGTAATGCTCTGTGGGATATAATACACGATCCTCAGATCCCTAATGAACAGCCACAGGAGAGTGAGATATCAGCAAGGGAATACAGAGAAGCTAAATATATTTGGGATTTGGTGCGCGATCCAAGCGTGACAGAGTTGGATCAGTTTACCGCTCTAACCCTTGAAAAATATGAGAGAGCTAATTCTATTTGGGAGAGGAATAAAGGACAGTCTCGTAAAAATCGCAAACCTAGGATAAGGTTATCTCTTGACGACTTTCAAGCCATGCTGATCAATTTATACGGCTTTGAAATTATTAATCGTAGTGCCACTCACAGGTTGATACATACTGCCAATGTTAGCGGTATCGCTAAATCAGCTAAAAGTATTAATAGAGAAGGTTTAGCTGTTCTATCTAATTTTGCTAATAGAGAAAATTACCCTGATGCCGAGTTTCCGCCAGAGGATTACCCTACTAGCTTTGATGTTCTTTTAGCAATTGGTGAACAGACCATCCAAGATGTCTATGGTGAAGGTAATAATGAGGAAGAGGATGATAGCTATAATAATATTGCTGATGTCCGTTCCAATCTTCTACTAGGTCACGATGGTGAGCTAACTGAAGACAGACCTAACAACCTAAGAACTTTAATCCACCACTTTCTAGCTAAAAACGGTGATAGGGATTTACATCTAGATGGTCAATTAGCGATCACTCTTATAGACCTATTGTTTAAAACCAATCCCAAGGTTGATTTAACAGCTTTGTTAAAAATTCAAGCAATGCTTGGTATCCCTGCCGAGGCTTTCTTAGAAATGCTTCGCAGGGATATGGAGGATATGCAGCAGGGCTGACTATTTCCTCACCCAAGGGTGGTCAAGTTCCTTAATAGCCTCAGCTAAGGTTGTTAGTGTTTTCTCCTCCAACATTGATGATTTATCTGAGGTATTTTGTGTATATGATTTTTGCTTTATGGTCTTTGTAGTCATTTTCTTACTGGATTTATATTTGATAGCCCATAGACATTACTCTATGGTTTGGGAATGAATCGAGATATATCACATAAGTTCTTAACACAAATTAGCATATTTATAAGCTTAGGTGTGAGGTGTATCACCCCTTTTTGCCTTTGTGATTCTAGTCACAAGTATTAGAGCTTATAATCACTGCTAAATTGCTGTAAGCCTAATTTTTTCGTTACTGTATCAAGTCGTTAGCTGCTATATGTGAGGTCACTAAAAATTACTTCTCTTATCTTGTAAATTAAATATACCACTAATCTCAAATCTGTGTTTTAATATTTAAAGTGAAACAAACGAAACACAGATTTAAGATATGTCAACTAGCACAATAACCAATACACATGAGTATTTCGACTTAGTAAATCCCAGCTATATCAGTTGGGAATTTTACTCGCAATATATTGACAAGGAACCTCCGTTTGGTGACTTGGGGTTAATTGTTTACTTAAGAACCTATAGCCGCTTTGTAGAGGAGTTAAGTAGACGTGAGAAGTGGTGTGAGTGCTGCTTGCGTACAGTTGAGTATTCTGTCAGCTTAGATAATAAAAGCCCCGTAGAGTGGAAAAAAGCTGAAGCTGAGAAGCTGTTTGACATGATGTTCAATATGCGTGGTTTCCCCGCAGGTCGTACATTATGGATGGGTGATAAGAACAAAGCGATCGCGCAAACAGCCAATTTTAACTGCTCCTTTAGGGTTATAGACAGCATTTCAGCCTATTCTGAGATTATATATCTGCTGATGGTTGGTGCTGGCGCTGGCTTCTCTGTTCAAAACGAGTATGTCTCTAAGCTGCCAACGTTTAACACTGATTTCAAAGTTGACCATATTCCATTTGTGAAACAGTCCAAGGTGGCTAATCAGGATGATACAGTGCTGGAACTTGCTGATGATCATGATTGGGGTTACGTATGTAAGAAGACCTTCACTGAGCAAGACCTAATTAAGCCCGAAGGCTACTTTATTCCAACCATTTCTGACATCTCTTTATATACTGAAGCCAAAATCACAGTAGGTGATAGCCGTGTTGGTTGGAGCAACGCATTACGTCTATTTTTAGAACTACTGACTCATACTAATATTAAAAACATTTCAATCAATTACAACCTAATCCGTCCTAAAGGTGCGAGATTAAAAACTTTTGGTGGACGTGCCTCTGGTTATGCTCCTCTTAAGACGTTCTTCAGAAAAGCTGAATGGCTAATTAAGAACTGTGGTGGTAAATTTACCTCAGTAGTCGCTATGGATTTGGCTAACATAATCGCTGAAGTGGTTGTTGTAGCGGGTGTAAGAAGGTCGAGTGAGATAGGTATAGGTGATGCCTGGGATGTAGCTTTTAAGACAGCTAAGTATGACCTGTTTAGATACGATCCTGGGTTCACATCATCTGGTTTAGAACTCGTCTCAGACGACGGAAATATGAGTGCTGTTGAAGCCATAGCCGAAACGTATGAAGCTTTTAAATACCAGGTAACAATTGCTGATATCATTGCAGACGATGCTGAACATGGTGGTCTACTTCCAACACTCGCCAAAAGATTTGACTTATGGGATACGCAAGATCCTAAAAACGTTGAGGTTCAAAAGCTTGTAGATTCAGTTGACCCTAAATTCCGCTACCGTGAAAGCCGTGTAATGTCTAATAACTCCATTGGGCTGCAAACTAAGCCCAGTCGAGAAGAGTTGGAAACTTTAGTCACTTTCATTAAGAATAACGGTGAACCTGGGCTATTTAACTATGAAGCGGGACGCAAACGCAGGGCTGATTTCCAGGGATCGAACCCTTGTTTCACTGGCGATATGCGGTTGCTAACCTCAGATGGTTACAAGACTTTTTCTGATCTATCGGTGTCTGATGATATTGCTCTTGTAGATTATGTCGGACGCGTACGCAGGGGTAAGGTATGGAGCAACGGTATCAAACCATGTGTTGAGTTAAGGCTCTCTAATGATGTCAAGCTTAGATGCACAGCAGACCATAGATGGATGACTTCTCAGCAATCTAGTGTTCAAGCCTCGGAATTAAAAAATCAACAACTAATGCCTTTTATTTCCAAACCCTACCACGATAGTTCTTGGGTTAGGTATGGTTTCATTCAGGGTGATGGTAACACCAGCAGATTATTGAGCGAGACACATAAAGGGATTGAAGTTAATATCGGAGATAATGACACTGATATATACGGCTTGTTTTCTAGCGTTAGCTTCACTAAGAATAAATCAGGCAGAGTGATATATCTCAACGACTCTAAAGATATGGCTGTTATCAGCCGTATTGGTTATTCTACCAGCACTCTACCTGAGAGGGTTTTACCTCTTTGCTACTCTAGTCTAAATAAAGCGGAAAAAGCTGCTTTTCTATCTGGTTGCTATTCTGCTAATGGGTCTGTACTTGTGTCTGCTAGGCATGTTACCTACAAATCTACTTGTAGAGAATTATTAGAGCAGATTCAGGATAGCTTACTAGAAGACTTTAACATCAACAGCTACATCACCACTAATAAACCCAAGGATGTAGAGTTTGTCAATGGTTCTTATAAATGCAAGGAGAGTCACGACTTAAATATTGCCTCTTATGAGGATAGGCTAGCGTTCTACAATCAGATAGGTTTTGCTCAAACCTATAAGACAGAGCGACTGCTGCATGATCTTATCAACTCTTCTCCATTTGTAACATCTATCAAGAAAATACAACCTCAAGAAGTGTTTGATTTTAGTCTTGATTATGTACACCCTATAGATGGTGAGCTTGACACCCACTGGGGAGTAGTCGAGGGTCGTATAGCTCACAACTGCGGAGAAATCCTATTACGCAATAAGGCTGTGTGCAACCTCACAGAAGGAAATTTGAGAGCATACGTCAGACCGGATAAATCTTTTGACTTCCTCACATTTGAATCTGACCTACGCTTACTCACTCGTATCGGTAGCCGTGTGACACTAGTTAAAATGTGGCATCCAGATTGGGACACAGTTCAAAGTGAAGACCGCTTACTTGGTGTTTCATTGACTGGACAGTGTGACGCTTGGCTTGCAATGGGTAATCCTTCTGACACAGTTAAAAATGAGATTCTAGCTTTTGCCAAGAGAATAGTTAGAGATGAGGAAGAAAAGTACCACAGCTTCTTAGGTATCCCGCGCTCAAAACTCACCACTACTGGCAAACCAAGCGGAACGATCGCCCAGTTGCCAACAGTATCAAGTGGTTGTCATCAGCCTTACGCACCTTACTACTTTCGTAACGTCAGAATTAGCAGCACTGACCCGTTGGCTAGAGTTTTACGTGAGGCTGGTGTACCAGTAGCGCCTAATGGTAATAAAGGCACTTTGGAAGAGGCAGATACTTGGGTGTTTACATTCCCAATCAAGACTAATGCTCAGATTAAGTCAGTTGACGAGCCTGTACTTGAGCAATTAGAGCGCTACAAGAACCTGATGCAGCATTACGTTGAACATAACCAATCAGTTACTATCAGTGTCGCGCCAGATGAATGGGATTTAGTGGTTAACTGGCTTGATGAGAACTGGGATAACTTTGTTGGTATCAGTTTCTTACCTAAGTTTGATTCAACTATTGGTGAAGACGGTAGCTTCCCTCAAATGCCCTACGTCACAGCTAATGAGGAAAGATACAACGAGATGCTCCCTAAATTCCCACGACTACAGGAAGACCAACTGATTGAGATGATTGCACAGTATGAGAAATCCCAAGAAGAATATACTCTTGAAGATAGCTGCTCTACGGGTGCTTGTCCTGTTCGGTAATTAATTTATGGGGAGACTTTAAAACCTCCCCAACTGACTCCACAGGTACGATCGCTTCTCACCACGTCCGCAATTGAGGGAATAAAATGTTTCAGTCCTTCTCGCTCGAACATTTGGTAGAACTAGCCACATTTTACCAACTCGCGCTACCTCTTATTTACCTAAAAAACAGATCGCAGCTAATACGTGAAATAGAGAATTATTATAAGGTGTTTGATTATGCCAAAAGATAAATTTAAAACGGGTTCCCATTACTCCCACAGGTAATTACCTCCAGAAATTACGCCGCCGAAAAAGTTTAAAGGCTTTGTGATCACAGCAGACTTTGCTAGTAAATTGGCTGAAAATAAGCAACTGATTACGCATTGTCAACCCGTAGCAGATAAGCCATTCACCGGAGTGGTTGCTGAGTTTGTGTTTGGCTCTGATGTCGTGATATTACCTAATACCGAGTTCAAACCAGATCCAGTAAATGAACTTTACCAACTAACTAATTCAGCTAATACTGATCCAGAACCCAACACTAGTGTGCTATCCGAAGTTGATCTTAGATTTATCAATAGTGGTTGCTTTTCTGAATATTTAGACTAAGTAACAATCTCCAATTACTAGAGGATTATAATCATGACAGTAGAAAGAATCAGTCAGAAACGCGCATTTGGTCACGGTGACTCAGGTAAATCCAACTTACTCAATAACGAGCGCATTTACAAGGATGACGACGCTTGTAAAATCAATAGTGCTATAGAACATCTGAATAATCATATTCGCCTATTTTACAGCCGCTACAGTGTGAAATGTGTAGAGTTAAATGCTGTATTAAGTTGGCTCAAAGATAATATCTATCAAATAGGGGGTTTTGCCTTCTATAAGGGCAATACACATGAGAACCAATCACTTCCTGTTACGGTTTTGGAGTATTTAGAGCGCGCAACTGAGAAGTTTCACGAAGATCCCCAGATTGGTATAGCGTCTGATTTTGTTGGACATACTTTAGAGAAATATATTTTACTCGATACCATAAGAGTAGCCATCCGTGACTTAGAAATTACATGGGTAAGCTGGAAAGGTCACAGAATGGTTAATGAATATATCATTGACGAGGTGTTGGTAGAAGACCCAGTTAAAGCTCAACAAATAGCGATCGCTCGTCGCAACTATTCCCAATACTTGAATCGTCTTAGTTTATTTCTCTGGTTAGCTACCCGTCAGGAGTGCTACTTGTGCGGTGATTATGCTACTCAGGAATATTGGGATCGTGAGAGTAACGGCGAGAGTAAACCCCACGCTGCTTTGAATACTTTTATGGCTGCTGAGTAAGTAGTAATTACATCCAATTAAAAACCACCTGATTTGATCAAATCAGGTGGTTCATTTGTTTTATACCTTATCTACACTTTAAGCAGTAACTCTAATTAAACCAGACTTATCTACCCACCAGCCTGGGACTTGGTAATCAATTGGTGCGCCTGGTTTATAGGTATTCTTAATTTTAGTGGGCGCTGACTTCCCTGCTGATATTTCTGGATGTAGTTTTCTAAATAGCTTGTCTGTCTCACAGAAAGTATTTTGAATATCCGCCACATTCAGAGGAATATTTAAACCATCTGCTTTAGCATAAGGATATTCCGACAAGTTAACCCATTCTAAAGCTGTTTTCGGTGCATATTCAGCATAGTCGAAGCTTACTTTACCCCCTGCGCGATGTATTAGCCCTAGCTTGAATGCTCCACGAACAGCACCAACACCTAAAGCATATAAGGGTTGAGTATCTTTAAAGCTTTCATGCCACAGCAGATCAAACACTACCTGACTGGCTAGAAAATCCCCAATTCCCTGTATTTTGGTTAGCTGCTCAAATAGCTGTGATCCTGACCTAATATTGAGTAGTTCACCATCTATATCAAGATTTAGAGATTTAGTTAAAGCTACAGTTCTTTCAGCTATAGCCTTGGCTTTTGGCTCTCCTGGATTACCCGGAGGAACCATGTAGGCTGTAGTGTATAGCTTACCTTCACCGGAATATTCACTAATCAACTGTGTAAATTGCTCAGGATTGAAAGTCTTTGTTTCAGGAAAATAATCTCTACTTTTAAGATATTCCCAGAAATGTATTGTTTTAAAGTGGTCAAATATAAACACTCTAAACAGTAGTTCTTCAGGTAATTGAGATCCTTTGTACATCACCTCTTTAAGCTGATACTGTGATGTACGATCATAAATTCTCTGAATATTCGTGTATTTTGCAGTTCCTAGTTTTGGCTCTCTGTATAGAGTATCGCTCAATTTCTTGAGGAAAGCTGATTGCCGTAAACTCACAAAGTCTGTGTAATCCTTTGTTAATTCTGTTTTAGTCATATCCCTAATTTTAATGAGATTAAGAAACCTCTAGATACTCTAATCTGGAGATTGCCGTTTCTTATTCACTTGCTACCTACCCGATGCCCTACCTTTGCTTTTATCGTCATCCTCTTCATCGTCGCCAATATTGTTCACAAAGTCTAAACTTAGCATATACCTAACCTCATCAAAAATATCAATCTTGCAGAAACGAAACAAGTAAAAGCTACTAGACACAGCAGAATCAGCATTAAATCTCTAATGCTACCTATGTTATTGGTTTGTTGCATAATCTTGTCTACCTTGTTTCATCTATATTACTTTTACTGATGTGAAATGTCAAATATTTTAGTAATACTGCTATAGCAGTGTGCATAACTGCATGGTTATATATCTATCAAATAATGTATGATGAAAAAGGTATACATTATTTTATGAAGATGACTACAAAAGTAACATTACGTGGGCGTGAGTATCAGGCAGAACACCTAACAGACATTAACATTCTGCCTATTTTAAATTTGTTCGTTGGCTCCAATGGTCGAGAACTACCTTATGTCGGTCTTGACATCTCTAAGTTAAGTCAGGAAATGAAAGCTGCTATCTCCAAACCAATCATGGATAAGCTGAGTAAGGCATCAGTGTTGGATGACCTAGCACGATCACTTACCGCGATTTTCCCTACACTCCCCCCCGATCTAGTAGCGTACAGCCGGGATAGTTTTACTTTTAATCTTGAGATTAGTGAACTTCGTGATATTGCTTTAGCAGTTGGTGCAGCAATTAACGAGAAAAACAAAGACACCACAGTTACACCAGTATCAGAAACGGTGACGGCTGAAACACTTACTCAAACCTCGACCGCAACCTATACTCAGCAAGATATTGATGAAAAGCAGGTTAGATTGGTTGATATAGAACAAGAGTTGACTATATTGCGAGGATTACCAGATTTCCCTGGACGTAATAGCAGAATTGATAACCTGTCTGAGGAAGAGTTATCCCTGTCAGCATGGCTTGGCAACGCTCAGAAAGTAGTGTAACTACAGACACAAAAAACCCACCAGACAGCTAGGTGGGTTTAAGTATAAATTGATAGCGGAGTAAGTAAAAGCTAACATATATATATATAGACGCTCTATTGGACTAATTACCATTGCGGTTAAAACCTCTTGCGTCGCTTCCCTCTCAATATTAGAGTGATTGAGTTTACTACTTATCAGGTGTTCTTATGACTATCTCCACTATTGATAACGCGCTCCGTATAATTAGCAATAAAACGGCTGCTGCAGCATTAGAAGTTAATAAAGCTTTTAATCAATTTCCTGAAAATTTACAATTATCTTTAGATTATAGTAATAATTCTGATACAGAATCGGCTGAGACATTAGAGCAATCGGCGGGTACACAGCAACCTATTGAAAATAGTCTATTAACTTCTAATCCTTTAGCGCAAATTGATTCTACTGAAACCCTACAACCTGACCAGATACAGTCTGAAACTGTTATCTCCCCTGAAACGCATCTGTTAAAAGATGCTAATAAGGTGCTGGTAGATTATTCTAGAAGCTCAGACAACGCTAAGCCTGACAAACCAGAACAGCTAGTCCAATCTAAGCAAGGTGAGGCAGTTAATGTATCACTATTCAGTCAGCCGGAACAGTACGAGCTAGCTGCAGAAAAATTGCAACCAACAGCAAATCCTTTACAAGTAGATATAACTGTTAACCCCATCAAGTCTGAACAGAAGTTGGATTCTGTAGCTCTAAGTAATGGCTCATTTACCGTTGAACAACTAAGAAATTCTAACCCAACTGAGCGATCACTAGAAAATAAAGAAAATTCTCCAAAAGTTGATCAAAACCTATATCAGACTGCTAGTAACCCATCTGATGACGAGGCTCTAACTTTACCTGAAAATCTGGATGTAATTATCACTAATGGTGCTGATTTAGATACTAAATCTGACGACGTAATAAAAGCAGATAATCAGAAGGGCTATACACCAAATATTTCTCAACCTGGGGACAGTGCTTTACCAATAGTAACCAGCACTAATAGTGTCACAGTAAATCAGGACGCTATAGATATCACTACAGTGGGGAAAGCAGGAGGTCTAGAGCCGCATCAACTTACTGCTAATACCTTTACAGACTCATTATTACTATCCGAACCCGCAGATTTGAGCAGCAGCACTATTATAGCCGCAACTGATAAAGTACCCAACCAAAACATAGCTTTAACCGCAACTAACCCGGCAAACGAACAGGCGGAAACCATCAGTGTATTAGGTGATGCAACTAAGGTAAACCCTGCAAACCTATCTGAAAATGTAGCCCAGATAACGACCATAGATAATTCAGGAAACATATCAAATCAGATTACTAACCAGGCTGCAAGCGATCGTACCACTAAGAATGATGCATCTGACATTAGCACTATAGGTATAGATGTAGACGAAACAGTCAAAAGCAACCTTAATGGTACTGATATAATATCCCTGACTCCTAATAGCCGTGGCGGTGGTGTTACTGGCGGCGATCAACCTATATCTGAAGTACAATCTGGTACTCTTATTAAGTCCGATAATTCAGAGGAATCAGTTGAGAAAGTACAGGGGGTGTCAACTCCTGGTGCGCTTGCTGCTAACTTAGATGTAACACAGGAGAATCTAAACCTTTCACAGGATCTCAATAAACAAGTTGATACCACAAGCAGCCGTGAGAAGTCTACAAATTTAGACGTTGGGCTAGTGACATCAGCTTCGCCACAGTTAGTTACAAGTGCAGATGTTACGCAGTTAGTCGCCACAACCCAAGAGGCTACAGACAAGGGGGGCGCACAGCCTGATCAGTTAAATTACTATTGGACTACTACCAATGTTGATGTAAAACAGCAGGGTAGTCAACCATCTCCAATCAGAAGCTCTCCTTTACCTACGGATAGTTCATCTCTAAGTCCCAACCCATATCTAGCGCCTGGATTCGCAATTGATGGTATAGATTACACTACTACTACTGACCAGTTGGGTGCGGTAGAGCAGCCTGATCAAACCTATGTAGGTAGTCCTACTATATACAACCAGACTGAGCGTGCCATTAATGAAGACAGCACAGCACTCAATAATCGAGAGATATCTACTTATGAAGATAACAAATCTGTAGAAAGGCAAAAACTTGATACAGGGTTGGGTGCTGAGTCATTTAGTGCTGAAAATAGCAGCAACACACAGTCATTCACAGATGACGCAGTGCTAGTTAGGGGTACAGTTATTATTCCCGGTAGTGACCTAAACGCTGCAGCTAATACGTATTTTGGTGCATCACAAACATCTGAATCTACATCACAATCTCTGACCACAGACGCTACTATCAAACAGTCAAAAACCGCAGATGACCTCACACCTGCAAGTAACTTAGGCAGCTTTAACACAGCAGCAGGTGATAGCACTGAAGGTTTAGTAAATACTCTACTTACAACCAGCCAGTCTGAGAATTATACTACATCTCAGAAATTAACAAGTGACTCAGGTATAAGTAGTAGTTCTGACGATCAGATGTTAACCAGCACAGATACTAATAGCTCAAGCACAGTTTCAACATCACTTGCGACCAGCCAAATAGTTACTGACGGTGCTGGTACTGATTACTTCCCTAATCTCTCACCAAGCGATCAAGCTGGTGTTAGTAATGTTGAGCAGGTTAACCTCTCTCAAATAGTGGCTGAAGTAGCTAGTGTCTCTCTTCCTAATACCACACCTAATATTGGTGAAAGTAATAGCCCAGATTATAAAACAACTTTACCTGGGCTGACTAAGATATCTAATCAGTTCGGTCAAGAGGTTTATAACACTACGCCCTTATTTAGTGACCTAAGCACATCAGATTTTCTACAGACCAGAGGGTATGCTTTTGGTGGTAAAGTTCTACCACCAATTTCTAACTCTGGGAGTAAACCTGTTGCTCCCAGTGATACTGTTCCAGCAATGCTTACCCCTGGTGAGTTTGTGGTTAATGCTAAGGATGCACAGAAAAACTTACCACTGCTGCAACTACTCAATGAAGGTAAAAGCGTTGAAGAAGTCGTAGGTGCTGAAGAAAGGACTAAGGTAAGTCAGTCTAAGCCTGATACATCTCGCGTTCTCAAACCTACAGATTCAGCGTTCTCAGCCGAGTCTGTAAAAGTCCCTGTAATGTTGACTCCTGGTGAGTTCGTAATTAACTCAGAAGCAACACAGGAAAACTTAAACCTTTTACAGAATCTTAATAAAGGTAGTGATGTCACAAACAACAGTGAACAACTTACCAATTTAGAAGTCGGAAAAGCGATCGCTCCACCGCAACCCACAGTAAGTAGAGAAACTGTACAGCAACCAACTACAGGTGAGAAAACATTACAACTTGACTCAGCAAAGACTAAGGAAACCGTTAGTACATCTAAACCACAAGAAAACCAACCCAAGTCAGTTGACATCGCCACACTGCCTGTAGACAACGCAGCTTTAAATTCTGACCCCAACCAAGTACAGGGCTATGCTTCTGGTGGTTTAGTTACTCCCTCGTCTGGTGGTACAGGTTCACCACCTCCTCCCCCACCTCCCACTACTGGTGGAACCCCTAGTCAACCTGGAGGCTTTGATCCACAGCAGATTCTTAGATTAGCTCAATTTACAAAACAGGCTTACGCTGAAGCAGAAGCTTTAACTAGAGCATTGGGTGTACAGGCTAATACTGTGCAAAAAGCTCTTATAGCTATGAAAGCCTTGACTGCTGCTGGGGCTGATTACACTACTCAAGTAGATTTTTTGCGTAAGGCTCTAGGTATTACGCAATCACAGTTTGATACACTAACAGCTAAACAGGAAGAGTACGCAGAAGCGCAGAAACAGGTTGAACTAAACTCTCCACAAAGAGCCAGTAAAGTAGCATCATTGGCAAAGTCCACTGGTCAGACTTTTCAAGAGGCAGATGATCTTAGTGTTGATTTACAACTACCACCAGAAGTAATTGAAAAAGCAGTCCAATCTGTCGATAAACTGAAAAAGTCAGGGGCTGACGTTAACGAACAATTCCAGCTTCTCAATGATACTCTTGGGATTAATTTATCTCAGTTCGAGGAGATAGATAGAGTTCAGACTGAGGCTGAATTTAGGAGAATACAATCTGCTGAGGCTATAAAAAGAGCTAAAGAAGCTGCCCTAGCCATTGCCAAGGAAGAACAGGAACTTGCCAGAAGACCAGCACAAACGCTTAAACTTGCACAGGCGACCAAGCAGCCGTTCCAAGAAGCTGAACGATTTTCTCAGTCAGTCGGGTTGAATCCAGCTACTATCCTTGAAGCCTTAAATGCAATAAAGCAGTTACAACAGGCTGGGGCTAGTTTAATTGAGCAACAATCATTCTTAAATACTACTCTTGGGATAACAGACACACAATTCCAAGAGTTAATTGCTACCCAAGGCAGTTACACCGAAGATCAGAGAGCATTAGCAGAACAGACAGCTAGTGACGCACAAGCGATCGCCCAACAGCAGCAAGCCGAAAAAGAACGAATAAATGCTGCTAAAGCAGCACAACAAAAGAATAGCGCAACTATATCACTAGCATCTTCCACAGGTTTAACTTTTGATGAAGCTGCACAGAAATCGCAGTCTATTGGACTAGATCCAGCAGCAATACAGCAAGGTTTGGCAGTTATAGATCAGTTGAATGCTGTGAATGCTGACGCTGCTACCCAATATCAGGTATTAAGCTCTAGTATTGACCTAACAGAAGACCAGTTTGCAGAATTGCAACAGCTTCAACAGGAATTAGCATCTCAGTCATCTGGTGATGGTGGTGGGTTCCTTGGTAGCCTAAGAGATAATGCTAAGGGTGTCTTTGATGGCGTATCTAAAATAGGGTTTGCTTTTCAGGGTGTTCAAGCAATAGTTGCAACGTTCAGAGCGCAATTATCCGGTGCTTATGATAAGTTAGTTCAGCAAAATGTCACTTTACAAGAGCAGTTACTAGGTACACAAGCGAGTTTAGCCGCTACTAACAAAGTAATTGCTAACGGTCTAGAAATTAAAGATCCAACCAAAGCAATCCAAGCATTAGAAAAGCCGCTTGCAGATGCGATCGCTCGTCTTCGAGAATCTTCACTCGACCTTGTAGGCGTTACTAGTGCGGATTTAATACCTATATTTCAGTTCATCGCTCAAGAATCAGCAAATATAGGGGCTAGTCTAAGTGATAGTTCTGACTTAACAGTGTCCTTTGCTGCTGCGATGGGTACTCTTAAAATACCACTTTTTCAGGCACAGCAGGAGATTTTAAGTATTCTCCAGGGTCAGATCAGCATGGACTCTCAGTTAGCCAAGAATATTGGCTTGAACAATGAGATGGTGAACAAGTGGAAAGCTCAGGGTGTGCTGGTTGAGAGGTTAAATGAGCGGTTAGCAGCGTTCGCATCTGGTAATAAATTAGCAGCGCAAACTATTGATGGTATTGGCTCCAACATTCAGGAAATTCTAGATGAGGTTACAAGATTAGCGGGTGAACCGTTACTAGACCCAATAGTTAAGCAGTTGGGTTTACTCTATGATTTCCTCAAAGATAATAAGGAGGAACTGGCGGCTGTAATCAGTGACGCTATTAACTTTTTCCTTACAGTTGGAGATAGTCTAGCCTTAGTAATCGAAGGATTAAAACCTGTATTTGAGTCATTAGCGTCAATTGGGTTAGATACTTTTTCTGCTGCTGGTCAGTTGGCAGCATCTGTAATCAACTCACTAATAGCTGTTTTAGTAGCTATGACACCTGTGCTTGCTTCACTGCTGGGGATCATTTTGCCAGTAATAGAAGCACTTGCAGAATTCGCAGCTACGGATGTAGGTCAGATACTTTTGCAGGTTGTTCTTTCAGTCACATTACTCAGTAACTCCCTAGTCGTCCTTAAAGTTACCTTAGTTGCTGCAAACGTAGTCCTTACACTCTTCACTACTGCTCTAGCAGCAAGTGGTGGTGGTTTGGTTGGCTTTCTTGTTGCTTTAACTAAAGTTTATCCTGGGTTAGTACTATTTACGGCTATGGTCGCTAAGGCGGGTGGTGGTATCGTTGGATTCACAGCAGCTTTAGGGGCATCCTTACTGCCGATAGTTGTTGCTGCTGCTCCGTTTGTCGGGCTTGCTATCGCCGTGGGTTCAGTTCTTGCCTTGATATCTGCTGGTATGGCGGAGGATAAGCAGAGAGCAATAAATGAGTATGGTAAACAGTTCAACACTGTAGCTGATAACGCGCTCAAGACTTCACAAGCACTTAAGAACCTCAACGATACAGAAAAGATAACTGGTAAACTGACTGAGGAAGAGACTAAGAAACGCGATCAACTAAGGAAAGTTGCTGGTAATCAAGTTGAGTTGATCAAGGCTCAGGTAGCTGAACTTAAAAAATTCAACCAAGCCAACCCCAATGATCAGACTAAGGTTCAGATATCTTTAGCCGAGCGTTATATAAAAATGCTCGAAAATCAGTCAGGTGCTACCAAAACCGCAGCTAGAGATGTTGAGGACTTGGGCAACACTTATGAGCAAATGGGTAACTTAGCACGAGATGCTCAAGCCAAACTTAATTACGACGGATTATCAAAAGCCCAGGCTGCAACCACGGCTGACTACCAAAAAGCGGCTGATGATCTACTTAAAATTACAACTAAAGCCTACGAATTGGGGCAGTTATCTGCTACAAACTCGGCTGAAATCGGCAAGCGATCATCGGAAATAGTGATCACCCGTCTAGAACAAATCCGAGATGATACAAAGCTGACATATGAGACACAACTCGCAGCACAGCAAGAGATTACCAAAGTCAGACAGATTGAGGTTGATAAGCAGGTAGCTGGTGTTGAGATACAACAGTCTAAAATTCAGTCTTTAATATCAGGTGAAGTTGTTTCTCAGCAAGAAGGTCAACGTAGAATTTCGCTTGAGAAGGAGAAGCAGCTAAATATCCAAACCGAAGCATTACGGAAGCAACTAACTGAGGAAATAGAATTGCGCCGTAGATTGGTAGAAGGTAACTCTCAGGAAACTAAAGAGAGTATTACACGTATTCAGTCTGAAATTGCAACCATAGAAGCCAAAGGGACTGACGATAAATTATCTGAGCAAGACAGGGCAAACAAACTGAGGTTACAGTCTGAACTTAACTATTTGCAAGAAGTAGCCAAGCAAAAGAGCTTAGTTGAGAATGTTGATAAAGAACTCATTGACAATGAGAAAAAACGTGCTGAAATCACCAAAAAAATACGGGATGATGAAGCCGCAGGTAAGAAAGCTAACCCGGATGACGTTTCTGAAGCTAGACGTTTACGGGCTGTAACCGATCAGTTAAATGCTAAAAAAGAATCAGCACAAGCCAGTCTGAAAGAGGAGACAAAATCACAGACTGACATTAAAAATAATATCTCCAAAAACGAAGCGGCTATTGCATCCGAACAGAAAGCGAGGCTAGATGCTAGTAGACAAGAACGCTTAAAAGACTATGATGAGCAGTTGCAAGAAACTGACTCACTTTACAGTCGTTATCTAATTACTCAGGAAGAATTTAATTTAAAATCCCGTGATTTAGCCGTTGCCAAAGCTAAGGATGAACTTAATCAACTGAGTGAACTAGCTAAAACCACCACAGACAAGGAAGGACTAGAAGTGATTGGTGCTAAACAGTCTGTTCTGTTCAAGGAGATAGAAGACATTGAGGAGAAATATTTAGCTGACAGGGCAAAAAACAAGCAAACGTTCCTTGATGTCGAACTTAAACAACTAGAGGCGAACTATGCTGAGGGTAATGTTTCTACAGCAGAGTATAATGATCAGTCTTTTGAGCTTGCCCGGGAAAGGACTACTAATGAAATAGCCGAGATTAATCGTATTCGGGCTTATACTAGGTCAGATGATGCAGTTAGGCTCGCTGAACTTGATGCAAGAGAAGCAGAGGTGCGATCACGGTTCCAGGCTAGTCAAGAAAAGCTTCGCCAAGAGCAAGTATCACAGCTAGAACTGGCTCAGAAGGAATCCTTGCAAGTAGTCAAAGAATCTGAGATCGAGCGCTTAACCACTATAAGTCAGTTGGAGTCAGACTTAGCCATTAAACGTGAGGAAGCTGACGTACTAAAAGGTGAGGCTGCAAGAGAGACGGCTGAGGCTGAAATCGAACTTGAGAAAGAGAAATTAGACCAGCTTGAGGCGCTACAACCTCTAGATAATGAGCAGATGGAGCGTGAGCGTTTACTCAACCTCGCTGGATTACGTTTATCTATTGCACAGCGTACTAAGTCATTAATTGATGATGAGGTGCAGCAGCGTGAACGTTTATATAACGTCATTGCTGACAGGCTAAGTAAAGAACAGAAGCAACTTCAGAATATTGCTACTGAAAAACAGCAAGCAATTCAAAAGGAGACACAGTTACAAAGCTTCCTTAAAACCTCGCTAGACCAGCAAAACCAGTTACTCAACGCTAGAAAGGACTTAGTTAGTAGTACCCAAAACTTCCTTACTGGTCAATTAAGTATCTTAAGTCAGACTACTAAGAATAGCCGTGAACAAAAAGCCATAGCGGAGGCTGAGGCTCAAATCAGATTAAACTCAGTTCAGTCCCAGTTTGAGACAGAAAGATTATTACTTGATCTTAAGATCCAGCAGCGCGATTTGGCTTTAGAACAGCAGAAGATACAACTAGAATCTCAAGCCATAGCCGCTCAAGCTGAGGGGAAACAAGCTGAGATAGAGTTGAGAAAACTGGAGGCTAGAAGGAAGCAAGGGCTGAGGGTAAGCGACGATGAGTTTGAAATTGCGAGATTAAATATTGAAGGTAATCAAATAAAACAATCGGGTATTGCACAACAACAAGTCGGACTGGAAAGACAGGGGCAAATTAACCAAGTTCTAGATCAACAAGAATTACTCAAGTTAAACCGTGAGGAGGTGCTGGCAAGTGACAAAGCTAGGTTAGATTTAGCTAATAACAGAGTTAGGCGATCTGATAGGCGGAGGGATATCCGTGAGTTGAGAGAGGATATTGGCGAAAGGTTGGATGTAGAGAACTTATCTGGTGAGGGTATCTCTAGAAAGAAAATTGTGGCATTAGGGAGGAATTTTGACCCCGGCAGATTGCAGTTGCCGAGGCTACTAGATGGTAATGGGACTAATCAGCAAGATACCGGGAGGAGGCAAGAGGTCAACAGGAGCTTAAGCTCTTTCGATTTACAAGAAAATAAGCCTCTAGAAGCTACCAGAGTTGTGGAGGTTGTTGTAGAGAAGTTAAATGTAGTTAGTGATAAGTCTCTAGAGTCTTCTAACAGACTAGAAGAAGCTAGCGACAACATAAAACAAGTAATTGAATCTTCATCATCTCTAAGTAGTGAGCAGCCTAAAATTAAATCGCAGTTAGTTAGTGAAGAAGATCCATTAGGTATTACACAGGCTCTGGGTAAGTTTGGTGACAGGGTAAAAAATTCCATAGAATCTATAGACTTAGGAGATGGACGTGGTGATATTGCTGAAATAAGTAGGGAAAGAGAATCACGGTTTATTACTTCTAGCGCTTACACAGAAGGTGACGAGAAGTTTAGAGACAGGTTGCAAGCTATGGTTAACTCCGGTGGCTATAGTGGTGAATCTCTACAGGAGTTACAGGCAACTTTGGATGAGGTGAATAAAAACATACAAGGTGGTATGCAAGGATCTAGTAAAGTAAAACCAAGGCTTAAACCAGTTATAACTAATACTTCTGACAGAACAATAGTTGACACTTCTGACAGAGGTAACAGTGACATCCCACCTTCTCAAAGCAGTAGACCTAGAAAGAGAGGTATTAATCAACTTCAACCTGACTCTACAGATCCTACAGTTACCAGAAGGAACAAGCCTAGAGAAATCTTCAACCCCGACAAAATACAACCAGTACCCAAGGATAAAGTACCAACAATAATCACGCCTAGCCAACGTGGAGATAGAATTACAACAAGGAATCCCGATGGTAGTGCGACACCTGCAACAATAACCCAAACTTACAATGTGTATTTCAGCAAGGATGACGCAGCTAGTGGTAAAGCTGCTGAAAACTTTACACAACAAGTTCGTAAGGAGTTGAAAGAAACTTTATTAATGGTAGGTAGAAAGTAGTTTTAAAGCTAATCTCGGTTATTATTAGTTAATAACCGAGATTATAATTTATGAAGCACCTTAACCCATCTCAAGACAGTATCATTCCTTATGGCTCTACCGGCAGTGATGAGATAGTAGAGATACAACAGCAACCCGTAGCGTCCGAGATTAGATACTATAGTGACTTTCTAGACTCTATTTGTCCCACTCCTGAACAGTTGGCAGATTACCTCACAGAACCTAACGAGCCAACATTCTTGGATAGGCTGGCGAATGCTTTGCGGTTAAGGCAGCAAGGTTAGAAACTTATGACACTTTTAGCTGATATTCAAGCTGCACAGGTTTGCTGGCAGTTCCCGCTAACCAGAAAAAGAATATTAATCAGAACACCTATTTCACTTGTTTCTCAGTTCAATCCGCAGTTGAAGGATCTACATCTATTCGATCCTAACAACTATGATGTAGATGACACCGACGCTTATGTTTACTTAGTCTTGATGCCCGGTTACAGCCCTTCCAATAACTTCCAAGCTGAACGTGGTTTTCAAACGCAATTCTCTAATAGGGCTGCTGTATATTCAACCCGTGAGCGTACCTTCGAGGCTACTGTAGCCCAACCGCAAGCATTTCTCTATTATATAGTGAACCGGCTAGTTGCTATAAGTGAAACGAGTGCTTTAGCTACCCACGCACCAATTAAAATTATTGATACTTGCCTACCTGAAGGTGCTGGTCTTGCGTCCAGTGTCACGATTCAGGGCGGTGATTTGGGGACTATCAGATATGGGCGAATAGATATCACTAAGGAGCCTGCTGCTGGTTTGATTTCCTTTGAAGGGTCTGATTACTGTGTGGGTTCTTGGTCATTTAAGTTTACAGAACTTGCTTTGAGGGTTTAGACATGGATGAATTAGAACCGATGTACGAGCTTCATTGGTTGTTTGTGTGCAGTGTTTTGGGTGTGTGAGGAGTGGTAGCTTTTAGCCGTGTACCTTAACTTCCTTTGGGAATATAAGATAAGTCATTTTCAACCCACTTAGAGGAGTTATGGCAACAGCAGTTCTTGAATAGTTGTAATGTATCTGGGCTTCAGTAGAGTTCATAGCTTTCAGACCTTCTATGAGGTGATCCAGGTCAAAAGTTAAAGTAACATCAGTACCACTAACCTGAGACTGTACTCTCTCACCATAAACTCTGCCATACTGTGCTGAGTCTTTGATTTTCAAGTCTAGCTCTTGATAAGTGTAGACTGTTCGTAGTTCTACTAGCTTACTACCCTTACCTGAAGTTTGAGATTTTAGCAGGTTGAGTTTATCTAGGAGCGGCTTACGATCAACAGCTAAGAAAATCTCAGTTCGCTTGGGCAATAATTTCCAGTATTGTGGGTATTCTTCTCTAATCGCACGACTGATGAGTTGGTTATCTCCCCAATCAAACGAGATGTTAAAACCATCGCACTTCACAATCACATCAACACCAGAGTTGATAGCTTTATCAGCTAAAAGTTTTCTCAACTCTTCTAAGGCTGTGGCAGGTACTAAGGCTTTAAATGGCGTGTTAGTACCGTAAAGGTTAAGGAAGCTTACAACGGATAACCTAGCCCCATCTGTAGCAGCTAATTCTAAGCTTTCTTCGGAGATAGTCAGCATAACACCAAGTAAAACTGTTTTGGTTTTGTCCTTACTCGCTGCAAAGGTTGTACACTGTAAGCCTTCCAATAGCTGCTGCTTGCTAAAAATAGCTGTTGAAGTATCACCAGTTGGTAAGGGTATCTCTGGGAAATCTTCAGAAGTTAGGCAATCAGTAATGCTGTAGCTACCTGATTCAGACTTTAAGACAACGCCATCTGGTTCTACGCTTTCAACTGTTATATCGCCTTTTAGTAAGGTAACAGCATCTAGTAATGGCTTTGCAGGGATTGTTATAGATCCCCCACGTAGCGCTTCAACTTTTAACTTAGTCGTAATGCTGGTGCTAAGGTCAAAACCAACCAGTGTTATTTCATTTGTAGTCTCATCTGCTTTAATGAGTATATGAGATAGGACTGGGAAGTGTGATCGTTTGTCAGTAGCTCTTTTTGCTATGGTTACTGCTTTTTTGAGTTCGGACTGTGTACAAGTGAATTTCATGGCGTTAAGATTAGTAGTGAATCGTTTCTAATGTAGCTGCTGAGTGGTGGAATAATTCAGCAGCTTTTTTTAAGTATTGGTGTTAGTACCAACCAGGAGTTAGCTGTGATTCTGGGCAAGAAGCTTCACCAGGAACTGTGTCAAAAAGTGTTGGCACGTAACCATCAGGTCTGACCAGTTTGTAGAAGATTTTGTCATATGTGATCAGCTTAGATTCAACTACAAATTTATTACCTTTGTGTGTTACTTTATCTCCTGGTTGGTACAGAGCAGAATCAAAATACTCAGAAGCTAGTCTAAAGTGCCTTATTGTTACTTCCTGATCAAGCTTTTGTTTACCTATCTTATAGTCGGACAAAATACGATCAAGTTCGGCTTGGTATTCTTCTTGTGTCATGGTGCTATTGTGGATATATAACTAATAAATTTGTGAGAGCTAATAGGTTTGTGCTTACACCTATTAGCTTTTTGATTGGTTATTTCCTGAGACCATCTCGGAAAGCCTGCCTTTCCTGCTTAATTTCCTTGCTAAATTGGTGCATTTCTTTCTGCATACGTGCCACCTCATCAGCCCCATAAAGGTCAATTAGCACATCTTTAAGTGGTCTTTCGACTCTCTTAAAGTACGGCTTCGGTAAACCTTCCTCTTTACCAATCCAGTCATCGCTATCACTTACAGGAACCCTTACAGGTTGAGACTTTTTATTTTTAACGTGTCTAGGCTTGCGTGTGGTCTGTTTAACCTGTTCTAAAGTTTCTAACGCTTGTGAGTCTAAGGCATACTCGTCCGAGGATTGTTTTAGGACTAGCCTCTCAGTCTTACTATCAGATACGCTACCGCCAAGACTTGCAACAATAGCGGCAATAGAGTCATTTATGCTGGGAGCTTCATCAAAGTTTGTAACCTCATCAGGTAGCTCTCTGTATTTGAGAATATTAGCGTCGCCTGCAAGGTCTCCTACAACATCCTGAACTAAGGTTTTGAAGTCAATGTCAAAGTGCGAGTATCTGGTGGCGATGGTAATGTTTTGCAGGTATGTTCTCTTAGCAATAGTGTAGAAAATCTTCCTGTAATCAGGGTCATCTGTGTGCCATACAAAAGCGTCTTTGTTACCAAAGCTTAAGTGAAGTAGGAGCATAGGAGCGCCGAAGGTTATCTTAACCTGTGACAGCGTTGCTATTGCATATTTAATTTCTTCCTCACCACCAGCATTGTCAACTACTTCTAGAATATTCTTTATTAGAGGTTCATCACGGATATAGATGGCTTCATTTTCACTTGGCGACCCCCACTTGTAGCCTGAATAACCAGGAAAAAGAGACATAACAGGTTTAGGGTTCCTGGTCGGTATCATTCTCTGCAATAGATATTTTTCAGCGTCGTTTACTTCTTTTGGTTTTCTACCCATTGTTTTTATCTCCTTGTTGTTCTGCTATCTTCTGATCCATGAAAGTAGTAATAGCCTCAATAGCTGCGGCTTGCCACACTGTGTAGCCTGTAACTTGGCATAATCTACGTTTTAACTGTTCTGGAAGCTGTAGAGCGTGTATCTGGTCAAACTCACCTGCTTTTATAGTCTCTATATCGTACTTACAGAGAATAGATAAAGCAGCGTGGACTGTTTTAGATTTGGTGTTTTCCTTAAGCAAGGGCTGCAAGTAGTCAACCATATCAATATCAACGTCTACACAAACTTTAGTTGCTTTTCGCATCTCACATCTGTATCAACTGTTTTAACTATATCCTAATTTTAGGGGAATAACAAGTTTTTTCAGGATAAATATTCCACTTGTTTTACTATGTAACCTAGACTACCTTTAAGTACAACTGTATAAACTGCTCTAAGCACCCTGAAAAAAAATAGATTCAGGGTAATTTTTTAAGAAAACAACCCTTTTTCCCAATCTGTACTGACGGTTTTCAGGGTACTAAAATTATACTGTAGTCTAATAAGTAAATAGCTGAAACAGTTACTATATAAAAATTATAGCGATTTTGATCAGAGCTAAAAATGATCATAGTGTTCCATATTCTTGAAGATCCTTATTTTTATCTAAAAATATGACACACCAAACATTGATGGTTAAGGCTTTCATCTATTTCAAACCATTGCTAAATAAGGGATAGTAATAATTTTGGTGGTTTAATCAAAATACTTAGATAATTTAAGTATGGTTGTATTTGGATTAACTAAGTAGTAATTTAACGAGGGTAAACCAGTTTATTCCACACCAGCGTCGAAAATGGCAGGGACGATCGCTCTAAACCCTAAAAATTTGCATAACAAATGTCTGAACATTTAAGGCTAAAAATAAATTAGACCTTCTTAATGTCCTGTTTTTAATATTCTATTAGCTGAATCGTTCCCTGTGATTGTCAGATAGCCCAATCACTAG